ATGAAAATAAATTACTTATTTGATATAGACGGAACCTTGACTCCCCCTCGAAGTAAAATGACTAGTGAGTTTTCTTTCTTTTTTTTAAATTGGATGACAGGCAGAAACATTTACTTGGTGACGGGTAGCGATAGGGAAAAAATTATACAACAAGTTCCAAACAGTATATTAGTTAGGTGCAAGGGTGTTTTTTCATCTATGGCTAACGAATTCAGAAGTGAGGATCAGTTGATTTATAGTAATGATTGGAATCCTTCCCCTAAGTTAATTAAAGACTTAACAATGATTCGTGCAAGCTCAAACTATGATCTGAAAAAAGAGAATTACATAGAGTACAGGAAGGGCATGGTTAATTTTTCGGTAGCCGGTAGAGAATCTACCATAAAACAAAGGCGGAGATATTCGGCTTGGGATAAAGAGAATAATGAAAGAGAAGGTATCGTAAAAACCTTAAGAGCTAAATATAAAAGGCTTGAATTTTGTCTAGGCGGAGAAATAAGCATAGATATACAGCCGAAAGGCAAGAATAAGTCTCAAGCGAGCAAATGGATTCGTAAATATGAAGGTGGAAAAATAGTATTTTTTGGAGATAAATGCATGGAAGGCGGGAATGATTATGATATTGTTGAAGATATCAAAAAAAACAAGAAGGACAAGTATTTTCAGGTTGACAATTTTTTAACTACCCGTAAACTATTAGAAGCGGATGAAGAATAAGCAACAAGCTTTAGCTCTGTTGGAAGATTTAATAGAGGCTTCTTCTAATATAGATGAATTACATAAGAAAAAATCTATACAGGAAGGCAAAGCGGTAAGAGCGGTGGGCGAGAGTTGGCTGTTGTTCCATTTAAGAGTGTTGCGCGACTTAATTAACGAGGAAGAAGCTCATGGACAAAAAGAAACTAAAAACTAAAGACGGTAGCGAATTCACTGTTTTTTATTTAAAAACAGAGCCCAAATGGGGAAAAGATAAATTCGGACACAATGCCGATGAGAACAAATACTATTTAACGCCCGAAGAGGCGGAACCTATAGTGCAAGATAATTACGCTTCTTGGGAAATAAAAGAGGCAGGGCTGTGGGACATTTACGGTCACCTTTATAAAGACCAAGAAAAGTCTTTAGAGGGTGACTTTTTTGACTTTCCTTTCCCCTCTTTTGGTTTACCTTTCTCCAAGAAAGAAGAAGTCGTGATAGACGATAGAATAGAGTCGGATGCAGTTTTAACCCCTTTAAAGGGCTGTGTATATAGATATTCACAAGATATGCGTCTTTATAGGTACGTCTCAGAAAAAATGGTAGATCAGGAGCCCCTTTGGGAGCTTGCAGATAACAAGAAGAATATTTACCTTGTGCCAGCGGAAGATTGCTATCTTTATGCCGTTAACCAAAACGAGCTAGATGAATTTTTGAGAAAGGAGACTGGCTGACATGGCTTTTTTAGATGTTAATAACCTACTCTCTACGCCCAAGTGGCGACATATTAGCGGTCAAGGAATGTGTCACAGACCTCACAAAAGGCTTATTTTGCAAAGTTTAGTTTCCGTTTTAGAGTCTCATGTAGAAGGGGATATAGTCGAGTTAGGTTGTCACGAGGGCGGACTAAGCAAATATCTCAAACTCGTATTAGATTTATACGACGTGTACCCGCATCGTAAGAAGCTTTATCTTTATGATAGCTTTGAAGGACTCCCAACCAGTCGCCGTGCTCACGAAGCGGGATGGGAGGGGATGGAGACAACAGTAGAGGAAGTCCTCCTATCTTTTGAAATTAATAATATCTCCCCCCCATATAAAATACATAAAGGTTGGTTCAAAGAACTTAAACCGGAGGACTTGCCCGAAAAAATCGCTTTCGCTTTTTATGATGGTGATTTATATGAGAGTATTTACGATAGCTTTGAAAAGACTTACCACTTGGTTTCCGAAGGGGGTACGATAGTAATTCACGATTACGGAGACCCTAGGTTTAAAGGGGTCGAAGAGGCTTGTCTCGATTTTTTAGGGGACAAAGCCCAAGATATTGTAATGTCCGATGAGTCAGCCGAATGCCGGTTCGTAGGAGTTTTACAAAAAAAATAATATAATGAAAAATAAAAAATACAACATTGATCATAAGAATAATAAATTCGATGATAATCGCTTATCGAACCTTAAACTTATTAAGATTGAACCAAATAAACCAAAGAAGCCTTTAAAATGAAAAAATCCTTATATAAAGCCTTAGAATCCAGATACAAAGCCGAACTGCATGAAGCAGAAGCCACCCTTGAGGTATATTTCAACAATGCCGTTGGAATTGGCGAACATCCTCAAATGGTAGAAGAAATGGCAAAACAGTTAGAGAAAATGTCCAACGCGGAAGACTGTTTACTGACCTTGGAAGAAAACTTCAAAGAGGAGGAAGAGTACAGGTGTAAGCCTTTATGAAATGCCGTTGTCTCACAAGGAATTTATTGAAGCTTTAACAGAGATAGAACAGGAATACATAAAATTAAGAAGTAGTGACTCTTCACACGAAAGAAGAACAGCCCAATTAGCTTTGCTTGTTTTAAATAGACTGAAGAGAAGAATAACAAAGAAGATAATTGAGAAACATGGAAATCAAACTAAAACATAAAGACGGCAGATCAATGCCTCTCGAAAGAGCTTTGAGAATTCTTAAGAAGAAGCTTGATAAAGAGGGCACTATTAAAGAGGTTAGAAAACGTAGATTTTACGAGAAGAAAAGCGTTAAAAAATACAGGAAAAAGAAAAACGCTAAATATGCCGCTAAGATGCAAGCTAAAGAAAACGAACTTTGGCGTTGACTTTGTTTTAACCTTCATGTAATATAAATACATGGAGAACAAAAATGTTTTAGATAAGACTCGTACCTATTTAGTGGGACATATGCAATACTCCGATGGTAGAGATTGGAGAGAGCATGTCGAAAAAGAGTTAGAGTCTTTAAACATCACAGTCTTTAATCCTTATAAAAAACCTTTCGTAAAGGATGTCAATGAAGACGAAACTGCTCGAACAAGAATGTCGGAAGACATGGTTAATGGTTACTACAGTGATGTAGCCGAAAGGATGAGCACGGTTCGTAGTTACGATCTTAACCTAGTAGATAGATCTGATTTTATTATAGCTCATTTACTTCCAGATGTTGCAAGCTGGGGCAGCGCAGAAGAAATTGTTACCGCAGTAAGAATGAAGAAACCTATATTCATTTCAATGGAAGGCGGAAAATCCCAAACACCTCTTTGGATTATGGGTATGCTTCCGCATCATTATATTTATGATAGTGTTGATGATGTTTTATCAATGATTCACCAAATAAACGACGGAAATAAAGCTATTGATAGCGATAGGTGGAGGCTTTTAAGAAAGGAGTTACGATAATCTATGTTACCCGATTGGCTATATAAAATAGAGAGGAAGTTAGATGATTGTAATCATATCATGGAGCTAGGTAGAACCTGTTTAGCTCTTTGCACTTTAGTGCTTCAAGTTGTAATACTGTTAAAATTATTTAATGTGATTTGATGAAAACGGGTTTCGTAGCTAGTTGTTTTGATATGCTTCATGCGGGACATTGTCTTATGTTAAAAGACGCGTCTTTTCAATGTGATCATTTAGTAGCAGCACTTCAGACAGATCCGACAATAGATCGTCCGGAAAAAAATAGGCCAATACAGTCTTTCCCAGAAAGAATGCTTCAGCTTGAAGCCGTCCGTTATATTGATGAAATTGTTGTTTACAATACTGAAGAAGAATTAGTTGAGTGGCTAAAAGTGATTAAGCCAGATGTCCGTATTCTGGGTAGTGACTACAAAGATAAGTTTTATTATACGGGCAAAGATTTAGAAGAGCACTTAGGTATAGAGATATATTTTCATGATAGAAATTATCATTGGTCTACCAGCGAGTTAAGGGAAAGGGTATTAAAGTGAGAATTGAGCCTGAAATGAAGTTAGATTATAAGGACGTTCTTTTGCGTCCTAAGCGTTCAGAGTTAACGTCTCGTAAGGACGTTAATTTGATGCGTGAGTTTACCTTTAAGAACGCTGGAGGGGAAGGGTCAGACCCTAAAGCGTATAGCTGGAAGGGCATCCCTATTGTGGCGGCAAATATGGATACCGTGGGGACTTTTGAAACGGCCAAGGCTCTTGCCCAACATCATATGTTGACTTGTATCAGTAAGCATAGTGATGTAGATAGGTGGATTCATAAGCTGTGTGGCTATGGGGTTTACAAAACCAAAGAGCAAAAGAAAGCTAATGAAGGAAGCTGGAAATATGAACGAGGAGCAAAGGATTGGCAAAGCAGAATTTATGACCATATTTGTCCTTCTATCGGTATTAAATATGATCCAAATAAAATGGATGATATAGATTATTTAAACAGTATTCAGTGGAACTTTTATCATAATAGGTTCGTATGTATTGATGCAGCGAATGGATATACATCAAGGTTTTGTGATTTTATTAAACGAGTCAGAGAAGAACACCCCGCTCTTATTATCATAGCGGGAAATGTTGTCACTGGCGAAATGACAGAGGAGATATTATTAAGTGGAGCAGATATTGTTAAAGTGGGTATTGGCGGCGGGTCTGTTTGCACTACTCGTATACAAACTGGTGTGGGTTATCCTCAACTCAGCGCAGTCATTGAATGCGCGGATGCTGCTCATGGGATTGGTGGGCATATTATGGCTGACGGTGGGTGTGTATCTGCTGGCGACGTGGCCAAAGCCTTTTGTGCTGGTGCTGATTTTGTTATGCTGGGCGGGATGTTGGCGGGTCATACTGAATCAGAAGGGCAAGAGGAAGAAGTAGACGGAGAGAAATATAAAACATTTTATGGAATGAGTTCCGACACGGCCATGAACAAATATCATGGCGGAGTTGCGAACTATCGCTCCTCAGAAGGAAAAACAATAAGGATAAAACATCGTGGACTTATTAAGCATACTGTGGAACATATTCTTGGTGGCTTGCGTAGTGCTTGTACTTATATTGGTGCTAAGGAGTTAAAAGATATGCCTAAGTGCGCTACCTTTATAAGAGTTAGTCAGCAATCAAACGAAGTGTTTGGAAAAAATATTTAAATGGGCGGTTATACTAATCATAAATATTACAATAGCAATATAAGAGGTTCCGCTTGGAATAGGAGTATTTCTAAGGGTTCTAGATCTAACGGTTTTCTACCTAAAGATCAATACATTGCGAATTTAAAAGCGGGTAATAAATGGGATAATTACGCTTCTTATTACAAGAGCCCAGAGTGGAAAAGTAAAAGACTCAAGATAATAGAAAAAAATAACAATACTTGCGAAAGATGCTATAGGGTTTTCCCTTCGGAAGAGTTAGACGTACACCATCAACGATATAGTGTGCGTGTTGGTGAAGATGATGAGGCGGATTTAGAATGTTTATGTAGTAATTGTCATATGCTACACAATGAAGTATGTGATATAGCAGGTGTCTATAAAGGAGGTGAAGCTCTTTTCATAAAACCTGATATGAAAGGGAGAATTGCGAGAGCTATGTATCAATATGCGCCTTGGATGTTTGAAGATGTTGATTTCGATCCCGATTGGGACTATTTAGATGATTTAGATTATGATATAGTACTTAAAAAAATGAAGACTTTCCTTGGGAAATGGATGATGAACGTACCACAAGAAGACAATGTTCCCGATAAGGATTATTTAGATGATTTCTAATAAAATAAATTATATTTAATTTTTAATAAAACTATAATAAATAGTATGAATACTTTCACTAAATGGTTCTTATTAAATGCTGTTATGTTGACAGCCATTTTTTTTGCACAGCAAAGAGACTTAATCTCAACAATGATAGAGGGGGATTTATCCCATATTTCAGTGCTTATAATGATTTTATACATACTGATGTCCGCTTTCGTGGGTAGGCTTTGCTATTTATCTGATAAAATAAGTAAAGATAGTAAGATTAAAAGAGTTAAAGAGAAAGACTACTTAACTAAACGAGCAGATGTAGGTTGGTTTGCGGCAGAGCATTTCTTCTCTTTGGGCCTTTTGGGGACTATTATTGGGCTTATATTAGCTACACAGGGGAGTCTTGATAGCTCCACACCCACAAGTGAAATAGTGGCGGGGTTGAAGAAGGGTCTGAACACGGCGTTTTATACGACAGTGTGCGGTATAGTTTTCAGTTTACCTCTTCAGGTTCAGCTTATGATATTAAAGTTTAAGTTGGAGAAAAAAGAAGATGCGTAGATTTTTTTCATTTCGGCCATTTATTGACGTTTTATTTTGCTGCTTACTCATGTTAGTAGCGATACTTTTCTTATTGAAAACCGAAGAGGAGAAAACTAAAATGCGCCCACCAAATGTCATCTATGAAGTTGTTTTAACTTGGGATGGTAAAAGCGGTGACGATTTAGACCTATACGTTCAGGCGGCTTCAGGACACGTCGTAAGCTTCAATAATAGAGAAGGGGGTAGCGGCAGTTTAATTAGCTTAGATCATGATGCTCTTGGCTTAAGGAACAATAGTCTCGGAGAAGGACAAGAGGGGCAGATTACGCCCTTTCATGAAGAAGTGGTATCTTTCAGGGGAGTTCTTGAGGGAGAGAACGTAGTGACTATTCATGTCTACGCAAAAAGGGACGACGAACCAATAAAAGCTACTATTAAATTAATTAGGGTTAAGCCTTTTAAAGAAGTCGTTACGAAAGAAATAGTATTTGAATCCGTAGGGCAAGAAAAAACCGCCTTTAGATTTAAGACAAGTAAGACCGCAGAGGTCATAGACATTAACGAGTTACCTGCTAAATTGGTTAGGTCTTTAGGACAATGAAAAAACTAGAAAAAACCAAGGATTTGTTTTTATTAGCTTTTTGGGGCACCGCTTATCTCTTAAAAGCTATAGTTGAGATTCCTTACTTGTGGATCAAATCGTTATTTGATAAAAAATGATTTATTTATTATATGGTCAACCAGCGTCAGGCAAGACGACCCTAGGAGGTCTACTTGCTAAACAATTAGACACGCCATTCATCATAGATGGAGATGAGTTTAGGGAAATGTTTACTAATAAAAATTATGGGCGTGAAGGGCGTGAGGAGAACATTAGAAACGCAAACGCCGTAGCAACCTATTTGAACAAAAAGGGCAAAAATGGGAATTGGAAGGCTGTTTATACGAACAATGGAGAAAATAGCTGGGAAAGCCATCCTATCAATAAAGAAACTCACGTGGTTATGTCTTTAGTAAACCCCTACAAACACTTGAGAGATGAATTGACTCAAAATAATATGCGGGAGTTCCCCCCTCAAGAGGATGGTTGGGTTCGGAATGAGGTGGTGGAGATATTATTGCGGTCAGGCAGAGACTTAAGGAAAGAGTACCATGTAGAAGATTTTGAAGAGGGTAATCCAAATTATATTATAAACACAGATCAAGAAGTAGGAGAGAGTTGGGATTACTTGAAGACTTTATTAGATTTATGAGATTACTATTATTACTATTATTAGTCTTGTCTATAGGCTGCAAGACCTATTACGCTCCGAGCGGTAAAGCTTTTCCTTGGGGTTGGGGTCAACCTCCACAAATACAGACAAAAGATTATGTTCCTCTTCCAGATGGGTACGGACACGGGAGCAGCACGCTAAAAAGTTGGATAAAGCTAAATAAACAGAAAGTCCAAGTACAAAAGGCCCTTAATGAAATGAATGAACATGGGAGGAGTTATTGAATGATACCACTCATAGCAGTAGGAGTAGCGATAGGAATAACGATATTAATATGTATCTGGTTAACTAAGTTCATAGAGCTAAAATGAAAATTAACACAATAAAAAATGACGTTCTTGATAACAAGGACATGGCCTTTGTAGATAAGATCTTAAACGAAGAGTATAAGCAATATTATCTAGATTTATCAGGAAGGGAGCATTATAGATTGTTGTCATATTTATCCGAACAAATTTCAGACGCACAAATATTGGACATAGGTACGCTCAAAGGATGCAGCGCGCTGGCATTTGCTAGCAATTCCACAAATAAAGTATTTTCATTTAATATAGCTCACCAATTACAACTAAAAGACCCTCCATCGAATATAAAATTTATTATTGATGATGTCACACATCCACAATATGTGCCTTTAATACAAGAATCCAAAATAATAATGCTAGATACAATGCATGACGGTTCATTTGAAGTTCAATTTTTACAGCATTTACTAGATATCGGTTTTAGAGGCGAACTAATACTTGATGATATATATCTCAATCCTGCTATGGAAAATTTTTGGGCTGGTATTCAATTACCCAAAATAGATATTACACATATTGGCCATTCTACAGGCACAGGAGTAGTATTTTTTAATAATAATGAAGAATAAAAAATGATTAATGAAAGTGACATTTTTGGCGGTAAGACATGGACGAAGGAGCAGCAGTTTGAGCATGAGATGGAAAGCATGAAGTACCAAATGAAATATACGATACAAAGCTACAGGAGGCTAAAGAAGGGTGAATGGAGGAAGATACAAGAGTTTATTGATGGAATAGAAAGATGATAAAATGCCAGACCAAGAAAAATTCATAAAATGCAGTTGTCACGGCGAGGGTATGCTACTTACCAAGTTTGACGACGAAGAAGAAATCTACGTTAGTTTTTGGCGAGAGGGCATAAATCCTGTTAAGCTAAGTTGGTGGATGAGGTTAAAGTTATGTTGGATGGCACTAACAAAAGGCAGCTATTACGATGATCAGGTTATTCTAAATAGACAAAAATCTGTGGAACTTGCGTGTTGGTTAATTTTAGAATCTGGAGTATTAGACAAAAAAGATGAGAATAACAATTGAACCATCAAAAGACCAAAGAGGTGAAACGTATCCGTACTCTAAAGTTTCAGTAGAGTACCCACACGATGATGTTGATATTAAAACCATGATGGGCGAAGTAGTTAAGGCTGTCCAAGCGTGGGGTTTTGATAATACAAATATTGCAGAATACTTAGACGAAGAATTTGCCAAACAAAGGGGATTAATTAGAAATGAAAAACTTTGAAAAATGGTGGGAAGAAAGCGATGGTCGCCAGTGTGCAGCAGATTTTTCGTTAAAGACTTTAGCGGTATTAGATTTAACAAAAAAACTCTGTCAACGAGCCTTTGAAGCGGGGCAAAAGTACGAAGCGCAAAGAGTGACGAGAGAAAATGAAGACTGAAAGAAAAATAGTATCAAAAAAAGTCGTACCTAGAATGCTTGGCGACATTACGGGTAAGATACCATTTTTCAAGAAATGGTTTTACTATAAGCCGAGTTGGTGGTGGATGGATTTTTCCTATTGGGTTAGGCGTAAATGGCAAAGGTTGACTACGGGATTCGAGCATCGTGAATCTTATGACTATTTTCACTGGAATGCAAAAATGGCTGTTCCGAGGCTAAAAATGTTGAGAGATAACTTAAATGGCTGTCCATCAGAATTTGCGCCAGAAGGTAAGGATGTAGAAGAGGGTGCCAAAGAGTGGAAAAAAATATTAAATAAAATAATTTGGTCTTTTGAAAATTTAGATAACGAGCCATCCCCCAAGAAGCCAGACGATTATGACCCTCGACACACTAGAATTGAGTATGATGATGGCTCTGTAGCCTATGAACCTTTCGATGGCAGAAAATGGGATTGGTCAGAAGCGGAAGAACACGCTAAAAAAGTACAAGAGGGATTAGATTTGTACGGTAAGTATTATTTGAATTTGTGGGATTGATTTATGAAAACAGATAAAAAATACAAAGGAATACCCCTTAACGACGACACCCTTGAAGAAGTCATGACTAGTGATTTTCCGAGAGTTTATATACATGACGTGAAAGATAACCCAGACGACACCTGCTCTATGGAAATTTCTACCAATAAAGCTTTTGACGAACTCTTTAAGAAAGAAAAAAATCGTAAGCGAGTTAGCAATAAAGGAATACGGGAGTTTTTTATAGAGCTACTCGAAAAGGGCATAGCTAAAGAAGATGGGTACGATTTAAAAAAGGCAAGTGAACTTTACAAATAGACGGATAAATATAAAATGAATATAGCATTACCAGTTTTATTATTAGTATTTGGTGGATTAAGCTTTTGGGTACTGAATGAGTCGAAGCTCAAGTGGTATTTTAAAACTATTTGCATAAGTACTTTCTGCGTTTTTACCATCGTGTTTTGGTCTTCTATTCACACTTTCTTAGGTTGGCCAGCTTTAGAGAAAGACGTTCCCGATAAGGTTCTTCTGCATTGGGTGATAATCAAAGAGCCGAATAAAATTACAGAGTTTAAAGGCAGGATTTATTTTCTAGTAGAGTCTGGTAAATATTCTGCGCCAGACCCGCTTGCTAAATTTTTTGGCTACAAGAAAGAGGATGTAGAGCCTCGTTTATACGGGGTGAAATATAACAGACAACTGCATGAACGTTTAGAGAAAGGCATAATACCTAAATTAAAAAAAGGTCAGCCTGTTTTAGGAAGATTGTCTAAAGCTGAGCGAAAAGAAGGAGGGGTGGGAAAAAACGGAGAAAATAAACAAGAAAATGAAGAAGGAGATGGAAGTGAGTCTCAGGAGCAAGATTGGCAATTTCACGAGTTGAGACCTTCCGATATACAGGGAAAACCAACAGACTAAGGAGTGTAAATATTAAAAATGAATAGGAGAGATTTCATAAAAAAGGCGTCCGTTATGGGTGCGCTAACTACTTGGACAGTGACTTGTAAATACGAGGAAGAAGAGCACCACCCAAAGGGGGAAGAGGGCGAAGTTGGAGAGACTGGTTATAACTGGGATTATAGAGTTTATTGTTATGAGCGTCAGCAGGGTGAATGGATATTCAGTCAAAACACCAGAGGTAGTTTTTCTTATCAGAGAGAATATATGCTTGAGGAAGATAACCCTAGTCCTTACGCTGGTTGGATGGACGGAGGTAAGTTACATTTTGTGACACTCGAAGAAGCTCAAGACTTTGTTGATTGTCATGTTAGAGCTAAAGATGATACCAATCTTATAGATTCTATTTATGATATTTATTATATCAAGAGGAATCTAGATGTCGTTGATGGGGCAGATACAATCGAAGAGGTTTGGAGGGAAACAGAAATAAAAGTAGCTCATTATTGGTTTAACGGAGAGACGGGTAGACAAATACACTGGGTCGCAGAGAAGCCTTATACAGATTGGAGTAAAGTAGAAAGCTCTTAATTAAAAATGACTAAAGGTATTTTATATATTTGTTATGATGGAGGAGTTGAGGTAAAAGTACCTTATTTTAAAGAGGTCAAAAGAAGTATCTCTAGCTTGAGGAAGTATTGTAAATTGCCTATTACTATTTATACAAACGGTAACGTAAAAAACGAGGATTTTAACCAAGGGCTTGAGGATGTTAACGTCTTGATAAGGAACGAAATCAAATCTAGTCTTCCTTCTGAGCCCAGATTAGACCCACAACGAAGGGGGTGGACTTTTCCTAAATTACATTGTTTTAAAAATCTACCTTACGACATGACTATCTTTGTTGATACAGATACGGTATTTTTTGATGATCCGTCTGGATTAATTTCCGAAGATTATGATTTAGCTATATGCCGAGATGTGTATTACAAGAAGCGAAGGAAGGCCGGTCAATTAACCAAACACTTTAATACCGGATTTTTTATAGCTCGAAGAGGAGAGCCTTTTAAGAAGCTCATAGACATGGCCTTAGACCTAGTTGGGAAAGAAGAGTTTTCTAAAGAAAGTAGGTATACGAGTGAAAACCATGATAATCGTGATCAGCCTCTTTTCAATTTAGCTCTAGACTTTATTCACGATATTAATATTAGAATTTTACCTCAAAAATGGAACGTTAGAGGTCATATTTCAAGTTTTATAGACGAGCCTAAGATGATTCATGATAGGAGGCTTATCAGTTTTGGAGGGCTGTCATGATAAAAGGGTGGAAAGAGGTGAGCGTGGATTGGAAAAAAAATATGCTTATCTTTATGAAAGTGATTGGTGAGGAGACGGGAGATTGGTGTCCTGAACATTGGGAAGAATACGGTATAAGTAGGGAAGACGCCCAGATAATTTTAGACGAATATGAAAAGACGTTTCCAGAGGATTAAAAATGTGTGGAATAATTGGATACATTGGAGAGGAGAAAGCCTCAGATAAGATATATTCGGGATTAGAAAAATTAGAATATAGAGGTTACGATTCTTGCGGCGTTGCGGTATTTAATAAAAATACTAATGAATTAGCTTGTTCCTACCACCTCTCTGCGCCTAGTGAAATCGAATCTTATAACGCTTTACCTGAATCTTTTTGCGGCATAGGTCATACAAGATGGGCGACACACGGCGCGGTCACCTTAACTAATACTCATCCTCATAAAAGCTGTGACGACACCGTATACCTTGTCCATAATGGGGTTATAGAAAATGCTGATCAAATAAAGAAGGGGCTAGAAAACGAGGAGTGTGAATTTTATAGCGAGACAGACACAGAAGCTCTCGTTAATTTAATTGCATTTTGTTATAACGACTCTAGCGATAAAGAGCCCGTTTTAGCAATTAACCAAGCTTTGAAAGAGGTCGAAGGGACTTACGGTCTTGCTATTATGTTTAAAGATCACCCTAGCGTCATCTTTGCGGTTAGAAGAAGCTCTCCTTTAGTGTTGGGACTCAAAGAGGAAGAAACTTATATCTCTAGCGATACGAACGCTTTGCCTTCTGATACGGAGAAGGTTGTATATTTGGAAGATGGAGACGTAGCGGAGGTTAAAAAAGACAGCTTTAAGATTTATGATAGAAATAGCAAACAATACGATAGTAGGCGCACCGCTATAAAAATAAAAATACCAAAAAGACACCATCAGCTTGGGAGTTACGAAACATTTTTAGAAAAAGAGATTTATGAGCAACCAGACTCGATAAGGGAGACAACGAGAGGTCGGTTCAATAAGGATTTTGATTCTGTGATTTTAGGGGGCATAGATACCGAAAGGGACATTAAGAGGGTTCTGTTTATAGGTTGCGGCACCGCTTACCACGCTGGCCTTTTGGGTAAATACTTTATAGAAAACATAGCTAAGGTTCCCGCTAGTGTAGAGATCGCTTCAGAGTATAAATATAAGAATAACCCCACGGAAGACGGGACTCTTGTGGTTGTGATAAGCCAGTCTGGTGAAACCATAGATACTCTAGCGGCACTGAAGGAGGCTCAAGATAGGGGGCTTGATACAATAGCTATAACAAATACCGTCATGAGCAGTATAGCTCGTCAGGTTGAGGAGGGAATCTACCAACGTGTCGGCCCTGAGGTTTCAGTGGCTTCAACTAAGGCTTTTACGTCTCAAATAACTCTAGCTTTGATGCTGGCTATTTTAATTGGGCGTAAGAATGGGATGAGTTTATTGGAGTCAAAAAGGATGATTGGGTATTTAAGGAGGTTACCGAGCTTGATAGATCAAACTTTAAGTATGACCAAAGAAAAGGCGCGTAAGCTTGCGGTTGGACATTCTTTATTAAAAGAGATGACCTTTTTGGGTAGGCAGTATATGTACCCAATAGCTTTAGAAGCGGCGTTAAAAACGAGAGAGCTTGCCTATGTAAATACTATCGGTTATACGTCTGGAGAAATGAAACACGGGCCGTTAGCCTCTATAAGTAGCCATTCTTTTGTTTGGGTTTTAGCTCCCCAAGAAGGATTGAAAGAAAAAAATATAACGACGATTAAAGAACTTAGCTCTAGAGGGGTAAACCATATAACCGTGGTAAAGCAGGAGGGGCAAGATTTCCCAAAAGATTGTCATGATAATTTTATAAATATACCTAAAGCTCCAGAGTTTCTTTTACCCGTGTTGGCGACTATCCCCATCCAGTTGTTTGCTTTAGAGATGGCCAAAGTCAGAAATTTAAATGTAGACAAGCCGAGGCATTTAGCGAAATCTGTTACAGTAGAATGAGCACTCCTAGACAATACATAGAAGAAGTTGAGCGACTTATAAATGAGTGGCACGTTCCCTTACATGAAAATAAAACAACTTTGACGGAAGCTCTGAAATCTATGGAGGGTTTTAAATTAGAGGCGGAAGATGTCCCTTTGATTATCAAATTGGTAGAAAACCCCAAGTACGACATCGGTTTATTCGCAGGTAATGTTTCTCTTCATAATCATGACTGTATTCATTTACTTCTTGGTAGAGGTCTTAGAGTGAAAGATGAGGCTTTCGTAATAGGTTATACGATGGGAAGCACAAAGAAGATGTGGAGATGGAGAAGAAATTTATATATGTTCTGTGCCAAATACTTATTTCCGAAAGGTTATAGATTCGGAGAGGAAGAAAGGTTTGTATTTAACGTAGGAGTGATGTTAGGGGAGAGTTGTGACACGGATCTTTCCGAAGTCGATTTTAAGGCTTTAGGAAAATATAGAATAGAGAAAGTTAGGAGATTACTCGGTATAGATAAAGAATTATTAAAAAGTTATTATGAAATTGAAAAAAAATGTTTCTTAAATAGCGAGGAGAGTCAAAGACTAACATAATGGAAGATTACAAAGAAATTTGGGAAAAGTATCATGAAAAGATTATCGAAAGGCTTGGATGGGTTGGGGCGTTTCTTGTGGTATTGGGCTATTACCTTAATGCTCAACATTATCTATGTTGTTGGCTTGTATGGACGGTGGGTAATGCGTTTATTGCGGGGTATTCGATCCACAAAAAAGCATACCCAACGGCGTTAATGTCTTTAATTATCGCTATAATGAATATATATGGATACATAGAATGGAAGGAGGCTTTATGAAAAACACAAAAAAGAGAATGCACCGAACGTCAGACCCGACTTGGCATACCTACACATATAGTGGAGAGACAAAAAGCCCATTTGACATAGAAATGATTAAATATTATAATGAATCCGAAGGCAGGGATCAAATATTGTTCCTTTATAAAGATAAAACCGATGGGAAAATTTTTAAATATAGAATATTACAGTGATCGATGAAGATAAAAAAATACTTAATGACTTTTTTGAGTCCTTGGTAGTAGGAAAGGAGACTTTTATAGGTTATCCCGTTAATACCCTTTTCGATTATTCTGAATTATTTAAATTTTTATCTATACCCCTGAACAACGTAGGCGACCCCTTTTGTTCTAGTTATTATGGCCTCGATTCAAGACTGATGGAAAGAGAGGTGTTGGATTGGTTTGCCAAACTCCACAACGCTCCATTAGATAATTATTGGGGTTACGTTACAAATGGAGGTACGGAAGGTAATATGTATGGTCTTTATCTCGCTAGGGAACTGTATCCCAAAGGGGTTGTTTATTATTCGCAAGACACGCATTATAGCGTGAGTAAAAATATTCGTATGTTAAACATGGAACACGTTATGATAAAGTCTCGTCGTAGCGGAGAAATGGATTACCAAGATTTACATGAAATGATTTCAACTTGGCGTTCGGCTCCTCCTGTTATTTTCGCTAACGTGGGGACAACAATGAGAGAGGGTTTCGATGATATAAATGAAATAAAAAAAGTTTTAAGAGCTTTAGCCATCCCAGAGTATTATATTCATGCGGATGCGGCATTAGGAGGAATGACATTACCATTTATAGAAAATTCCCCTGCTTTTGATTTTACGACAGGCGTACAAAGTATGTCTATTAGTGGTCATAAATTTATAGGCTCTCCTTTGCCGTGCGGAGTTGTTTTAGCTTTAAAAAGTAATGTAGGTAGAGTAGCGAGGGCGGTAGAGTATGTAGGGTCTTTGGATAGCACGGTTAGTGGCTCTAGAAATGGCTTTACTCCCATACTTTTATGGTACGCGATAAAGAAATTTGGATTTAATGGCTTCAAGAAAATGGTTAGAGGTTGCGTCAGAACAGCAGAATTAGCCGTTAGAAAGATGAACGACAGCAATATAAAGGCTTGGAAAAACGACTATGCTATAACGGTAGTTTTCCCTAGACCCGCTGAAAATGTGGTAAAAAAGTGGAAATTAGCGGTACAAGACGATATTGCTCATATTATTTGTATGCCTCAAGTTAATGGGGATGTAATTAATAATGTAATAAAAGACATAAGAGAAAGGTGATGTTTTATGGAAGAAAAATGGGTGGCAATTGTTTATAATGGAGGAGACAAAGTAGGTTCTCGAATCTTTGAGGGCGAGGAGTCACAAACCCGACCAGAAGCGAGGCGTTGGGTCATCTCCCAATTTGGTGAGGGTACGGACTGGTCTTTTCATCATGTAATAGAGCGTTAATTGGAATATGAAGAATGAATTTTTTATATCCATTAGCGAAAAGGTTTATTGCTGGCTATGATTTGGAATCTGCCAGAGATAATATTCAACGCCTAATGGATGAAGGCTACGAGGTTTCAATAGATTACGTCGGTGAGAATAGTAAAAGTCAGGAGGACTGTTTGAAAGCTTTTAAGCAGTATGTCAAAATTATAAAATTTTATAAAAATAAAAAAATAAACATCTCCATTAAGCCTTCTCAATTAGGAATAAACATCCACCCAATACTTTCTTATTCTCACATTTCCAAATTAGCTGAACTAGCTAAAAAACATAACCATACAATCCGTTTAGATATGGAAGATTCAAAAGTTACAGAGCTTACGAGGAATCTTGCTGTTTGTTTAAATAGGAGGTTTGGAAATGTGGGAGTAGCGATACAAGCTAATTTACATAGAAGTAATAAAGACATTGATAATCTAATAAAGGAAGGGGTTTCTGTTCGTTTAGTTAAGGGGGCATATAAAGAAAATGAGAAAGTAGCTTATCAAAATTATTTTGATATAACTGGCTCTTTTTTTGATTATGCTGCTAGGTTGTATTCAAGAAAGGCAAATAAACCAGCACTCGCCACCCATGATGAAGAGTTGTTAGGGGATGTAGAGGAACTTATACCCCATCCTGATTATTTTGAATATGAGTTTCTTTATGGAGTTCGTAGAGATTTACAAAAAAGCTTGAAAGATAAAGGGTATACGGTTAGAGTATATATACCATTTGGAAAGAATTGGCTACCTTATACGTTGAGGAGACTTAAAGAGTGGAAGAACTTAAAGTTTGTAATAAAAAATATACTGTATGAGATATTTAAGCGATGAAGAAGTTTCCGGCTTATTGGAAAATAAATGGAGTCAAATAATAAACTCTATCGAATCTGCTTTTCTTGACCCATCTGTAGACATGGTTCCTAAAATTTACCTTAAGGGTGAAGGTGGAGATTTTAGAGCTATGCCAGCGGCACTTGGCAAATATGCGGCTATCAAGTGGATTGGAGTGTTCCCAGACAACTATCAGATTCCAATACCCACAACGAATGGTTCGCTTATTTTGAGTGACAGGGAAACAGGAGTGCCTCTAATGGGTATGGACTGTACCACTCTTACAGCATATAGAACTGCGGCTACTTCAGCGATAGCCGCCAAGTATTGCTCTCCTGAAGCTGAGAACTTTGCGATCATAGGTTGTGGGTTACAAGCCAAATATCATATTGAGGCTTATGAAACTATCTTTAGTCACATGAAGATGGATGTTGAGCTTTACGATAAAAATGAAAAAATACAAAAGGATGTATTTAATTGGTTAGGTAGCGAAAATCTTTGTAGGGCTTGGGGCAGAAATAAATCAGTAAAGGAAGCGGTTAAATATGCAGACGTTATTACTACTCTTACACCATCTACATCACCTTATTTGGACATCCATGATGTTAAAAGTGATTGTCATATCAACGCTGTCGGTGCGGATGCAGTCGGGAAAAGAGAATTGATGACTAACATCATTGATGGGTCATCGTTTATTGTCTGTGACGATGAAGAACAAGCTTTGCATTCTGGAGAGCTACAATATAACACATGGCCGAACTTACAACCGCAGTCTATTAATTCTCTAATTAAGAACAAAAAAATCCCAAATAAAGGAGTATCAGTGTTTGATTCCACGGGAGTAGCTATTGAAGATGTAGCTATCGCAGCATTAATCTACAAATTATCGGAGTAATATGAACGAGGCAGATAGATTAAAATGGAAAATTACCAGACTCAATTCTATAATAAGAGATTTAGAATCAGAGAATAAAAAATTAAAAAAAGGGTTTGGGGTGAGAAGGTGTTGCAAACGTACATATTCGATACGCAAGCTGGACAAGACTTTTACAAAAGACTAGATGATCTACATGATGAATATGTATACCATTTATTATTAAGCGGTCTAGCAGAAAAAGGATTAGATTTAGAGTCTATAAAAATGACAAAGAATCCTGACGTAAGCGAAAAGTATTGCAAAAGAGTAGTAGGTGGGCTGGTAAACGTAAAACCCCAAATAATAGTAAAGCTAACCGAAGACAAGAAACCTAGACTGGAGTGTATATTTACAGTCCTTAATGATAACGAGTACGTCAGGAATGAGTTGTTTATGATACAGAACGTGATGGATTGGCCGCAATTAGGAAAATATAGTTGCCAAATATGGTATTTAGGCGAGACTGCCCTAGAAGAAGTGAGGAAGAAGTGGGAATGAAAGCATCGAGAAACGGACAAAGACCTTGTTATACTCCTCCTTTTTCAAGACGTAAAGATTTTTGTAGGAAAGTCAGAGAGACAGAGAAGCAAATACAGCGATGTAAAGATGAAGGGGCTTGGAAGAAGGCGAGTCACCTTCAATGGGTTCTAAGAAATGTTTGGTGGGGCTATAAAAGATACCAGTATGAAAATTGAAGAAGACTTAAACGATTACGGTAAATATTTAGAATATGATTTTGATAACAGAATCAGTTATGATGAAGACTCAGACTCTATGTATATCTATGTAGCTCCACCTCAAGGTCAGGTTGGCGCGGTGATGGTTTACGCAGACAAGCAGCATAATATGGTGTCAATAGATACCGATGAAGTAAATACCCAAGTAGGGATAGAGATAGTCGGAGTATCGAGGTTAATGAAAAAATTTAATTTAAATAAAATAAAAAATAATTAACATCATGGAAGACCAACCTTATTTGTTCCCAGAGTTTGCTCGTAGGGCAAAGATGCTTCAAACGATCCTGAAAGAACAGGCTATGGACATTTCTAAAATTAATATTCATTTTGATGGAGAATCAGAAATGCACATCAAATCTAATAGAAAAGTGAAACAGCTTCAATCATTGGAGGAAAAAAGGTTTTATGCTTTTAAAGGAGATGAAGAAAATCCAATGCCGTATATTAAAAATATCAAAACGGGGAAAGTTCTAAAGATTGCTTATACTAGGGATAAATACCCCTGTATTACTTTAGGGCATCGTGACACTCTGACGACAACCCCAGTTCATAGATTACTTGCTATGTGTTTTATAGAGAACCCTGACCCTAGTAAACTTATGGAGGTTGACCATTTAAATGGAAATAAGAGAGATTGGAGGTTAGAGAATTTAGAGTGGGTTAGCTCTAGTGAAAATAACAAAAGGAGGAAGATTCTTAAAAAGCAGCAAGAGGACTCCCAAACTCCACCAAATTATCATATATGAAAAAGTATTGGGATCATAGCACTAAACCCTCTACTTATGTAATTGTGATTGACGGGGAGGAGGCGTTTCGTGGTAATTATGCTGACGGTATGATGTATGTTAAATCTTTAGAAAATGACGGTATGATAAGTTTCAAAGATGATTATCTTCCCGAAATGAATCGTATATCAAAGATAACTTACCGTGCGCTCCATGTCGAAAAAGAATTGAGACGAGAAATAATTAAATTAAAAAAAGAGCTTAAATAACGGGAGTGTAAAAGGGCTTATGGAAGACAAAATAAAAAAAATTTTAGAAAAGTATGCAGACCTTCAAATGAATATGGGTTCTGAAGCGGCTAGGGAAATTTTAGCTATTGATTTGGCTAGATTTTTTAAGCATGAGGTTGCAGAGCTTAAATCCGAAGTGGAATTAAATAAGAGAATAATGAATAATTTCCACATGGTCGCAAATAAATACCCAGAAATAAAACAAATAATTAGTGGCGAGCTAGTTAAATGAAAGTGACAATCTTCAGTCTTTGGAGGGACTCTCAACCCTATATTGATAGAGCTTTATCACAGCTTGAAGCTCTTGAAATAAATAATAAAGACGTTAAGTTCGAGTATTATTTTTATGAAAATGACTCACAAGATGATACCAAATGTATTTTAGAAAACTTTCTTGAGAATAGAGAGGGCAAGCTCGTCTCTGAAAATTTAAACGCCACCAAATTCGGCTCTACAATCGAAGGAGAAAGAATGAGAGCTATGGCGAAATATAGAAATAACATTCTTTATGCTGCGAAGCCTATGGATTCTGATTATTGTCTACTCTGGGACAGTGATGTAGAATTTGAGTCAGATATTTTAAATAAATTTTTAAAATATAAAGATGAAGGGGGGATGTTGTGTCCCAACATAAGACAAAACGTGCCTTGCGTTATGGGTAGTGGCGACGATACTACTTATTATGATAGTTTGTCTTTGATTGACAAGTGGGGCGTTGGTTGTATGACTTGGGCAAGTAACCCCTTCTATGATGAGGAAGATAGAGCCAAATATGAACAGGGATTACCTATCGAGGTAACGGCGGCTTTTGGGGGTTGCGTTCTTATTAAGACTGATTTATTAAATAATAAAAAAGTTGAATGGCATTCCGATGGAAAGTTAGAGCATTGGGGTTTATGTGCTAGAATTTTAAAATACACTAAAGAAAAAATTATTTTTTTACCTAATGTTGAAGTAAGGGTTCAAATATCCGAAAAAACTATAAATGAAATAAAGCATCATCGCCCTCTATACGCAGCGCATCAACAAGAAAGTATGGAAATGACCTCTTGGGAAAGACAATTAAAACAAAACGTGCCTAGAGAAGATGTGTAAATAAATGTGTGTTTGTAGTAGAAGTCATCATGCCCCAAAGCCTTTCTTCTTGGCAAGAAAGAGGCTATATTGCTTCAGCAGATGAGATAGCTTGTGATAAGTGCAAATTAGGATACTCTAAAGACCACTATCAAATTCTTTTTAAAAGTAAGAAACTTGGATACTTCCTTTACCCTCACCCAGAAGATGCCCCCGCGATAGATTTACTTTGTCACGATTGTCTTTTTAAAAATTTAAAAAAATATGCAGCGGGAGAAGTCGTAGACTTACTCATACTAGACGAAGAAAGAGAGTATAATTGTAAGTTTTATCCAGAAGATGTAGACCCCGAATGGGATGACGATAGTGACGATTTTCCATTTAAGTAAAAAAAAGTCTTGACTGCATCCTAACCGTCTCTATAATGAGACTCCATGCAGATCAAACAGTTAGATTTCATCGGTTCTCCAAAGATTGAAAGACAGGAGGAGCAATTCAACTTATGGGACGAAAAAGGAAAGCCCAACAAAATCCGTAATGACGTTGACTTTGCGAAGATTGACAAATTATTCAACTCTTTCGACAGAGAAGAAGTAGAACGGTATAAATCTTACTGGGAAAGTATCAAGCCCCAAAATGATACAGAACTTTTTCAGCGTTGGCTTTTCGCCTTCATGTCCGTACATACCAGTTGGGAATCTAACGTGCGTGGATATGAAGCGGTGAAAGATTGGATTTCTTGGGTAAATCGTGATGATGAACTTGAACGTAGACTTGTCGAAAGCCGAGTCGGTCTGCATAAAAATCGTACAAGATTTATCTCGCAATTTGCCCAAAATTTTTGGAGTGATCCAGAATGGTACAAGCACCAAGAAGGAAACTGGCAGACGTTTCGTGATAGACTTGTCAAAAAGATTCTTGGATTGGGCATCGCAAAAGTGTCGTTTGCTTTGGAAATGGTTTACCCTAACGAAGCTGAAGTGACCTGTATGGATACTCACTTATTCCAAGCGTATGGCCTTGACCAAACAAAGGACGCTAGACGATATACCGAAATTGAGAATTATTGGCTAGATATGTGTCGTATGTGGAATGTACCCTCGACTATCGCAAGAGCAATCTTGTGGGACAGAAAGCAAAACCAAACTGATAGCCGTTACTGGAGTTATGTATTGGAGGATTAAAATGAGAAACTACGAACTAATTAAAGCAATCTACGATAGATGTCCCGATGCAACCGACCATCCTTATACCATAGACCAATACTTTGACCGTTGCCAAGACATTATAGACATGATTGAGAGAGAAAGACCAGAGCTTAAAAGTAAGAATCATTACCCACAACAAGAAGCAGGAATTGATTATTAAAATGAGATTAACAGAGAAAAATCAAAGAGTATTTTATTGGACAGTCATAGGTATTGTGCTTGCAATGTTTGGAATGTTATACACCCAATATGTAGATTTAGAGGAGACGCTTCATCGAACGCATAGGGTTAGCAGTAGACAGGCTCAATTAACCACAAAAAGTTGGTACGATAAAGTATTGATTAAAGACAGAAAAATTGAACTGCTTGAACAGCATATTCTTTTTGCAGAGGAACATCACATAAAAGAAATTGGCGCGTGTGTAGCGTATTACACCAGCGTATTAGAAGAAGTAAAAAACAAGAGATAAAAAAATGAAATTTAAGACTTTATACAAACGAACTACCGTTGGGAAAATCCAAGAGTGGACTATTGAAGTGGTCGGTGATAAGTACCGTACCATTTCGGGACAGCAAGACGGTAAGAAGATTACAAACAACTGGACTACTTGTTACCCAAAGAACGTAGGTAAGGCTAACGCTACTACTGGTGAATTACAGGCACAAAATGAAGCCTCTGCGAAGCACCAGAAAAAGGTTGAGTCAGGTTATCGCCACTCCATAAGCAACATCGACAAGAAGAAATTTTATGTGCCTATGTTGGCGAAAGATTTTAAAGACAAGAACCGACAGAAAGAAGTGATGGGTGAGATTGATGAATCGGGAGTGGGTGCGCCCGTATTCTCCCAACCCAAGCTGGATGGCATACGTTGTATTGCTATGCGTGAGGGATTGTTCACTAGGAGTGGCAAGAAGATTACTGCTTGTCCTCACATTAGCGTTGCACTGGAAGATTTCTTTGAGAAGTATCCTAATGCTGTTCTTGATGGCGAGTTGTATAATCATAAGTATAAAGATGATTTCAACAAAATCATTCATCTTGTGCGTAAGCAGAATCTTACTGAAGAACATTTGGCAGAGAGCAAGAGGATGATTCAATATCATATTTATGATGCTCCAGTAATAGGTAAGGACAACCCATTCCGTAAAGGTGGAGCCTACACAGAGAAGGATTCGTTTTCGGACAGAACTTCCGTACTAGACGCACAGTTCGCTAATCTAGGACTTGATAAGTCTTGTCGTATTTTTCGTAGGAAGTTCAAAAATGGAAGGAGTCATCAAGGTTTGACGCTTGAAGATAACCCTCTTGTTATAGTAGAGACTACCGAAATCCACGGCAGAGAGCAACTAGACCGTTGCTATGAAGATTATGTAGAAGCGGGGTACGAAGGACAGATGATTAGGCTTGACGGGCCTTACGAAAACAAGCGTTCATCAAAACTGCTGAAACGTAAAGAGTTTATTGATGAAGAATATACTATTCTTGGGTACGAAGAAGGCGAGGGTAATCGTGAGGGAACGATTAAGCATTTTAAATTTAAGAATAAGGACGGTAGAGATTTTAACTCAAACGTCAAAGGTACATTTGAATACCTAACAGGGCTGCTAGAAAAAGCAGACAGTTTAATAGGTAAAGAAGCAACAATCAAATACTTCAACCTTACTCCCGATGGAGTGCCAAGGTTTCCGTATGTGATTGCAATTAGAGACTACGAATAAAATTATGGGATACAAAATACTAGACGTTAAAGCAGACATCCACGAAGATATTGAAAAATACTTTGAGGAAAAATGGCCCCAACTGCGAGAGTTCGGTTGGAAGAATCAACTAGAAGGAGATGTTCTTGACATTGTAGACGAACATTTTAAAAAGATAGAAAGATAAATTATGCCAATATCAAAACATAGAAAAAAAGGACTAACGCCTCGACAATGGAGAAAGAGGCGTAACAAGAGGAAGTCTCAAGAAATGTTGGACAGGAAATCTGAAATGCGTCGAGCCATGATGAAGATGATGCAACAGCAAATGCTTGACGAGGCAGAAAAGGAGGGGGAAAAAGAAAATGAGAATTAAACCAGTAGAAGAATGTCATAATATCATTAAATATGAACAGGAACGTAGGCAAATTGGAGAACAGTCTATTGAAGCGATTAAGGATAGTATGCCTTCAGAGATTCAGACTAAATACAATCAACGAGACATAGAGAAACGTAGGTTAAACACTCAATGGGATAGAGGAGGAATAAACGAATGAAGGTAACAATTAAAGAAGGAATACAAAATTACCTAGAGGATAATTATCCAGATTTCGTTGATGATATTCTTTTAGCTGATGGTTTTGAAAAAGCGTTTATGGGAGTATCTGAAGTCTATGGGCAAAAACCAGTAGCTTGTTACGATAGTTCAAAATGTATTGACATACTAATGGAAAGAGACGAAATGGATTGTGACGAGGCCATTGAGTATTTTCATTTCAATGTGACGGGAGCATACGCTGGAGAATTTACTCCCGCTTTTATATTTCCATTTGACGAGAAGTACGATTGTATAAGCATACTAGAACACGAATTAGAAAATGAATAAATTAGCATATTATAGAGAAGCCATAGACTGTCCCGAATGTGGACTACCTACGAATTACCTACAAGAAGTAGAAGAAGATGAGCAAAGAGTATTAAAGTGTGAGGACTGCTTCAAAGAAGAAGAATAAATTATTTAAAATTTTAAATTATTATGAAGTTTGAAGTAAACAGAAATAGCGCAAGGCCATCAGATATTCAACTTATCGCCCAAGCACTTGAGAAGGCGAAGCCTTGGGGGTTAGAAGCGGAGTTTATGTGGAGTTTGGCGACCCATTTTAAAACTTACCCTTCAGACCCTATGGATATGGCAGTTCAAGTTGCACTGGACGATTGGGATTTAGATGATTGACCTTAACCTAACTATTTGTATAATATAGAGACGGACATGAAAACAATTAAAAAAGGAAAGATCATTAAACGTGCGTCAGACGAGGACGCAGAACAACAGGTGAAATCGGGCTGGAAATACTGTCCCAAGTCTGAATGGCGTGAGAAAGTTCGTGACGCTAAACCAGTAGAGGAGAAGAAAGTAGAGGAGAAGAAGAAAGTAACAAAGAAGAAAGCTGTGAAAAAGAAATGAGCGGAAAAGAAAAGCAAGAGCAAAAGCAACGCCTAGATAGGATGTTGAGTAACAGTCTCCAAGAGACTCTTGAGCGTAAAGCCCAATACTATAAGAAGTATGGGATGGAGGTTCAAGCCAAGAAGGTTCGTGCCTTCAAAAAACAAGTACGAGAAATGGTAGGAAGTCTTTAAATATGACTGATAAACAAATACTAGATGAAGCGTACCGTACCCTTCAAGTAGCAAAAAATTGTGGTGAAGGAAAGATGCAAAACGAATTAGTCACGGAGCTTGTGTCTGTAATCGAACAAGAATGGCAGAAGCGAGACGAAGAAGAAATGGTTAGCCAATACAATAGAAACAGAAGTCCAAAAGATTGGATCGTTGACGTTCGTGAAATGGAGCGGCATCGTGGATTAGAAATTGGAGAAGATGGAACAGTTACAGATTTAAAATAACATGAAAATAAAATGGGAAAAAAATAGCAGGGTGCTGGGTTTAGCATCTCAAGGCAAGATTAACCAAGAAGATATTGTACCTCGTTCAAGGACGGATGAATTTCTTGATGAAGTTGCTACCGTGAGGATGAGCAGCGTAAGAGAGAAAGACCCTTTCTTGACAATCCATATTAGAGGCCCGTTAAGGCATCAGAAAAAACCTTGGGGTACATATAAATATGCGAGCGTGTGTCGTATTAACCTTGGAGGCCCGTACACAAAGAGTATGTGTTCAAACGGCGACCTTTCAGAAGCATATAGCTGGCAAGACGTTCACAACGTAGTAGAAGAAGTGAAGGAGGTGATGAGTCTATGAAGAACTTAATCCTTATTCTAGTGCTTCCACTTATCGGGTGTAGCTCGACGAGACAGGAGCCAAATATAGAGTTGCCAGAAGGTATCCATGACCTTCTTCATATAGGGGATACTTACGCCTATAAGAGCATTACAATCAAAGATTATTTCCCGCCAGCAGAAGTAAATTAAATAACCTCAATCAAGAAAGGGTCAGAGTCTAATGGTTATGTCAAAGAATCACCAAGCGTTAAACCCCCACTATGCAAGTTACAATTTTCTTCCTGTTATGAGTCGAGAGGAGGAGCTTGAGGTGGGTGCAAAACTATCTAGTAAAAACGAAAGAGAGAGGAGAAAAGCTCAAGAAGAATTTGTTAACAGAAATTTAAGGCTGGTAATAAAAATTGCTTCTGGATACTCAAGGTGTGGTCTTGAGTTAGACGACATGGTTTGCGAGGGAAATATGGGATTAATGGAAGCGGCTAAAAGGTATGACCCATTAGTAGGGACGAAGTTCAGCACTTATGCCGCTTATTGGATTCGTCAAAAAATAACCAGAGCATTATGTAATCATGGACGTTTAATTAGATTGCCTGTCCAGTTGGTTCAGTTACAACTAAAGGTTATCAAGTATGTAGACTCTTATTCTCAAGAGAACAATAACGAGGCTACCCCCAAACAAATTGCTGAAGCGTTGGAGGAGCCTGTCCATTTAGTTGAGAAAGTATTAAATTCAAAATACACTTTTACAAGCGTCGATTCTTTAATGTGCGCTGACGATGCTGCCTCAAGTTTTGGTAGCGTATTTGCTGATGAGAAAACTGATTCTCCATTAGACTCTCTTGTTAAGAATAATGACAAAGAAGTAATAAATAAATTCTTGAATAAACTTAAAGACAGAGAAAAGTATATCATTGAGCATAGGTTCGGTCTTAATAATAAAGATATAAAAACTTTAGAAAAAATAGGTGAAGAATTTAATGTCACTAGGGAGAGGATCAGACAGGTTGAGTTTGAGGCCATGAAGAAGTTACGTTTTGCAATACAGAAAGCGTATAAGGACTAATTCCTTCTTGGGGAAGTGGTGGAATTGGCAGACACAACAGACTTAAAATCTGTCGAACATTGAGTTCGTGCGGGTTCAAGTCCCGCCTTCCCTACCAATCTTTTTTTAATATAAAAATGTTTGATGAATTTAAAACAATTTTTTCCAAACTCAAAGGTAGAGTTAATGAAAAGAGAAAGAAACTTGATAAGATTAAATTTAATAAGGTCGGAACTGGTGGAGCTAAAGAATATGGGATAAATGATGAAGAAGTTCAGAACTTAAAAGAGGTACGAAAGTTAAGACGTAAACCGCGACTGTACGGTAGACGTAAAAATTTCCGTCAGATTGCTGACGAGATGAACAAACAAGGACGTAAGAATCGTCAGGGTAATCCTTGGACAGAGCAAGCTATTAGAGTTATGTTTATTGATCGAACCGATAGAACTAAAGCTAATAAAAGACGTAAAAATCAGATTAAAAGTCTTGAAGCGGAGGTGGAATTTGATTTAACCCTTGAATACCTAGCTGAACTTTGGGAACAACAAAAGGGTTTGTGTGCTATCACTGGATTAAAAATGATTAAACCGGATCAGCCTAGATCACCTTTAAATGGTTCACCAGATAGAGTAGATTCCAGTAAAGGCTACGTTAAAGGTAACGTCCAGTGGTTATGCACGTTTGTTAATTATGCTAAAAATGATTTCAATAATAGGGAAATTAAGGAGATATTTCAAGCTATTAAGATTTGAATTATTTTAAAATTTTAAAAAAAGTACCGAAACGGTAGCTTGATTTATTTTTTTCAAAAAAGATTTGACTCAACTCTAACCATCGCTATAATTAGCATCAATGAAACCATTAGAGAAAAGACAAACCCTTAAAACCAGCGGCATCCAAAAGTCTGTTAGCTTTGGAATCAAGCAGTCTGGCATCCACCACGTTCTAGGCATCTTGCGTGACCAACTTTATTCAGACAAGGTTCTTGCAATTATTCGTGAGTATTCTACCAATGCGGTTGACGCTCATATTGAAGCGGGAAATGCGGATCGTCCTATCGAAGTAACTTTCCCAACTAAATTAAAGCCAGTATTCAAGGTTCGTGACTTTGGTGATGGTCTTACAGAGCAAGAGATTCAAGACGTTTACGCTTTTTACGGTGAATCCACCAAACGTAATAGTAACGACTGTACGGGTATGCTAGGTATCGGCTCAAAGTCTGCTTTCTCATACGGAGACAATTTCGTTATTAATTCTTTCGTAAAAGGTAAGAAGATTACTTACAACGCCTTTATTGATCCGTCTCAAGTCGGCCAGATTTCCAAGCTGTCTGAAGAAGATACTGATGAAGAAGATGGTATTGAAATTTCTGTACCTGTTCGTGAGGATGATTGTCAGGAGTTCCTAGACAAAGGCAAGACTCTGTTTGAGTGGTTCTCCGTCCGTCCTAATGTGAAAGGTTGTAATCCTTTCGAGTATAAGGACTCAAAAGTTTTATTTTCTGGTGATAATTGGGAGTGGAGAGATGTAGTGAGTGACAGGTATCACAGTTATCGTAGTCGTCATGGCGAGTTGACTGTTGTTATGGGCAACATTGGATACCCTGTTGATTCCTCCGACTTGAATTTATCTTATGATGATAAAATTTCTCATCTTGTGTCGGAGAATTTGGTTTTGCGTGTGCCTATTGGAGATGTAGAGATTTCTGCTTCACGGGAAAAGTTACAGTTTACTGATTATACTCGTAAAAAGTTGAAGATGCACCTTCAAACGGTTCGTGAAGAACTTTCTAGTACGATTAGCAAGCAGTTCAAAGTGTGTAACACCTTGTTTGAAGCGAAATGTTTATATGGCAGTACGTTCCGTACAGATTCGCCTTTGTATGCTTTAAGGGATGTTATTAAAGATCATCTTGTATGGAATGGTAAAACGGTAGATGGAGACTCCTACAACACTTACGGTACAGGTGGAGCAACTACGGTAAGGTTTAAGAAAAGTTATCGTGGTGAGCGTTACAAAAGTGACGAATGTGGCTCGTTCTCTTGCGATAAGAATTTGGTTCTTATCGAAAATGATATAGGGCATCGTCGTGGAATGATGGGTAGGATTTTACCTATCATCCACAATCAGAAGAAAACTCCTGTCATGCTTGAGTTCCAATCTTTTTCTGACGGTGATAAAATCATCAAAGCTGATAAGGTTCGTGCTAATTGGATTAAAAAGGAAAAATTCGATGGCACTCTTGTGAAGTTGTCGGAGTTGCCAAAGCATAAGATGAGTGAGTTCGTTGGTTATCAACGGAGTGCTTCCACTACCTCTGGAGGGGTTAAGAATGGTAAACATTCTGCAAAGTTATTTGAGCTTGATATAGTTACCGAAAGAAGGGGTTGGCATAGTCCAAAATCTGACTTTTGGAACATTGCGGAAGTAGACATGGATAACGGTGGAGTATTTGTAATTATTGACAAATTCAATGCTTTGAGAGGGTTGTCCGATGAGTGTGCTAGTCAACTTATCAATAAAGTTAAAGACTTAAAAGCTATTGGAGTTAAGGTTCCTAAAGTCTACGCAGTTAAGATTAAACAACGTAGTCAGTTAGAGGGTAAAAAAGGTTGGCAGAATTTTTATGATTTTGCCAAGGAAAAAACCCTAGAGAAGTTAAACGAAGGTTCTTTAACTCAATCTTACGTCGATTACAAGTCTGCTACGGACTTTACTGGAAATCGTGAAGATGCTTGGGGTTCATATAAATCTGAAGCGTTGGAAATGTTACTGAAAGGATTGCCTCAACTAGCAGACAAAGAAGGAACGATAGCCACTTTCTTAACTAATTACCAGTTGATGAAATCGGCCAATGGTAAAGCCAAACAGTTGCAGAAATTGGTGGAGGTAGCGAACGAATATACTGACATTAAAAAGTTAAAGATTAAACCTACTTACGATCTAAAACAAGAGTTTAAGACCGTGATTGAAAAGTATTCGATGCTGAAGCACCTTGATTCTCATGGTTGGAGATGGAATAATACCAAGGAAATTCAAAGCGATGTCATTAATTACATTAACGTCATTGACCTTTGCAACAAGAGTTAGATTCGGTAGGTATTTGAGTGGTTTCGACTACTGAATCATTTAGAGGCGGCTTTTCTTTCGGGAGGAGTCGCCTCTCTACTGTAAATTAATTTAAAATTTTTTAAAAATTAGAGAAGATTATTATGAGTAAACAAGAAAACATAGACGGGGTACAGCTTGAGAAACTTCTTGCAAAGTACGAAAAAGAGTACGAGAGTATTATAGTGATGGATGATTATGATGGAGGCCGAAAAGAAGCCTTGAGAGTAGTCATAGAAGATTTGCATAAAAAAATGTGGTGGACAATTTAGAAAATTTATTATTCCTTCTCTTGCGAGAAGAAAACTATTAAATTAATAATTATTAGGATTTGAAAAAATTATGGAAAAACCAAAATTATCTTACTCAAGGCTGGAAGAAAAGCCATTACTATTTAATCAAGCAGCAATCGAAGCGGCAGTAGAGCATCTGAATAAACATGATGCTTATTACTATCAAGGTCTGCCAGAATTTGAAGCTGATGATAAATTTAAAGATTATTATATTCAAGAACACAATAGAGAACCAGAACAAGAAGATATTCAAAAGTATGTGGTAGATTTAATTATGGAGTGCGTAGAAGAAAACAAGAAAGAGCAGGAGAGAGTAGAGAAAAGTAAAGAGTCTTGTTCAAGGGTTAATATCTCACAAGGCCAAGAATATAATTCTAAAAAAAGAAAGAAAAAGGGTTGACCCCGCTTTAACCATCTGTATAATAGAGAGAGTAAGCAGTTAAAGAAGGAAAAAATTATATGATACCATATATCTTAACCGAAAAGAGTCTAACGGTTGTAATCGAAGGCAAGGCTCATACTATGAACAACGATCACCCATCGTTTGAACGTGCTAAAGAAGCGTTAAAGGACGAGGAGTGGGAGCGTTTAGAAAACCTATTTGATGTATCGAAGGCAGTCGAAGACTATCTTGATTCAGATGCAGAAATCGAGGTAAAGGATGGAGCAGTATTCTACCAAGGTGAATCAGTTCACAACTTGGTCGTGGATAAGATTTTGAACTTCATGCGTAACAATGAGCCATATCAACCCTTGATTAAATTCCTTGGGAATATGATGGATAACCCATCTCATCGTGCTATTGATGAGCTATACTCTTTCTTGGAGCATAAGGCGATGCCTATTACTCCTGACGGCAATTTCCTTGCCTACAAGGGTGTAACCGATGATTTCAAGGACTTCCATACTCGTACCTTCTCCAATAAGGTTGGAGATGTGCTTGAAATGCGTAGGAATGGTGTGTGTGACGATGCTAACCTTGGTTGTTCGTCAGGATTCCATGCTGGTAGCTATGACTACGCTAAAGGGTATGCGAGTAACGGAGGCAATCTTATGATTGTTGAAATTAATCCAGCAGACGTTGTAAGCGTCCCTTATGATTGCAGTTGTCAGAAGTTGCGTACATCCAAGTATAAGGTTGTGGGTCATTACGAAACAGTTGATGCCCCGCCCTTAAATGAAGGTCTGAATACCGATTTTGGTGATTGGGATGAAGATTATAGTAGTGATTGGAATGAGGGTTACGAACAGGCCAAGAAGGACTTTGGGCTTGACGATTAGGAGAAAGTAATCTGCGTGTTGCTATACACGGGGGGAACAAAAACGAGGTCGTTGAGCTTGCCTTCAGCTTGATGGCCTCGTTTTATTTTAAAATTATTTTAAATTTAATATAATTCGAGAAAGATGTTTAAAGCAAAACCATACGTTAAAGTAGGAACAGGGGAGTGGATTGCAATTATCCCCCGTCCTCCAAAATATGCCACACACGCCGTTCTAACGATGCACAACGATTTGAAGGAGAATGGTAAGCCCAAGACGGCAACTCTCCCCATACAGGATTTTGGGTGCTTTAAAGGGGTATCTGGGAGCTTTCACTATATCCGTATGGACAACAGGCGTAAGGTGCATGAGGAGTATAAAGAAAGTTGGAAATGGAACGGTAGAGAGGTCGAAGGCATAGAGCAACTATTAGAACAATAGAATTATTTAAAATTTTAATTAATTTGAACGGGGCATTTGCTCCGTTATTTTTTTCATTTATTCCTTGCTTATACCCATGCTTAAACTATGTTGAAAGGTAGTTTGAGTGTCTTATTACATATACAAGAGACTCTTTTTAATATATGAATTAATAGGTATAAAAAATGGATGTAATTATTGTTATTGGGGGAGCGTTACTGTTAATGTATATGTCTACCCCAAAGAGAGAAAGCGGAGAGGGAGGGACTAATGTGTCCATAAACGACTCAAAAGGTGATGATAATAGCCTATTTAGTTGGTTCTTCTAGGTTGTCTGATATAGGAGGAAATATAGAGTAGAATAATAGGAGTAATCACTTATTATTATTATTGTGTGTATAAACATGGGTATGTGTAAAATTTATATTTAATTTAATATAATTATTTAAAACTTATTTATTTATTTTTAATTATGAAGATAGAAGCTAACAAGAAAAAAGATTTATTTAAAATTTATGTCAATGCTGCTTTAAGCAATGTACGGGCATGGAATAAGAAAGTAAAGGGAACAAAATATGCTATCAATAAAAAAGATAGTTATTCAGATAAATTATTAAAAATTTATAGATATGCTAATGAGCATGAAGAATCTGACTATAACAGCGGCCCCCAATTATAAATAATATATTATAATTTAATTTAATTATATTTAATTTTTGTAGGTTGTCTGATTTTCTCGAAATAAAGCACTTGACCCTCCTATAACTATATGTTATAATATATATGTTGATGGGGTAGGTCTCATAGCATAGTGTGTGTTGTTCATAAGCGAAGTCCTCTGTCCTGCGAGTGTAGGATGGAGGATTTTCGTGTAAATATAGGTGATGAAACAACACTATGTATTTCTACGCTTGTCCATACTGCGCTCCGTGCGCCCAAGCTCATCTCTTTCTGTCGAAAGAGAAAGCGGTACAGTGTGGTTGTAAGCAGGGGTTCTTCAACAAAGATAAAGAATGTAAGAAACAAAAATATAAATGTAAAGAGGTTTGGAAATGCAGAAAATGTAAAGAGGTTTGGGTTGAGTCAGAAGAATTTTTAAAAGAGCAAAAAAGAAAAATAAAAGATGGATAATATAATAATAATTATTACATTGATAGTAGCTCCTTATTTATTTTGGAAAATATGGAATCGCTCCAAATGGTAGGTTGTAGGATTCGCTCGAAATAACCGTAGGTTGTAGGATTTTTGACTAAATAAATACAGGGGGTAGATTCTAGGTGATTTTAGGTGATTATTTACAATTAGATTGTTATAGGCAAAATTTTAAATAATTTTAAATAATTTTAGGCTTGTTTCAAATCTAACTATATATACTATAAAAGGACAATATGACTACTTCAAAATCTCAAAGATCAAAAAAGAAAATAAATAAACGACCTAATGACAATAATCTTGTATTAAGATATGAAGATGCTTGGAATTATATCGTTAGCCATATGCCTTTATGGAAGCAGGACATTGTAATAAACATGACTCCAGAAGAAGCTAAAGAAAAAGAAGTGCATGAACGTGCGAGTCAGATATTTGATGAGATGGCTAAAGAAGTGAGGAAGTTAGCTGAGTCAAATAGGAAGATTCCACCGCCTAAAGAGAACTGGTCAAAGCCCGAATGATTGTTACAATTAAACCCGCCGCTCTGGCGGGTATTTTTTTTAAAAAATTATCTTGTTTTATTTTTAACTTTAATTAAAATGGATGTATGCCAGTTAAGAAGAAAACGAAAAACAAAGACGGCTCCATACGAAAGAAAGGTTCGGGTCGTACAAAAGGTTCGGTTAGTTTTGTAGAGGTTAGTCTAGGAGACTTAAAACAATCTCTTGAGCCTTTGGGAGACAACGCCACTATCCTTGTAGGACGTAAGTGGGTGGAAGGTCTTGAAATGGTGGGCATACGTTTATCTGCAAAGAAGTTAGACTCTTGCCAAGCTACCAGTAAAGGCAACATCGAAGCAGCAACTACTTCAGTAGACATGAAGGTAGAGGACTTTGATAGTGATGATGAAGTAGGGATAGATGAAGTAGAATTTTAAATAATTTTATTTTATTCTTGTGTCTGTTTTAACTATGTGCATAATTGATAAAGATGAGCGACAAAACCACTAAACTATTTCCTGACATTGTTGGTCAGGACAAAGCAAAGAAGAAACTTATGTTCTTCCATCGAGGCTATAAAGCCTCTGGGATCATTCCACACCTTATGTTTATCGCACCCAAGGGATGCGGTAAGACCACTCTTGCCAAAGCTATTGGTAAGAACCTTGAGGGTGAGAAGGGCAAGCCAAAGCGTTTCCTTGAGATCAACTGTTCTACTATCAAGAACGTGAAGCAGTTCTTCAATCAAGTAATCGTACCTCACGTTGCGAATAAAGAATGTACCGTTCTTTTTGACGAAGCCAGCGAGCTTCCCAAGGATGTGACAATGATGTTACTGACCTGTCTGAACCCGAACGAGAACAATCGTAACGAGTTTGCGTATGAAGATTATGTTGTTGATTTCGATTTTCGTATCCACTCGTTTCTGTTCGCCACTACCGAAGCTCATAAGATTTTCCATGCGTTGATGGATCGTTGCGAGCGTATTGATCTGGAGGAATACTCCTATAATCAGTTAGGCACGATCATCTCTCGTCAGATGAAAGGTATTAAGTTTGAGAAGGGCGTTCTTGAGGATGTCGCCACTATCCTGCGAGGCAACGCCCGTGCTGCTCAAAAGATGGCAAACAACATGAAATCCTACTTAAAGGTTAAGGGTTCTGATAAGTTTATGAACAAAGATTGGGAGATCATGCGTGACGAATTGGGCATCCTACCTTTAGGCGTGAATCGTATTGAGCTTATCGTGTTGAAGGCACTGAAGGAGAAAAAAGAATGTTCACTGACTCACCTTGCTGCCAAGACGGGGTTGACTCCTCAATGTCTGCGTCAAGATTTTGAGATGTACCTTCAGAAGATGAATCTGATGGAGATTACAACCAGTGGTCGTGCGCTTACCAAAACAGGGCATGAATACTTGGAGCGGGAGGATGTTTAAAGTGATAGATCAAACCTCATATAGTATTTATAAAGATATGGAGTTAGATACTGTAACCCGTTGGAGTGAAAATAATTGGAAATGTATAACTACAAATGGATTCTATTTAAATATAAAAATTAAAGGCGGCACACTATATGCTGATTTAGCTGAAACAGAAAATGAGTTAGGATATAATGCAATGCCATTAATTAAATATGATAATAAAACTTTAAAGGAATGGGTTCTAAATAATAAAAAGGAAACATCATTTGAACAAATAAAAGAATTTATGAATTGGACTTGCGCTTCTGACAAAATATGGGATATTTAACACGATGAAAAATAAGAATAAAACATACTTGATTCAAGTAACTACCAAAGGAAATAAAGCTGAAGTCACTCAAGCAATGGAGGTGACAAGTAACGGATACGTTCCGACTGACAAACGTCAGGTTACTCGACAAGTGCTAAATAAGGCTTCTACATTCGTTACCAAGTAGCGAAATAAAGTAGAACAGGCCGCCTACCCTTTCTGTCGTTCATCTGGGGGTGGGCGGTTTTTTGTTAAATAGTCAAATAAAGGAGTGTAAATAAAGACAGTAAGATAATTTGCGGCAAGGCTAGGACGCTTGTTCCGAAATTATATTTTAGGCTGGATAAAGAATCTTATTATTATTAATTAGGTCATATTATAGCTTGCTTTCCATTCAACTATCTCTATAATAGGAGGACATATGAAACAATTCAACACACCAACTATATTATTTATTATTGTATTTAGTATTTATTTTTTATGTGGATGTTCTTCTCCTAATACAGTGGAGTATCTTTCTCCGTCTATGAGAGGAGCTTTCGGCCCACCAGCTAAAAAGGTTGAAGATAAGTCGCCTTGGGGTGACTTGAATAAACAGTATATCAGACAGATGTGGGGTAGATTCCCGAACGGAAGGCCTTGGAAGGGATCTTATGCTAGGCCAAATCCGTGGAAACACTCATACAGAGACGATGTTTATTGGAGTTGGAATTTCAAATAAAAAACTTGCGTTTAGATTAACTACCCGTATAATGGGTATAGTTCTTTGAGAGATTGACAATTTAAGTTGCGGAAACGCGACAACAATTTAAGCTGACGACGGTTGGCTTAAGGGAATGGCTGAACAACCCTCCATCATAAGGGGTAAGGCATAGGGATACGTGTTAGAGTATAATCGTATGAGACACGTGTTTCTAGTAGACTGGTAAACTTGAACTGTATTGTGCACTGGTCTTGATGGTAATGCAGCAATCCATCTTCCCATTAATTTTGTGCGTGGTGCTGGGTTACAGGCCACGTAACAGGAAGAAACACAGGTTACCTCAACCGGAAGCGCGTAAGTATTCCTCGCGTCTGCAAAGGGAGAAGCAGCGGGTAACCAACGTGAGATCCCAAAATTTCCGTAGTCCAAAATCAAAGGGCTACGGTTTCAACAAGGTCGGGAAAAACAAACGCAGTTGATGCGCCCGTTAAAGATGAGTTCACACCGAACGTGACCATCGCCTTGTTATTTTTTTTGCCCTAATAGCACTTGGCACGAATCGTGCTGCCCGATTTCAACCAAGTGTCAAGCGTAAAGTTATTCACACCTCAAAAAATTTCTTAAAATCAACGAATTTCACACCGGAGAAAGTGGGGGTAAACAAGAAATTTTCAGGCATGATACCTCACAAAAGCAGGGCTTTCTTTCAAAACAATTACCCCCTTTGTCGCTCATTAATTGCCATAATTGATTGACAAACTATTTTGCCGCTCATTTGTGATCGACAAAAAAATGCATCTAATGTGCATTTAATGCTTGTCACAGGCTTAACTATGCTTATAATGGTTATAACAGTTTGAGACATTAACACTAGAAAAAAGGAACTATATATATTATGCCTATAGAAGCAAAACAACAGATTGATGAGGGCTACGACTTCACCGCCAAACAGGTTGAAGTACCCCATCCAATCACCGGAAAAAAATCCGGTTATTACATGAACATCCGTGAAGACACGGGCGACATCATGGGGTGGACTACTGACCGTTACGGTCTGGTTAATCACCGTGACATAGTAGGGTTTGCAGACAATGCGTTTGCTGACCGTGGTATCGAGGTTAATCGTAAAGTTTACGTGACCGAAAACGGTGCGAAGTGCCGTGCGGTTTATGACCTTATCGGTTCGGAATATCAAGCGGAAGTTCCCCAAGTCGGTGACATTATGGGCTATCGTTTGACTGCTCAAAACTCGCTTGACCGTAGTCTTCGGATGGCTTATTCGTTAGGCTTAAAGCGTCTGGCTTGTTTGAATGGCATGACCACAACCGAGTCGGAAGTGGAAATGACAAAGAAACATTCTTTGAATGTTAACTTGAACGAGGTGCTTTCTCCAAAAGCCTTGGATACTGCTCTTGCCAAGATGAAGCAGAGCCTGACTGTTTACGGTCGGTTGTCGCAGTCGGAAGTTTCTCAAGAGCAAGGAATCATTATCCTTCAGAACCTAGCAAATGCCAAGGTGTTTTCTGAAAAGGTGCGTGAGTCTATCGCTCAAGTTTGGAACGGCCAACCAGAGGGACTTGGCAGAGGTGGAGATGCCGATAAGAGTCGGAACCTTTACAACCTTAACAATGCCGTCACGGAGCATTTGACCTATGAGGTTGCGGATACTCGTTTCGAGTATGCAAATCGTGTGACCTCTCAAGTCTTAAAGAGGTTCGACAAGGCGACTCGGAACCAAAAAGTTTTGGAGAAACTTTGGACTCCCGCCAAAAATGATCAAATAGTGATTACTGAGTAGGCTACCCAACCGATCCCCTCGCTGCGTTAATCGTGGCGGGGGGATTTTTTTTGCCCGTTTAAATAATAACTATTAAATAACGATTATTAAATAGACCCGAAAAAATAATAACACCAAATAAGCACTTGGCACGGATCTTGCAGCCTGATTTTTAACTAGTGGTCAAGCGAAAAAAAAAGAAAAAAAATGCTTGCATGAGTCTTAACCATCCCTATAATTAAGAACATGAGCAAAACATACGGAACCTATCAAGCAAGAAACGCTGTCAAAGCAGCACAAGTCACCAACCATATCAAAGCACAGAAAAAGATTGGCGTAACTCACGAGGAAGCTAAGGCTGAAGCCTATCGGATCTTCAACATCAAGGCAGCATTACCAATCTTAACCCGTCACTTCTTACTTTAGGGGTTGACACGAGGCTAACTTTCGCTATAATTAAGGAAGATGAAAATTAAAGGAATCAGAAACGGTTCGTTATATTATAACGAAGGAACCCAACGAGTAGAACGTGTTCGTAGTAAAGCGAATAGTCAATCAGTTTTCACCACTGTCCATAACAAAGCGTTGGCTGTGGTTCCGGCTAAATCTTTGAATTTGGCTAGTGGAGAACAGATTGCAAGCTACTTGCAATCATAAACATAACCCTCTCGCCCTTTCTTTACTTTTGGGTGAGAGGGTTTTTACTTGTTAAGAATATAACTATCATTATAATTGGAACTATGAAAGAAACACTTAAAGATTTAGGGAATACCGCTTTGGATATTCTGTTAACCCTTATTTTAACTTTGCTTGCCTTGCATATGCTTTTGTTTGCTGCTGTGTCAGTAGCATCAGCGCAAGAGCTAACGCCCGACCAAACAGTTGTCGCAAAGACTATTCTTGGCGAAGCGCGTGGAGAAGGTAAGGCGGGTATGTATGCCGTTGCTTGTGTCATAGCGCAACGAGCAATTCTGCGGAACAAAACTCCAAAAGAAGTTTGCAAACAGCCTTCGCAATTTTCTTTTTGGGTTAAAGATAAAAAAACTACCCTTGACGACAGGAATAGAGCAACGGTTGAGCGGCTTATGAAGCACGATATCGAATCAGTGCGTTACGCTAAAGCTTTGGCTATTCATGTAATGAAAGTAGATCGTTCTTATACTGACCACGCAGACCACTATTGCGCGACAAGAGTTAGTCCTTACTGGGTAAGAGGGAGGACACCTGTAAGAATCATAGGCAATCATAAATTCTTTAGAATTAACTCCAGAGTTTTTGGAATAACAAAATCTTCTGTCTTGACTCAACCTTAACCATCATTATAATTAAGAAACAATGAAGGCAATCATAGAAATCGAATTAGGCAACTCATCATTTGGCAACAACGATGCTGAAAGACTATTTGAGATGCGAAACGTCATTGAAAGACTAATGGACAACGCTGACCGTATTATGGCAGCAGACGTTGGAGACTTCACAACCGCGCAAGACGCTAACGGTAACACGGTCGCTAGAATGGACATCGTAGAAGGTGGCAGGACACCAAAGATGTACGGTCTGGAAAATCAAGCACCTGATCAGCAACTGAACGTAGACCCCGCAGACAAGTATCAAGAGATGCGGAATGAAAACTGGGCAGACTCAAACGTCAGCGACCCATACTAAAATTATGAGCGACTATTGGACCGGACTTGTTAACTATAAACCAAAAAAGAAAATGACTGATAAAGAATCAAAGCAATTAGATATCTGTCTTGCGTTGTTGGCAATGGCATCCGCAAAGGGAGCGCACCCCACGGATATGCTTAACGCATTCACCTTTGATATGAATCTAATAAGGAACGGGGAAGATCCTACTGAAACTCAAAAACTAATTGAGTAATTTCTGATATAAAAACTTGCACTTTATGTAAATCGGGCCGCACGATTCGTGCCAAGTGCAAGTAAAGTTTTCGAAAAAAGTTATTCACAATGCCTTGACAGGAGGGCGTTTCTGTGTTATATTTATTTCAATGAAAGTGAGAAGGAAAAGAAAACGCAGAGCAAGAGCGAGAGTGAACCGCGAAGGCTTTATGAATAGCGCAACCCGTGAACATCGCGTGAAGAAGGGTAAAGGCTCTTTTAGGCGTAGAAAAAAACATCAAAAAAAATTCGATTAGGGCTTGCATTGTCCTGCTCGACCTGTCATAATCCTATCCAGAAAGTAAATCAATTATGTATAACAACCACACAAACACAAAACTAGAGTATCAAGACTTCAGCACTAAAATCATCGTTGCCATCACTGGCGCACCTGAAGATGTGGAAGCTGATTTCTGGGGATTCTTCAACACCAACGCCACCGATGCGGGATTGCATCATTTTGGCGAGGCGCGTATTCATTGGCTAACACCTACCACCGCGCAATTTTACACAACCCGTGAGCGTTTGCTTGCTGGTATGGAATTGCGAGCTTTGAACAAACTTCTAAACGAGTCTGCCGATGGTTACAAAGGCACAAAAGGCGGTGCGTTGGCAGATGCTAAACAAATGGCGCAAGAGTGGTTTGACTCGATGGAACGTGTCACGGACATCATCAAAAAGAATGTGCGAGAGACTACTTACGGCATGGGAACCATCTCGGCCGAAAAGCCTGACAGCGATTATAGTGCTTGAATCAATCTTAACTATCTGTATAATTAACAAAGATGAACGACCTATTAAAATTTGGAGATCCGAACTCCAAGCTAAAGAAAATGATTCGGAAGCTTGGGCTTAAACTAAAAACCTTCACGCTTCCCGCTGGACACACTTGCCCCGGAGCAAAAGACTGTTTATCAAAAGCAGATCCTGAAACCGGAAAGATTCAAGACGGGCCAGATACGGAGTGGCGATGCTTTGCCGCTAGTGCAGAGGCAACGTATCCGTCATTGCGTAAAATGGTTTGGCATAACTTCGACTTGCTAAAGCAAGCTTTGAAATTAGACCAAGAGGCAGGATTTGAGAACTGCCCACACACTACCGATTTAATCAATCGGAGCTTGCCCAAAAAGTTTGACATCATGCGTGTCCACGTTGGCGGGGATTTCTTTTCAAAGCGTTACTTGCAAGCGTGGGTTGACGTTGCAAGGCAAAACCCTGACAAGGTTTTTTATGCCTACTCGAAAAGTCTTAATTTCTTTTTGGAATGGGCGTTGCCTTCTAACCTTGTCTTGACTGCCTCGCGTGGTGGCAAGCATGATGAATTGATTGACGTTGCCGGTTGGAAAGAAGCTGTTGTTGTTTACAGTGAGCAAGAAGCAATCGACAAAGGTTTAGAAATCGACCACGACGACACACACGCAGCGTTTGGAAAAGAAAACTTTGCGTTGTTAATTCACGGGACACAGCCAGCAGGGAGTATGGCAAGTAAGGCGTTGCAACTTCTTAAACGGGGAAAGGTTGCCGCGTGAGCTTAGAAGTAATATTTATAATTGCCTTTTTAATATTTCTTTTCCAGCTACAAAAATGAAAATCCGAATAACAAACAAAGGCCCGCCCTAAAATTTTTCTTAAAAAAAGCTTGACCACTCGCCAAAAATCGGGCAGCACGATTCGTGCCAAGTGCTCAAAGCTAGGTGGGACATTGGCTGTCCACCCACTTAAATTATTTTTCAGACCGCTATTTGAGCCCACAAAAACAGGGTTATTCTGCACCATTTTTTTTTGCGTATCACTTGCATTATTCGTAAAAGTGGAGTATATTAAGGTATGTTAAACAAAGAACTAACAGTAGAACAAGAAGCTCAACTCCTACTCAACCAAGAGATTGAGGTAACAAGCTCACGCATCATGCAGCTTTGGGGTAAGCGTGGAATCGTTGAGGCTGTCATGGCAGATGGTCGTACGTTAGACATTAAGCTAGCTGATGGCAAGAGCGTTTTCCTAGATGTCACCTTTGTGGGTGAAGTGCGGGAAGGCATAGCGTTTGCCAAGCAAGAACAGTCTCTTGGCCCAATCGCTAACAGCGTAGTGAAAAGCACTCTTTAGGCTTTACAGGCATTTAACTATCCCTATAATTATAACAATGATGAACGAACTAGACCAATTCAAAGAAGATACCGCGATGCGCCTGTTTGGGCGTAGTCGTCGCCTTGCCATCGCTGGCAACCAATGCGTTAAGTGTGGCGCACACGATCTTGAGTTCCGTGACGAACTCAGCAGCAAGGAGCATGGCATCTCCGGTTTCTGCCAGTCCTGTCAGGACGACATCTTTGGCCCCAGCGATGAGGAGAAAGAGGAGGTTCTTGGAATCACTCACCAAATGTTTGGAGGTGAAGAATGTTAGACATCACTGACAAAAAAGCTGTAAGAAAAACTTTCCGCCGTGATGTTTACCGCAATCTTCATTTCAGAGATGAGGTTGTCTATTCTGTGCGTAAAGATGGTCTGGTTGAGGGTCACGCCCTTTGTTATGTAATGGATGGCGTTACCTTTCACGTTGGGCCTAAAGGCAACCAGCGTGTGCGTGATGAGGAGCGTAAAAACGTTCACGCTGTTATTCGCGGGCACGTTATCAATGCCGTTTGGTATGATGAGGATGAGATGGAATGGGCCAAGAGTGCTGCCCAACAATTGGCTGAGATAGAAATGTGTGGTGTGCCTGTGAGTCGTAACACGAATGTAAGTGACTTGGATGATCCGCGCGCGTGGGAGCCTATGTATAAATGGGTAGAGGTTAAGTATAACCCTTATAAGTTCAAGAGCTTTGTCAGCCCTGTTTATTTGCCATTTGGTTCCGAGGAGCCAGAATTCAGACCCATCTTTGAGGCTCGTAAGGTTGTTATTTACAGCGAGGACAACAAGAGCAAAGTCATGGCAATGGTTCCAATTATTTAACTTGCCCTTCTTAACTAATTCAACGAAACCTTATTCTGTATATGAAAAATTCAAAGAAAACTGATAAAATCCTGAACGAACTCCGTCGTCAGGGATGCACGATTAAAGAGAAGAAAAACAATGTGATGATTATTCCTCCTGATTCGAATGTGGAAGCTTACACTGTCCATAGAAGTGACAGACACGTTGGAGCATTGATTGACCATTGCTTGAAAAGATATAGCCACCTTTTGAATTTCAAGAAGCTGGCAAAGTATCACAAGAGATTTCAAAACGGAGCGAAGGACTAAACACGAGCGGCGCGAGCCGCTTTTTATTTTTTACTTGCACTTGGCACGAATCCGGCAGCACGATTCATGCCAAGTGCTATTGTGAATAACTTTCTGAAAAAAATGCCTTCCAGCCCTTGACAAACGGTCGTTTGTGTGTTATATTTATACAAGATGAACGAAGAAAGACTAAAACCACTTTTTGATTTAGACGGAACCCTAATCCGTGAGGATCGTGACAGCGATCGCCTTTTTGATTTCTTTCGCCCTCACGCTATCCTCGCACTAACAGAAGATGATTTAACTCCTCTCGGCGTACTCGTTAGAGACTCTGGAAAAGAATTTGATATCCTTACAGCGAGAGGCCATAAAAACGCAGAATTTGTTCGCATCGCTCTTACTGCTCTCGGATTCAATGTAAACAAGATCGTCACCGTTGGAGTAGACATTAACTCTCCAGAAGACATGGATAACGTCAGCAGCAAAAGAGTAGCGGAAAGGAAAATCAGAATCGCCAAATTTGTTCAAAGAAAATTAGTTGACAATGACGAACGGAATCTGGTAGGATTGGGCGAGTTAGGAGAATTAGTAAGCCAAGATCAAAAGGAATTTTAATTATGATAAAGAACGGAAAAGAACAAAACGTAGTACCCACCACACGCAAACAAAACCTTGCTGCTGCCAAGGCTTGTGACGACCACTATGAGGCTTGCAGCTTGTTTCGGGCGTTGCAGTACGCCAACAACATGGGAACAGGTGAGGATGACTTTGACGAATTGGCAGAGCATTTCATCAACAAGCAAGGGCTTACGGACTACTGCGAAAACGGATTTAAGAAAGTTAATCGGTAGGACTACGGATGTCCTACCCCCTGTGGTATACTATACGTATGAAAATGATTATGAAAGACATAGAACTAAACGAAAACGGAAACGCCGTGGTAGACGGCACAGAGTATGAAGTGCGTGGATTTGACCACGAAGGACAAGAGGCGATCGTGATTCACGAATTGGATTTGATTTCTTACGACGAAGGCGATAACTGGGAGGAAATGGAATAGATTATGACATTTAACGATTTGAAATTTAGCGACATATCTGAAACGCATGGAGAAGATGCAATTCAGGCGTATGTGGAATTGCCGAATGGTTATGATGTTTCCGTGGTGAAGCATCGGTTTTCATACGGTGGCGAAAAAGGTATGTATGAGATTGGTTGCTTCTTTAACAATCACATGGTTGATCCTGCTGACTGGGGTGATACCGTCAAGGGTTGGTTGAATGAAAGTGATGTAGAAGATTGGATAAATGTGATTAAAAAATTATGAGAGAATTAGATTCCATTATGTTTATTGTTTTCTTTTTAATGCTTTGCGCTATTGGCGTTTTTGTTATAGGCGTAGCGCATGACGCTTACATTGTTTGGTATATAAACAATTAAAATGAATATTTCAACAAACAAAAAAACAGGCACGACTACAATCGTAATTTCTTCTAAATTAAAAGAGAAATTTTATAGTATTCTTATAGCTTTTGCTTTGGGGTTAATTATCGGTTGGATATTTTAGGCTTGCACTTGGCACGAATCCGGCTGCCCGATTTATGCCAAGTGGTCAAGAACTTCTTAACAGGGAGAGAATAACTTTCTTTATTTAAAGGGTTGACAAATGGGCGTTTGCGTGTTATATTTATACCATGAAGATGATACTGAAAGCTGCCCGCAACGCAAGCCGCCGCACTCGTAACCGTGTCCGTGAGCACGGGCCCGTGTTCGAGGACGTTACCCGTCAACATACTGGGCGTAACTTGGGCAGGGGAGTGGTGGATGGTATGGACTGTGTATTGGTGCGTGCTGGTAGCTGGTTTGGCTGGCTACCCATAGATGAGATTGAGCGCACCACTGAGGGTGGGGTTAAGTTCTGCTGGCCATTAGATGAGGATGGTGACTTAGGTAGCGCAGGGTGGCTATGCTTAAACCATCAGGCATGGCTTAAAGAGCGTGAATAACTTACCCCTTGACAAGCACCCCTATGTGTGTTATATTCTTACCATGATGAATGACATGAGCAACACCACCAACCACGACGCGCGTATCTCCTGCGAGGAGGCCTTCACTGAGGACATGGGCCCTGCCCATTGGGCTAATGAACCTGAGCAGCCCACCCACAAGGAGGTAGCTGGTGTGTGTGAGGATGCCCCTTGCTGTGGGTGCTGTGGTGACAGCATGGACGATGGCTATGGCACGTATGCTGATGATGCGTGGCATGATGCCAACGAGTACCCTGACTGGTAGGGTAGCACTTGGCACGAATCGTGCAGCCAGATCGGGGCCAAGTGGTCAAGAACTTTCTTTTATTCTTTCTCGTCTTCCCAGTAGTAGCCTTCCGGTGGCATGATCTCGTTAAGGGTTGTACCTGTTGCCTTGCTCACTATGTATGGCTTAAGCTCTGCCATGTCTACCATACCCCATTCTTTAGCGAAGCCCATTACATAGCCGAAGCTCAAGCCGTAGCTGTCTTCTTCTTCTAGGTAATACTCCCAACCATTACGCAGGATGATGTGTTGAGCCACAGCGAAAGGCTCTTTCGTGTCTTCATTGTTCGAGTTGATGATATTTCTTGTTTTCATAATTCAATTACCTTTCAACACCAAGCTCTTTGTGGAGCTTGTTAATCTTATTAGTAGTGTGATTCCAAATCACTTTCATATCATTGGTGCGGTAAATCGCAGCACTACCAACACCGCCAAAGTGTTTACCATGAATTCTGACTTCAACGTCATTAACTTCAATTTGTGTCACAACGTCAAAGCGCGTGATGTTCTCAGCAATAAATTCTTGCTCTTCTTTATTTAGTTCTATGTTTTTCATATTCTTCATGCGTCTAGTATACCATACAGGGTGGGACATCCGTAGTCCTACCAGTTAATTTCTTTCACTCGAATGCTGCCGAGTCGGGCAACATCAGGAAACATCTTTGCGGCTACTCTGTGAGCGTGTGCCATATCAAATGCTTGAATAGTTTCTGTTTGCTCGCAAGCGGGACGGCTAGGGTCAACTTGCGTTACTAGGGTTAGTTGGAATAGTTTGTCTTTTATCATGTCTGTTTCAATCATCATGCGTATAGTATAGCACATGAGGTGGGACATCCGTAGTCCTACCAAAAAGAAAGTTAGATTTTTTTTACTTGAGCACTTGGCACGAATCGTGCCGCACGATCTATGCCAAGTGCAATTGTGAATAACTTTATGCAGAAACACCCTTGACAAAGGGCGATTTATGTGGTATACTATATGTATTGAGAGTGAGAGATTAAAGATTATGAAAACAGAAAGTATATTCACAGTAACCTTCACCGATGGTGGAGAGGTATTCATTAAAGCAATGGACGAGGCTCACGCCCGCCGTATCATAGCGAACAACGGCCTTTGGCGTAGGAATACAGAGGATGAGCCATTCGAGCGTACCATAAAAAAAGTTGAGAAAAATTAATGGTGGGACAGCGGATGTCTCACCCCCTGTGCTATACTATACGTATGAAAATGATTATGAAAGAACAAACAAACAAAGCAAACAACCTCATCCTCGGTGCGGTTTACATCAACGCAAACACGGGCGCACCTTGCCGCCTCGTTAACATCGTATCCTGCCAAGGTGTTTGGCTAGAGACTTATGATGGTCAAGGCTATGGTGATCTAGTTAAGTTTAAGGATTGCCATTATGCTGACATCGATGAGGTGAATGATTATCTTGAAGATCACCGTGTTTACAACGCGAGCAAGAAAGCTCCTACTCATAAGCCTGTTAACTATGACACGTATTGGAACGTGCAAGGTTATTACGAAGATAGCTATGGCAACGACATTCGTTGCAGAGACTAACCTTATTACATTAACTAAACCTTTTTATATTATGAAGAAAAACAAACTACCCTACATCGGAAAAATCCAAGACCTCAACGATGAATTCAACAACGCATTCCGTGATGAAGTGTTTATGCCTATGGTCACATTCGCGGGAACGCTTATCCTGTTTACCATACTACTTGACTATTCGTTCCAACTCGTGGAAGCACTCGACATCATCCTAGCCAATTAAGATTATGAGAATTATAGAATTAGAAGAAGCAAGAGAGATTGCAAAGAGTAGTGAAGCAACTCATGTTCGGTTCACTTACGCGAACCATTCTTATCACGAGTACCCCATCGAAAAGCTAGGGGAAGCAATCGAGTCACACAAGTGGAGTCGTTTGGGTTTGCATTACGGAGTGAAGTTAAACGACGAGTGCGAGATTAAAAACGAGGGTATGGCTACTGGTTGGCGTATCGATGACTTCATTCAAATTGGTGAGGTTGACTATTCTTGGAACAACGAGCAAACGGGTTCACCCGCGTGGGAATACCACAGACGTTAAAGTTGTTATTGAATTAATGAAAAATTATAGCACTCGCGGCCTGAGATATGGTCGGCGGGGGGTAATTTCAATCTTTCCGGCCGTTTCAAATCTTTGCATATATAGGAAGGTCAAAAAATCCCGAACAGCTATATTAATTTAGGTCTTTCTCTATATAGAAACTATAATTATCGATGCTTGTGCGAGAAAAAGATATAGATAAGGTTTTATTAGTTAATTTAGATAGCTCTACAAAAAGATATGCAGAATTTTCAGGTATAGAAGGCATAGAAAGGTTTCCCGCTATAGACTCTAGGGAAAATTGGTTTGTATATAAGGACTACGATTTAAAACTAAAGCCTTTTTGGAATTGGGAAACATATTTCGCCCAAGGCAAGGGCGCGGTTGGTTGTTATTTGAGTCATTATTTAATTTGGCAAAAAATAATAAAAGAAGACATAGATTTATGCTTGGTGCTTGAAGACGATGCTAATGCTGAAGATGTAAAAAACTTTTTAACTACAACTCAAAAAAAATACTACGCCCACTCTAATAGCATAATCAATTTAAATAAGCGTAAACAGTTCAGAAATTACATGGTGGGGACAGAGTCATACCTTCTTGATAAAAAAGGCGCACAGAGCCTTGTGGAGGCAGTAAACGGTATAATTGAAGAACCTGTAGATAGATTTATGGGAAGGGCACATTATAGAAAAAGAATAATAAAATTAATTTATGATCCATGTATAAATTTAAATTATGAAGTAGGAGGGTCTTGGGAGAGTAGTGAGGTCATGACAGACTACGCACCTTGGTCATTAAAAGACGAACAAGGGTGGACGCTGTCTTTAAAAGAGCAACATAAAATAATTAAAACCGAACATGGAGAAAAATGGTGGTGGGAAAAAGATGATTGATCATAAAAACAGATATATATACGTAAGGACACCGAAAGCTGCCTCTACAAGCATTCTCGGAGCGTTATTCCAACAACAAACGACCCATTTCTTCACTAACGTCAATAAAGAGTTCCGAAGAAGGCTAATAAATGTCGAAACCTATTGGGAGGGTGATCGAAACCATTATCCTTTAAGCGTCATGAAGAAAATAGTCCATCCTCAAATTATAAAAAATTATTTTAAATTTTCATTCGTTCGTAACCCGTGGGCTAGAGTTTTTTCTGCTTATAATTATGAAAAAGCGTGGCATGATGCGAATGGTCACGAATTAGTTCATCACATAAAGGGTGATTTCAATGAATATGTTGAAAATTACGATAATTGGTACAAAACACATAAAACTACCTATTTTGAGTACACTGAAGGTTGTGACTTCATTGGCAAAATGGAAAATTTACAAAATGATTTTGATGAAATGTGCTCTTTAGGTAATTTGAAGACAAAAACGCTGAAACATCTTAATGTCACAGATAAAAAGATAGAAGCTAAAGGTAATTTTTTTAAATATAGAGATCACTATACCTCTAAGACTAAAGATATAATTTATAAAAAATTTAAAAAAGATATAGAATTCTTCGAATATGAATATTAGTAAGATCTTTGAGATTGGCGTGATGAAAACGGGCACGACAAGCCTTGGGGCAGCTTTTAGACAGTTAGGCTACAAGGACATGAAGTGGCATCCTGTAGCTTATAATAAATTTATTGAATCGCGGCATACTGATTATAAATCTCTATTTGATATTATTGATCAATACGAAGCATTTCAAGATGGGCCGTGGCATGATTGTGATTTTAGAAAACTAGATGAGCATTACCCTAATAGTAAGTTCATTATATTAGAAAGAGATGATGAAAGTTGGATTCGCAGTATGGAGTTACATAACTCACCAATCTATAATATAAATAAAATTCCTGATGAATATCTTCATGATGAATGGGTGCATGACAGATCTAATACTATTGATAGAAAATTGAAATGGAAAAAAGAAAAATACAATAGAATAAAAAACTATTTTAAAGATAGGCCTAATGATCTATTAATTATGAATATTTGTGGCGGCGAAGGTTGGGAAAAGATTTGTCCCTTTTTGAATAAAGAAAAGCCTTCGTGGCCTTTCCCGATAAGGAACGTTTCTCCTACTCAAGAAAAAAATTAGATATTCTATTTCAATATGAATGGGGCTTTCTGATAGATTGTCAAAAATAGTGTAACTATTATTATGCCAGAAAAGAAAACTTCTTCTTCAGGGCCGAACAAACTTAAAATTCGTGGAGCAACGGAACTTGCAGAACAACTTACTGAAACAAATGAAAATCATGTGAAACAACATCAAGCAGCGAACCCGATAAAAACAAACATCAAGTTAAGACAATTCCCTTGGACAGAAAAACAAAAAGAATTTTTTAAAATTGCCCTGCACCCTTCTACTAATATAATCATCGTTAAAGGACCGGCAGGTACTTCTAAAACATTATTAGCTACTTATTGTGCTCTTCAGTTATTAAACATGAAGGTAATAGATAATATCATGTACCTAAGGTCTGCTGTCGAGTCGTCTGACAAAAGTTTAGGTTTTCTGCCGGGTACGGCTGAAGAAAAATTAAGATTTTTTAATTTACCTTTTTTAGATAAATTAGATGAACTTTTAGCTTCTATTAAAGCGGAAAAATTGGAAACCGAGAATCGCGTTTCCATGTTTCCTGTTGCATTTGCTAGAGGAATGAATTGGACAGACAAATGCGTTATCCTAGATGAAGCACAGAATTCGACAATAAAAGAAATAACTACGGTTTTGACCCGATTAGGGAAAAACAGTAGATGCTTCATTTTAGCAGATCCAGCCCAAACGGACCTTCATGAGAATAAACAAGGAGGGATAGAGAAAATTAACGAAAAATTTTCTGACGAAGAAAGCCTACAAATGGGAATTTATACGTTTGAATTTACCGAAGAAGATATAATGAGGTCAGAATTAGTAAAATTTATTGTGTCAAAACTTAATCAACTGTAATATAATATAGGAGTAAATCATATGCCTAAGAAAAAAACAAAAAACGATGCCGAAGAAGTATCTAACAAAGAAGAACCAATCCCTGTCGAGCTCGTAGAAGAGAGCGAAACAGACAAGCAAGTAAAACTTCAAAGCATCATCCAGTCTCAAGCGGAAGTTAAAAAAGTTGAAGCAGAGACGAGAAGGTCAGAAGCTGAAGCCTTAAAGGCTGAGGTGGAAGCTAAAAAAGTTTTTTACGCTTACGAAAAAGAACTACAGTCTGACGAAGAAAACTGCCTTTATCGCTTTTCGAGAGATGTCAACGAAAGCTCTGTATCTGGGTGTATGAAGAAGCTTACACAGTGGCACCGTAAAGCCCCAGAATGCCCCATAGAGGTCGTTTTCTCTTCTCCGGGGGGTAGTATCATAGATGGATTCGAATTATTCGATTTCCTGCAAGATTTGAGGAATAAGGGGCACCACATTACGACAGGCTCATTAGGGATGGCTGCTTCGATGGCTGGCATTCTTTTACAAGCTGGAGACAAGAGGTGGATTGGTCACCAATCATGGATGATGATTCATAGGGCCGCTTTTGGAGCGATTGGCAAAACTTACGAAATCGAAGACGAAGTTATGCTTGTAAAAAGGATAGAAGACAGAATCCTAGACATATTTACTTCTAGGTCTAAATTATCTCAAGCTCAATTGAGAAAAAATTGGGATAGAAAAGACTGGTGGATTGACGCAGACGAATGTAAGAAATTAGGGCTAGTTGATGAAATTAGAGCAATGATGCCTGAGCACCTTAATGCTCCTAAAAGGAAGAGGAAGCCTAGGAAAAAGAGCATTAGAAAGAAATAAGGGTCTTAATAGAGTGTAAAGAGAAAATAGCTATGAAAAAATTAATTGTATTTTGTGCGGCACTTTTTGTAATCGGCTGCAACTGGGGAAATTCCGGATGTCCGGACTGTTCCTGCGAAGCGGGCTGTTGTTCATCCGACAGTTGCTCAGTTGCCGATTGCAATTGTGCGTGCGAGAAAGAGTAAAAGTTTATGGGAACTTGGAGTTCACGCATAGGCAAATTCAAAAAGAAAGACCCTAACCACGGATGGCTTTGGAAAAAAATTCAAGGTCAATTCCGTAAGGTTCGACACTGGTGCTGTAAGGCCGCTTTATGTAACTTCGACACATGTAAATGTGACTGCCACGAAAGAGATATACCTAACGACTGTAAGAATCCAAAATGCGGTTGTAAGAAAAAGCGATAAAAAAGCGTTGGTTAAAGCTTAGGTAGGTGGGCTAAATCTTTGTGTATTTCTTGACCTAGCTTGTTAATGGCTACTGCTCTTTCCCAGAGATCATCCTTCGAGAACTTCTCTTGGTCTTTTATTATGATTAAAGATAGCTCTCCTATTTCTTCAAGCTTTTCTTGTATATGCTCAATCTTACTTTTTGGTAACAAATAATCCATATTCTGGATTACACCTCTTACTTACCTCTATATTGAGCTTTACGGCTTCTTTCAGTTTTCCTCCACCCACATTCATGATATAAAAATCTACTTATAGTATTAGCAAATTTATATATTTCTTTTTCTGGCTTGTCCCAAAAGAAAGCATGAGCAAATTCATGGATGCACGTATTAAGTTCTGTTTGCTTGGTATTGTAAGGATTTATACAGATTTTAGGATGTTTCTCGGTAGGATCTTCGCAAATCCCATCACATTTTTCCCCATAAAGCCTTTTATCTGGTTTTCTAAAAACAACCTCGTATTCCACCCCTTTACAGTTCCTAAACACGAAATTGCCATTTCTCGCCTTAGTCCGTCTGCGCATATCTAAATTTACACTCTATAAGAATACCGTCTAATTTATATTAGATTTTAAATTTTTTTTTAATATTATAAGATAAATGAAGACTTATTGTACAAATTGTGGTTGTAAGGTAGAGCACCTAGCTCAACAAAAACCCAACTTTTGCCCAAAGTGTGGATACTCTTTTACTGGGGTATCATCCTCTCAACAAAATGCTCAAATTAATGAAGAAAATGAAGAGGATGAAGAGGCTTTAGGTTTAAATGTCGATAGCGATTTCGAGCTAGAATTCGAATTAGACGAAAAACCAAAACGCTCTAATAAACTGTCCGATCTAATGGGAACATCTGGAGGAGCCCCCAACGATAGCGAGCAAAAGAAAAGGGGAAGAGGCAGGCCTAAAAAAATAAATAAGGAAAAAGTCTGGGAAGACTTCAAAAAGGAAGCAGGTGGAAATCCTCATAAAGAAGCGAACGAATAAATATGCCTCGCAAGAATGCAAAAGTTCAAAAAAATCCACCAAAAAAAAGAGCAGCTAATAAAAAGATAGCGAAAAAAAAACGCGTGTCTACTCCAAAAAAGCGCGTAAAGAAGTTGAAGTTCGAAGACTGCATCCAAGAAATCGATGTAGAGATTTGCAAGAGAAAAAATAAATGGAATTTAACCGCCTTAGCTTGGATGGATTTTGATGACGTATCCCAAATTTTAAGAATCCATATATTTAAAAAATGGCACCTGTTTGACCAAACAAAAAAACTAGTCCCTTGGATTAATAGAATAATATCCAACCAAATAAAAAACTTAATAAGAAATCATTATGGTAACTACGTAAGGCCTTGCGTCAAATGCGCTGCGGCAGAAGGAGAAGATTTATGCGTCATATATGGTAAACAGTGCGCTGATTGTCCCTTGTTTAAAAATTGGTATAAAAACAAAAAAAGCGCATATGATACTAAACTACCCATAGCTTTAGAAAACCACTCTCAAGAAGTGTTTTCTGTACAGAACCAAGACTCTTTAGATATGGACGTAGCGTCTCAAAAGCTACATGACAGAATGCAAAAAATGTTGAAAGTTAATGAATGGTTAGTTTATAAATATTTATATATAGACCACATGTCAGAAGAACAAGCAGCCAAAAAAATGGGATATAAAACTACGGAAAAAAATAGAAGCCCCGGCTACAAACAAATAAAAAATTTAAAAAAATCTATAATAGCTAAAGTTAAAAAATGCTTATTGAATGACGAAATAGATATATTTTAATTATGGAAGAAATTTTCTTATCAGAAGAACAAAAAGAAAAGGTTTTGAGCGAATGGAACTCAAAGCCTAACGACCCCCCATCACTTTTAGAGCTTATCAAGGCAGCGGGGTTTGAAGATAAAGATGGCCGAAGTAAAGAAGGTCGAGCGGTAAAACAATTTTTAGCTTCAAGGCAAATTAAAGCCCAAGGAGCCCAAAACTATCAACCTAAAAAAAGGGTCAATCTAACGGATGAAGACGTAGAGTTTATTATTAATAACATGGGGATGATGAAATCGATGGAGATGGCTCGGGTGATATTTAAAGATGAGACTTTGACCAATCTAAACCAAGAAACTCGAGCGGTCCTTGAGGTCGTACGTTCTCACGAAGAACAAGTGCAGCCTTATGAAAATACTGATGAAGCCTCTATAGACCAATACAAGCCCCCAAAAACTTTTGATCAGTCCTTGGCAAGAATTAATAAATATATGCATAATGGCATTAATAAAACGAAACTTAACATCAAGCAAAAGAAAGACATCCAAGCCCTAATAGGTTTCCTGCATACTTATAGATTTACGCATCAAATTAACAGTTATAATACTACAACAGAAAGAGATTTATTTGAAAGTAGTTTTGTCAGATATGCATTTGATAAAAACGATCTGACAGAAGAAGAAGTAGATCAATACATAGTGTTATCTACAGAGGTAGTTATAGCTTCAAACATCCAACACCGAGTAGAACACTTGCAGATGCTAATGGATGGGGTGGCAAACGACACAGAAGGCCGAAGAATTTCCATGTCTTTAGTGGAAGCTATTAGTACGGCTCAAACAGAGTATAACCAATGTGTTAACAGACAGCATAAACTTTTAGAGAGTCTAAAAGAAAAAAGAAGTGACAAACTCAAGAAACAACTACATGAAAATGCTAGCATACTAAATCTAGTGGAGATGTGGAAAGAGGAAGAGAGCAGGAAGCAACTTATTGAGCTGACTGAGCTTCGCAAGAAGACCTTAAAGAGTGAAATAGATAAGCTTTCCGGGATGGACGAGGTAAGGGCTAGAATCATGGGCATAACAGATGACGAAGCCTTAAATTAGTTATAATGATCTGTAAAGTCTGTAATAAAGAATTCGAAACAGAACGCCAACTTCATGCTCACTTAAAAGCTCATAAGTTGACGATGATAGAATATTATCAACAATACTACCCCCGTTACGATCTATACGATAAAAAAATAATAAAATTTAAAAATAAAACTCAATACTTAAATACTGATTTTAACTCTAGGACTAATCTACGCATGTGGATGAAAGATAAGCCAGAAAATGAAGCTAAAGAATATTGCGCTTCTCTAATGAAAAAAAGAATAGAAAAAAAGGGCATAGAGTACGCTCCAACTCAAGTAGAGCTAAGAACTATTTTAAGTCCCCCTATTCAGTATCATGATAAGCTATTCGGATCTTACAACCAGTTCTGTGAGGGTTTAGGCCTAAAGACTAAATTTGTATCTCCGGGAGAAATAGTCGAAGGCTCAAAATGGAAAGACGCTAAATACAAAATCTACGTAGATACGAGAGAGCAAAGACCTTTAAAATTTAAAAATCGTCAAATAGAAATCAAAACTCTAAAGTTTGGAGATTACGCTTTTAGTAACAAGGAGGCGACCTGTAACTGTTATATAGAAAGAAAAAACTTGTCGGATTTCATAGGCACGATAAGTGGCGGCTACGAACGTTTTATAAATGAAATAGAAAGAGCCAAGGAAGCGGACGCTTATTTAGTTGTCCTAGTAGAAGACACCTTAACGAACTCGTTAAGCTTCCCATTCTTAAGGCATATATCTAAAAAAATTAAAGCTACTCCTGAATTTATTTTTAATAGAGTCAGAAGTCTTACTCAGACTTATCCGCATATCCAATTTTTATTTGTTAAAGGCCGGGTAGAGTCCTCGAGGGTTATAGAAAAAATATTTACTAGCGGGTGCGTTCATGAAAAGATCGATCTCCAACTAGCATACGATACTAAGAAGTTATAATGTGGTACGCTCCAGAAAAATACAAAAAAGATATACTTGATGTAAATCAAGAGCTTCTTAAGTTGAAAGGTGATCTAGGAGAAAAAGAGGCCAAGATTACTCTTGTAAAGTTTCTAAAAGCTAACATAGGTTTTACCACGGAGCTTTTATCAGGAATTAAATTAGCGCCCTATCAAGAGGTTACTCTTAAAGGATTATTTAATAGGAACTTTAGCATGTGTGTCTGGGGCCGTGGTTGTGGCAAATCTTTTATAGCTGCTGTTTACTGTTTTTTGCAATGTATTTTTGAGCCGGGAACGAAAATAATGATCGCTGGACCAACCTTTAGGACAGCTAGGAACATATTTACCAATTTAGAAAAGATGGTAGATTCGAAAGGCGCTGAATTGTTACGGCAAGCGTTTCATATACAACCCTCTAAAAGAAACGACCAATATGAATGGCAAATTAATGGAGGAACGATAACAGCAATTCCGTTAAGCGGAGAAAAAATTCGTGGTTTTCGTGCAAACGTTTTGCTTTTAGACGAGTTCTTACTTCTTAGTGAAGACATAGTCAAAACTGTTCTTATGCCATTCTTGGTAGCTCCACAGAACATGAAGGAAAGAATTGAAATCAGAGAAATAGAAGACAGACTAATTAAAGAAGGAGCGATGAAAGAAGAAGACCGAATGGTGTTCGAGAACGATTCTAAAATGATAGCTCTGTCTTCCGCTAGTTACACCTTCGAAAATTTATATAAAACCTACAAAGAGTGGGTGGAAAAAATTTACTCTAAAGAAGAGTTGGATGCGAGCTATTTTATATCTCAAATGGGATACGAAGCTTTACCGGAAGAGATGATAGACACAACCATTATCGAAGAAGCTCAAAACGGAGGACAAAGTCATTCAAGTTTTCAACGAGAATATTGTGCTCAGTTCACAGATGGCAGCGATTCTTACTTTAGTGCTAAAAAAATGTTTGAGTGCACGGTCCCTGACGGAGATAAGCCAACCACTTTACTTAAAGGTAAACGAGATAAAAAATATATATTAGGAATTGATCCATCTTTTTCTAATAGTCCCAGTTCTGATTATTTTGCGATGTCTATTCTAGAACTTGATGATGAAAGAAAAGACGGAACCTTGGTACACAGTTATGCCGTAGCTGGTGGAGACTTAAAAGATCATATAAGATATCTTTATTATGTTATTAAAAACTTCGATATAGAAATGATTTGTATTGATAATGCCGGTTATCAATTTATCGACTCCGCTAACGAATCTGAGTTATTTTTAAAAGACAACATAGACCTTAAATTCTTCGACTTTAATAGTGAAAAAGATGGCGATAATTATGCTATGGAATTAAAAAGAGCTAGAAGGGCTTACAATAAACAAAATGGAGCCATATGCTTTAAACAGGTATTCACTTCTGAGTTTATTCGAAAAGCCAACGAACACTTACAAGCGTGTATAGACCATAAAAAAATATGGTTCGCTTCCAAAACCTCTGCTCATGGCGACGTCTTTACAGGAGCGACAAAACAAAAGGTGGACGTTAGGCTAGTTTCGGAAGAGAACGTGGGCACATTTATAGAAACTCAAGACGACTTAATCTATCAGACAAAAAGGCAATGTGCTCTCGTAGAGGTTAAAACTACCGCAAGAGGTACGCAAACTTTCGATTTACCTCATCATCTGAAGCGTAGCACTTCTGCCTCAAGAGCTAGAAAAGATAATTATACCACATTAATGCTTGCAAATTGGGCTTTAAAGTCTTATTATGATATGATGGAAATAAATTTAGAAGACCAAGACGCTACTTTCGTCCCGAGGATGATATAAATTCTCATTTAAGGTTATTTTAGCTCATTTTTTTAAATTTTAGTTTTTTTTTATTCGTCAGTGTAATATTATCTAAGTTATGCCAGCTAAAAAGACCCAAACTACGAACGCGAAACAAGGGAAACCTTCTATAGAAAAAAAGGCTTCTAGGAGGAAAAAGACCTCAAACGAAAGTACCCCCTTGATGACATCCTCTGCTTCTGCTAGGCAAGACACTGGGGTAAGAAGAAACAAATCTGGCTCTATAGTCCGAACGGACCGGTTTAGGAACATTGACGAAGGAATGGTTCCCTTTAACTATTCTCTGGGCCCGTATGGAAAATCAGCAACAAATTTAGACGTAAGAGATACAGTCATCTTATGCCAAAAAGCTTATTATAATTTTGCTGTATTTAGAAACACTATCGATCTTATGACAGAGCTTTCTGTAAGCGAAGTTTATCTTACGGGTGGAAGTAAGAAGTCTAGGGAATTTTTTAACGCTTTTTTCAAGAAAGTTAATTTGAAAAGTCTACTTGATCGATTTTTCAGAGAGTATTATAGGTCAGGGAACGTTTTTTTATATAAGTTCGAAAAAGATATTACTAAAGCGGATGCGAAAAGACTGACTCAGACTTACGCTAACACTCTAGGCAAAATTTCAATTCCTGTTAGGTATACCTTGTTGAATCCCGCAGATATACAAGTAAGCGGTAATATCTCTTTCGCTACTGGAAAATTTTATAAAGTATTAAACTCTTATGAAATGATGAGGTTAAAGAACCCTCAGACAGAAGAAGACTACGAGGTTTTAGAAAGTCTTCCTAAAGAAACTAAAGAGCAATTAAATAATCAGTCCAAGCAATCCAACTCTATTCTAACCTTACCTTTGGACCCGAATAAAGTTTCAGCAGTTTTTTATAAGAAGCAAGATTATGAGCCTTTCGGAGTTCCGATGGGTTACCCAGTTTTAGAAGACATAAACTGGAAAGCTGAATTAAAAAAAATGGACATGGCTCTGACTCGGACTATGCAACAAATGATTTTACTTGTCACCATGGGTACCGAGCCCGACAAAGGAGGAGTGAACCAAAAGAATTTAGCGGCCATGCAGAGCCTTTTCGAAAATGAATCAATAGGCCGGGTTCTGATTGCAGATTATACGACAAAAGCAGAATTCGTTATCCCTAAGATTGCAGACTTACTAGACCCTAAAAAATATGAAGTGGTAGATAGAGATATACAAATGGGTTTAAATAATGTTTTAGTAGGGGGAGAAAAATTCGCTAACCAAAGCGCAAGAATCGATGTGTTTATAGCTAGACTAACCCAAGCGAGAGAAACTTTTATTAACGACTTCTTAATGCCTGAAATTAAATCTATAGCTAAAAAATTAGGCTTAAGAAATTATCCTACTCCAATTTTTGAAGACATTAAATTGAAAGACCCTTATAACAACAATAGAATCTATAGTCGTTTAATTGAGTTAGGTATTTTAACACCAGAAGAAGGTTTAGAGGCTTTGCAGAGCGGTAGATTACCGACTAAAGAAGAATCTCTTGAGTCTCAAAAAGAATATGTAGACTACAAAGAGGAAGGCTTGTTCGCGCCTATAGCACCAAATCAAGACGCTGAAGAAGGCTCTAGTCAAACAGGCAGTGGTAGACCCAACGGGACGACCAGCCCTCAAAACACAAAAACTATCAAACCGATAGGTGAAGGAGTGGGAAAGGAAATTTTTTCTCTTGAGAAGGTTAAAGATAACATGATTTTAGCCCAAAAATTAAATAATAAAATTGAGACAGAGCTTAAGAAAAAACACGAGCTTAAAGAATTGTCTCGAGAGCAATTAAATATAGCTTCTCAAATAGCAGACATAATCATAGTGAACGAAGAGCCTAAGTCTTGGATAAGAAAAGCTAAGAGCTATTTAAATAAGCCCGTAGATAAAAATTTAGATAAGGTCAAAGAGGTTCAAAAGCTTGCTGCTGACCATCAGGTTGATGAATATTTAGCGGGTATATTATATGTTAGTAAAAAGTAATTATGTTGCGAAACCGAATCATTCACCAGAATGAGCTTCTGTATGTTGGACACGCTTTAGAATCCGGTCAAACATATTCTGCCCCTATCGTTACTAATCTAGATAAAGTCCAGTCTATCTCTTACGAATTCGCTTATGGTAGGTCTGAAGTTTCTGTAGTTGGAGAATCTAGCCCCGTTGATAGGCCCGTTAATTCTAGCCCTATAACAAATTTAAATATCGATTATTTAATTGGCTCTTTCCATAATGAAAAACACTTAGGAATGAAAATTACGCCTCAAGGTTTTAGTTCTAGTTTTGCTTTATTAAGCGGTTTAGCAGACGAAACAGATAGAAGTAACGATAGGAGAAATCTATATTTAGTTACAAGCGAACAGGGCGTAGATGTGATGGAGGGGCAAACCGGGAACATAAGCGGGGTGCTATGTTTTCACGATTGTCAAATAAATAGTTACAATGCTAGTTTTACAGTAGGCGACTTACCTAGGGCTTCAATATCTTTGCAAGGGGTAAACGCAAGTTACTTTAGTTCGGGCTCAGGTTTAGATGTAAAAGTCTTGGATAGAAAAACTGCGGACACGGCAGATACTATAGATGTTTCCATACCCATGTCAGGGAACCAGATTTCTTTTTCAGAGACTTTTATTCCCGGAGAGATTAATGTAGAATTCTATAACTCTGACGGTAGCCCTATAGCGACCACTGGATTTACTCCGATCACAAACCAAAAAGTCCAATCTTTTGATTTAAGTTTTTCCATTAATAGAAATGAAATTAATTTAGTTGATCATAAGATTAATTATGACAGATTGTTGTCTACCCCAATTATAGGAACAAGCTCTATGTCAATTATAGATCACGGAACTCAATCTGGAGACTTATCCGACGTTCTTAATAACTCTGAAGAGTATAAGATAATAACTAAAATAATGCATAACTCTGCTCATAAAATGAGCTTTACTCTCAATAAAGTAAAAATAGATAAAATAAGTTACTCTCACTCTATAGGCGACAAGAAAATGATTAACCTTGCCCTCTCTTTCCCTATTGACCCGTTCAATGAAAACAAAAGCCTTAATTTCAGTGGTGCTTATTATTAGTGTAAAGACTAATGGTAATCACCATGAATGAAGAAAGCCAAAATAAAACAACACCTTTAAACGAATATCAATACGGCTCCCCGGACTTAATTGTGCCTGATATTCCTATGCCTGCTCCTCCGGAACCTAAGAAAGAAGTCGTAGATAAAGTCGATGGAGCTTTTCGGTTTGCTTTTGTCGGAGCGGGACAAGGCGGCTCTAGGATTGCAGAGATTTTTCACAAACTAGGCTATCGAAAAATAGCCGTCATGAATACCGCTCAGCAAGATTTAAATTTAATAAAAGTAGAACATAAACTATGCATAGGTGACGGTGGTGCGGGCAAAGAGCCTTCTGTAGCAAGAAAAAAGTTTGATGAAAGAAAAGAAGACGTTTTTGATTTTCTGAGAGATTCTTTAGGAGAAGGCGTTGATAGATATTTTATTTGTGCGGGCGCTGGAGGGGGAACGGGCGCGGGGACGGTGATGCCTTTAATTGAAACTGCTTCAGAATTGCAAAAATCTCAAGGGTCTTCAACCGATAAAGTAGGAGTAATTTTAGCTTTACCAAAAGTCTCAGAAGGGACAAAAGTTAATGCTAATGCTTATCAGGTTTTAGAAGAAGTATACAGCGCTGTAGAAAGCGGCTTAGTCTCTCCTTTGGTTGTTGTCGACAACGAAAAAATAAATAAACTTTACCCCGGTCTTGGCGTGGCTCCGTTTTGGCAAACAGCTAATATGAGTATAGCTGGACTATTCCATTTGTTCAATAATACTGCTACTAAAGACAGTTCTTTTTCTACTTTTGACACAAACGACTACAAACAGGTTCTCGATTCAGGCATGATAGTTTTCGGAGCTACCCAAATAATGCAATGGGAAAATCCAAGCGATATAGCTCAAGCAGTTAGAGACAACTTAAAAACTAATGTCCTTTCGGGAGGTGTAGACTTATCTACTGGCACTAGCGCAGGAGTAATCATGATAGGGGGGAACGAGGTCTTAAATAACGTTCCTCAGGATCACCTAGATAAAGCATTTGAACAATTTACTAGAATACTAGCAAATGGTAGCGTGGTGCATAGAGGTATCTATAGCGGTAACAAAGATAATCTAACAGCTTATACCATGATTGGGGGCTTAGGTAAACCTCATGAGAAGCTGGAAGAACTTAAAAAACATGGAGGGCTTTTATAATATGTCAATCGAATTGATAACAATGGCTGCTGGAGGAATAACCGGCTTTATCTTCAGATACTTAGCTGAACGAGCAAAAGAGAGAGCAGAGATTTATAAAATGGCCTTAGGCATTAAAAAAGCCCAAGACGATTCTGCTGATAGAGCGGCTAAGAGGGTTCCAATAGATGCTGGTAAGTGGGTTAGAAGAGCTATAGTTTGCGCTATACTATTTGCAGTTGTTTTAGCTCCATTCATTTTATCTTTATTAGGTCATTCTACAATCGTGCAGATAGAGACAGAAGCTCCAACTTGGTTCTTCGGTCTATTTGGGGGAGGCACGGAAGTTTTATTTGTAGAGATGAAAGGTTACTTAATGGTCCCAGAAGTGAGGCAAGCTTTGACAGCGATCATAGGATTTTATTTTGGGAACGCAGCAGCTAAAACGAGGTGAAATTAAACTGTTATTCGGGCTTTCTATTATGAAGCTATTTATTCTATCTTTACTTGTGCTCATCGGTTGTTTGTCGGGTTGTAAAACAGGAGGATCTTGGGTTAAGTCCGCCTCTCCAAATATTAAGGTTATCTCGCCAAGCGATTTAATAAAGAACCCGAACGGAACTTTCCGTTTGAAAGATGGCAATACCCTTCCCGAAAAAGAAAAAGTTACTTCGAAAGAAATACCTCCGCCTAAAAAAGTCAACAAGCCTCAGGTAATTAACGAGCCTCAAAAAACAGAAAATAAAATTGTTAGCGAAAAAGTTAAGCTTCAGGGCGCGAAATCTAAACCTACCGCTCCAGCTAACTCTAGCGTAAAACCCCAACCTTTTCCTTCTGACCAAGTCAAAGCCTCCGGAAGCGAGACTGCTTTTGAGCCAACCGTAACTGACATAAGGATGAATATTGTGCCTAAAAATACAGAGCCTAAAGGAAAAGTTGACAAATCAATCGATACCGTTATTATAGAGGAAGAAAAAATGAAAATAGATTGGGCAGGATTATTTATGTTTTATTTCATGGCAATTATGATATTGATCATGAGTTGGATGGTTTACGACTTAATAAAAGACTTTTTGTACAATAAGAAAAGGAATAAAGAAATAAACCCTTTTAAAAAAGAAGAAGCTAAAAAGCCCCTCTATGGCGCAAAAGGTCGCAAAAGACGTCGAAAAGAATAAAAATCATTTCTTATCGTTTCCGAGAGTCGTAGTTTTATTTTACGGCTCTTTTTTTTATGGTGTAATAAAAAAATAGGATTATTTGTTATGAAATATTTAAAAGAAGCGCCAAGCCACATCTGGACGTTCATACATAAACATACTAACGTAGTTGTCACCGTTTTAATTTGTTTGTGTTTTTTCTTCTTCTATAAAATATCTAACGACACGAAGCATTACGAAAAATTACATAATCTTCAAATGGAAAACGTAATGCTGTCCAATGAGTTAGGACAAGCGATTGACATGATCACTGAACAAGGAAGACATGTAAATAAAATAGAAGAGAGTCTAGAGCTGAGAACGCAGCAATTAAATGAAGCTGCAGCGTTTGTAAATTTTCTAATCGAGAAGTTAAAGAGTTTAGGAGAATGGCCCCCTAAAGAGGACCCATCCCCAAAACCCGGTAATCCTACCAGAAGCGAAGCTTAAGGAAGGATAACCATGAAAGAAAATGTACGCTTGTATACCAAGCAAAATAGGCATTGGTGGTCTCATGAGAAAAATACCAAATGGGCCATACAAGATAAAGAAGGGTATTGGTGGCTTGTCGGTGGTTCTGAATTTCCAGAAAAGAAAATAGAAGAAAAAGAAATGAAATGCGGACTTCCTCCAACCTTCGATTTAAAGACTCTTGTTTGGAGAATATTTCTAGGGGCGCTTATCGGAACTTTCATCGGTATAGTCATAGGTTTAATTATCCTTTCATTATGAGTAAATACATAATATACTTCATAATAATTTCTTATTTATCTTTATTTAATATAGGATGTTCTCTTTTTCGTCCAGACTCTTTAAGTAGAGAAGATGGCTACTACACTCAACATCTCCAATCTTGTGGCCCTAGGGCTGCTCAAAAAGCTATTCAGAATTTAAAGAAGCACGGAGTTTGGGATGAGAGATATATAACCGTTTTAGAGGTAGGCAAAAAAATACAAAATAATGGAGGTAACGCTTCTAGGCTCTTTTTATCTTTGTTCAACCATAGAACCATGCAAATAACCTTTCCTTACGAGATGGAAAGATTTTTTGAGAAGGAAGGGTTTAAAGTGTCTCGGGTTAAGTCTTTAAAAGGGTTAGACCCAGAAACAGATACAGCCTTAGTCCTAGTAAGGGGTTCTGTCCTCTCAAAATATTGGCATTGGGTGTGTTTCCCTACGGATCATTTTATTGAGGACTATTTCGGGAAAGAGACTAAAATCCATATAATTCTGCTGGTTGAAAAAAAGTAAAATTTTTCTTGTCATTTTTTCATTGGGAGCTATAATGTTCCTGAATATGAAAAGAATATATATATTAATTGCTGTGTTGTCTATCTTTACGCTAGGCACGGGCTGTAGTACAACTTGCAAGCTTCCTTCTGTAACTTTAGGAGGAGCAGCAAACCAAAAAGCGCTTATTGGCGCTTCTGCGGGAAAAAAGGGCTTAAATTTAACTGCACCGTTAGTTAATGTTGACGTCCCTTTCCCTTCTGCTTCTGTTGACAAATAATCCAAAAGACTAGAAGCTCTATTATATAACCTCGCACCTGAGACATGGTGTGAGGTTTTTTTTATTTTTTTTATAATTTTAAATATCTTACCGTATAATTGTCGTGTATTTATAGGTGGGGGAAACCCTAGTCTTTATGGATTGCTTAATATTTGAAAACTCAGGTTTAAATGATAATCATGAGTCTCCCGAGGCAGACGGCCGAGCTCGTCAGCAGGAGGCTATTGATTTTTCTAATTTATTGATTGGCCTTTTTGAGGACGTTTGCGAGGACGTCGAAGAGGTCTCTATAGAAGATTTAAAAAAGGTCTATGTCAAAGCTGCTCATAACTGCGAGACTGACAAATGCTCGAACATTAACCTTTGGGCTTTAGCTAGAATCAATATGTTTATTAGAATGAAATCTCAGAAAGAAATCAAGCAAACTTCTGAGTCTTCTTTGAAGCAACCTATATCTAAGATTACCGAGATTCAATTAGAGTCTCCTTTTTTTTATGAAGATTTACAGTCTATCGATATCACAGCAAAATGGGAGCCTTCTCCTGAAGACTTTTCTTTAGCAGAGCAGTTCATAAATAAGTATGATTTAAAGTTTACCTTCTCAAGTGTTGATGATCTGTATATCGAAGAATACAAACCTTTGGAGCTAGAGCTCGAGTAAAAGCGGTGTAATTATTATTACGTTATGAAAGATTTTAAATTTAAGACAATTTTTAGTTCTGAGGTCAAGCCTTTGGTCTCTGAGGAGAAAGATGCTTATTTGGCTTTAGCTGCATTGTCTAACATCGGAGACTTAGTCCCAGACGTAGACACTAATAAAAATATAGATTTACTACCCGTAGCATTTAACGCTTTTGTAGCTAACAGAGTTAATAAAAATCATGACGTTATCAACACTGAGGCTGCTTTATCCATAGCTCATCATTTCGTAAATAAACCTATTAATATTGAACACAGTAGAGAGAAGGTTATTGGTACTATCCTAACAGCAGGTTATAGTGAGTTCGGAACAGACAAGCCTCTTACCGAAGAAGAGGTCAAAGATATGAAGGGCCCCTTCAACGTAACCTTGGGTGGGGTTATTTGGAAAACTGTTAATGAGGAGGTTGCGGCTTTGATTGAAGATTCTAGTGATCCTACTAGCGAAAATTATCTTAAGGTGTCGGCTAGTTGGGAGCTAGGTTTTTCTGATTACCAATTAGTAATGATGAGCTCCGAAGATAAGAATATAGAGAATGGCGAATTTATAACGAATCCAAATATTATCGAAGAGTTGGAAAAAAATTTAAAGAGTTTTGGTGGCGACGGTCTGACCGAAGATGGGAAATTCATATATAGACATGTAATTGGCGAGATTGTTCCGCTAGGTATTGGTCTAACTGAAAGCCCAGCTGCTGAAGTAAAGGGCATTGTCACCAAAAGGGCAGAAGCCAAAAATGTTGTGGAAGAGGAAAAGTCTCCCGTGGAGATCGGATCCGAAAGTATTTCACATGAAAAAGAAAAAAATGTAAAAAATAAATACATATCGAGAGATAAAATCATGAAAATTAATAGCATTAATGACATCACGGAAGATTCCATGAAAGAAATGTCTGCTTCTGCTATATCGGATTTCATCCGAAAAGAGCTCGAGGACGCCTCCGAGAAATTTTCTGCTGAGAAGCAGGGAGTGGAAACTGCTCTTAAGGACGCCGAGGAGAAGCACGAGACTCTTTCAAAGGATCACGAAGAACTAAAAAATAATATGAAAACTATCCAAGACGAACTAGAAGTTCTTAAAGCTGAAAAGCTTGAGAAAGAACGTCAGGAAGCTTTCAATACCCGCATGGCCTCTTTAGACGAAGAGTACGAACTTAGCGATGAAGATCGTGAAGTGATCGCTTCGGACATTAAGGACATGAATGAAGAGACTTTTGAGGCTTATTCTAACAAGATGGCCGTTTTACTTTCTGCAAAGAATCGTAAGGCTATTGCTGAAGAAGCTTCTCAGAAAGCTGAAGAAGAAGCGAAAGCTTCCGAAGCAGAAGAAAAAAATCTAGCTGAGGCTGAAACCGCTACCGAAGAGGTAGTCGAAGAAGTTTTAGAAGAAACTGAGCTTAAAACTGAGGTGCCCGTTAGCACTGCTGCCAACGAGCCGACCGTATACGAAAAGTATAAGGCCGCGTTCGATATGGACGGTTTTGAGTTTAAATCACATCGTTAAAATTTTATGTTTAACTAAAATTATTAAAGGAAAAAAAATATTATGGCACAATTATTACCATTTAGAGACTACGACGAGCACGACGTTATCAACCTTTTTGCGTTCGATTACGCCGGGACAACTGTCACTAAGGGCGCTCTTGTGAAGATTAAATCTAGTGCTGGGTGGAATGTCGCTCAGGAACTTGATCAGTCTAATAGCATGGTTGGCTTTAGCTTAAACAATGTAGTGAGCGATCGCTATGCTGTGCAAGCTAGAGTGGATCTTGCTGGTTCAGGCGATAATCCTCTCGGGATGATGCTCTATGATGTAGCAGAAACTGATGAAAATGGCGAAAAGCTTATTTATAACCCACGTAAAGCTGCCGAGATGCAGACTACCGTTAGCGGTCAAGCAGTACCAATTCTTACCAAGGGCATCGTCCTTGTTAATGGAGTTGACGGAACTGTTGCCGAAGGCGGATTAGCCTACTGCGGAACCGGTTCAGCAGACGGTGGAATCACTGCCACCGCTGGTGGAACTAAAAAGAAGATCGGTCGGTTCTTAGGAACTACCGGAGCGAATGGTGAGGTTCTGCTTCACTTAGACGTCAATATCGATCTCTAATATCATTATTATAAAGGAATTAATCTAATGAAATTAAAATTAAAAAACACACCTGAACAGGTTGAATTAGTTAAGGCTCTTGGTTCTAAGGATGCGGCTGTGGCAAGGGAAGCTCAAGAAGCTTTCGCTGCCTTTATCGGTCCTGTTATCCAAAAGGTTATCAAGCAGTCTGCTACCGCTGGTTTAGTCTACACAGATGTCTCTTATGATGAAGACGATAGTCCAAGCTACCCGTTAGACTTGTACTATGATCAATCCGCTGGTCATGTGACTGTATGGTCACAAAGCATGGCTGGAGGTTTACCGACCTCGCTGACTGAGGGCGTTAAAGAGCTTAAAATCTCTACTTACAGACTTGACGCAGCTATTTCTTGGCTTAAGAAGTATGCTCGCAGAGCTCGTTTGGACGTAGTTAGTAAAGCTCTTGAGCGTATGTCTCAGGAAGTTTTGTTGAAGCAAGAGCGTAACGCTTGGGCTGTCATTTTGAAAGCTCTAGGCAACTCTAGTTCAACTAACTCTGTTGCAGCTAACAATGGTCACATTCTAGCTACCAATCAAGAAAGCAAGTTCTCTGTTGCTGACATCAGTCGCCTGATGACTCACATGAAGAGAATTAGCGCTTCTTTTGCTAATGGTACTGCTGATCCTTCTGACTCTTTTGGTCTTACTGACCTATATGTGAGTCCTGAGGTTCTTGAGCAGATCCGTGGCTTCGCTTACAATCCGCTGAACACTGAAGGTTCTTCCGTTGGTGTTATGGGTCTTCCCGATGGCGTACGTGAAGGAGTATGGCGTGGTGCAGGAATGAGCGAGATCTATGGCGTGGCTATTCATGATCTAGTGGAGCTTGGCTCGAGCAAGAAGTATAATACCTTGTTCAGCACCTTCGCTCAGAACGGAATCGCCCACACGTCTGGTACCGCAATTGGTGCTCAAAGCACTAACTTTGCTGACGCCGCTGACGAGATCTTGATCGGTATCGACGCATCTAAGGAAGCCTTCATTCGCCCTGTGGCAATGAATGCCGACAATGGTGCAACCTTTACCGCACTTCCCGACGACCAATTCGCCCAAAGAGCCGACAAGGTTGGCTTCTATGGCGCTATGGAAGAGGGTCGTGTTTGCATCGATGCGAGAGCTTGTGCAGGCTTGGTCATGTAAGTTGACAACATTCTCAAACACACTCGGGGCTTCGGCCCCGAGTTTTTTTTTATTTTAGGGCTTGGCCCTGTATTATGTGTAAAATATTGAGTAAGGTATAAGGTTTTTAATGATGAAATATAGCGTTCCCAGTCATGACGAAGAATATCCAAAACGGCAAGAATCTAGGCAAATAGGTGTCCCCGGACAAGAGAAAGTAGAGGTTCTTGCTGATGGAACGATAAAGGCTAAAGCTTTTGTAGATAAAGACCATCAAGATCTAGACTATAATTTTGACGAAGAAAAACAAGCTCCCTTTTTTCAAAAAAATATAAACGACTCCTTAAAAATCAAATTTGTTCCAAAATCATTTAACGTCTATTATAAGGCTACATGTAAAAAGATTTTTTCTATAATTAATAGTTTCGGAAAATTCATTAACAGGGTTAAAGAAATTCCTCTCGCTGGGATGGGGCGATACAAACACGCTCATCGTCTAATACGTAGGGGCATTAAAAAACTTCTTAAAGACAATAAAAGATATATTTTTACAAAAAACGATGTGGGGCGTGGCCCAACAGCAATCCCTTACGTAGAAAGTAAAACTTTTGGACCTTACAATTATCCAGTTAAATTAAAAGCTAGCTCTGATATAGATTTTATAAGAGACATCATATTAATTAAGACTGGAGGTTTTACCGATAGCTCTTCTCCCAACTATGACTCCACGCAAACAGAGGTCGTTTACGTTAGCCCTCATATAGAAAAAAGTTTTTCCGGAGTTTTCCATACCAGTACTGGTATCAATTTAAATGGAGACAATAGCATCCAAACTGGACTCGGTTTGGATGATGGCATATCTAGTGGAGTGAGCATTAATCTTTTGTCTTCCGAAGATTTTTCAATCCCTAGCGGCTCTTATTTAAGCGGTAGTGGAGCTTACAATCATTATATTTCTAGCGATGCAAATTCTGCTCCTTCTCTACATGTAGAAACAAACGCTCCATCAAACACCTTATTTAAAGAGTATAACCTAAGTAAGAGAAATTTAAGATTTTCTTCTGATCATTGGGATGGAGTAATTCCAAGCGGAGCTTGGTTCTCTATAGAGTCTTGGTGTTATAACGATAAATACGTAGGGTTTGATGGTCAAATCGATATAGAACCCGTAGATCAATCCTTAGGGGTTACAATGAACGAAACCGTGATAGGTAAAGCAGAAGATTCTCGAGGTTACGCAGAAGCTTATTCAACAGCTGAAAAAAAAGCAGAAAAAGTTTTCTATAAAAAGTTAAATAAAAAACTTATGGATAACGGTTTAAAAAACAAAAAGTCAAGATACAAAAAATACGAATACATGATTTACAAAAGCGCTCAAGGTTACTTCGATAAAGAGGACCATCAACAGACAAAAGATTACGATTTAAAAAAATCAGCAAACCCGACAGGAGAGAGCTTTGTTTACGTAACGCAAGATCAAAAAACCTCCAGTCACACGAATACGAACCGACCAGCTGGCGGTAGCTCTAGTGGTAGCTCCAGTAGTAACTCTGGCGGCAACTCAGGTTATTAAGAGGACTTTAGATGAAGTATTATAATAAAATCAATAGAAATTTAAAAGTGAGAGCTAGACTCTATTTTAATCAATTGTCTCACAATAGAGTTTTAGATACTACCCCAAGATATTTCGTAAAGATAGACTCTTTAAAATCTTTAGAAAGAATCGGGTTCACTCAAAAATCTGAGAATAATCAATACGTTAGGTACGCTTCGAATTTTTATGGAGCTAAGAAAGAAGAATATTTAAGCCAAAAACAGGTTGAGAACATTTTATTAGATTTAAACTCGAAAGCTCCTTACGGTTATAATACTGGAATATCTGGAAGCTTACAAGCCTATAATGATGAAGTAAAATTTAATTCATCTTACCAATCATTTTATAATAATTTTTGGAACGATAATTTAAGTAGGGTTACAGCAGACGCTTCTGAGCAATATCCATATATGGAAGTAGAATTAAACGAAGTGATTAAAAGTAAATTTTTAGTAAAAGAGCCCGCTTCCTATGCTGATTATTCACCGCCAGTATCAGAAGATGACGCTTCGTATTATAATCCTAACCTTTCAATAGGGACATATTCTTGTGACGAAAATACCAATATAGTAGTTACGACAGGGGTAAGCCCTTTCAGTTTTTATGGTTTTGTCGTAGACGGAATACACAGAACTTCTTTAAATTTAGGAAGAAATAAACAATATACATTTACTAATACTAATTTATTTCATCAAGAATCATGTCAAACTGGAGTTTTGCCTTTTAGGATCTCAGAGGGGTCTTCTGACGGGGTTTTAAACGGCGGGAGTACTTATACCTCTGGAGTAAACGTTAGTGGCGCGGGTACCTTAACAGGGGCAGAAGTGCTGGTCCTTACTACTGATGAAAATACTCCAAATTCATTAGGTTATCATTCTCCTTTATATCCTGATATGGGAGCAAATATAGCTATCTTAGATGGTTGTAGTGGGGTTGCAGGAAGCGTTACTCATCCTTCTTTCACTCCTTACGCAATTTGGAATAGCGGGACGGTGCCCTCAACGGATTCTTCTAAAAGGACTGTAGCTTCAACCGGTAATCCAAATCATTGTACGCACAATAGTTCTAGAGGGTGGACTGGTTATCCAAACATGGATTCTACTCATGGGATATCAGGACAATCCTATGAATGGGAAATACCTTTAAACCCAGTCCTTCCAGCGAGCGGTCAAAATTCAAGAGTTCCGCTAGGCGCTATAGGAGTTGCGCTCAACGGCTTACCGTTACATAACGCTTACGATCTTTCTGGGAACGATTTAGTTAATTCAGAATTTAAGGATAATTGTAATGGTTTTGTTAGTTTCGGTAAGTATATGTATCGTCAAGATCCCATATGTACATATGTTGATGTTTCCGGAGAGCATTCTCCTATAGTTGGTTATGCTTTTGATGGTTATCCTATTTACGGATCGAGAGACGAAAGCGGAATACATATCGATGAAGACGATTTAGACATGTTCCATGGTCATAATCAAGAAGGTAGGGGTTACCATTATCATGTAACAACGGGAGCTCCTTATGTTTTAGGCGCATATTATAAAGGGGTTCCAACTTCTGGTAATTTTGAGGATACGAATTCTCCTGCTATTACTGGATATCCTATTAAATATAGAAGCCTTTAACATAAATGATTAGTAATGTAAACATTCAAAGTGAATCGATTACAGACATTCTTAGCGCTCCTCTGGGTGTTCATTATGTTATATACTGTGTTTATTTTTGCAATAAATCAGACACCAAAGAAGAAACGGTTACGATCCATTTAGCTGACGGATCGACAAGCTCTTTTAATTCAGAGACAACTATACTTAAGGAAGTAATTATCCCCCCGGGGGAGACTTTCGTTTTAGGATCTTCTAAGAAGCTTTCTAACGTTGTTCATTACATGAAAAAAAGAGGAATTGAAGAAAACAAAATATATTTAAACCCGGGTGAGACTTTGGCCGCCTCCTCTTCTGGCCTTAACGTTGTAGCTTCTCCTATTTATTATAAGTTTGGTGAGGAAGAAAGGGATAATCCGATAGAAAGCCCTACTCCCACGCCTTCTGTGACCCCTAGCTCTGGAGTAATAAGCGAGTTTTGTCCTTGTAATCGTAATCCAAATGATCAATATCAATATTCTGATTATGCTCATGTGAATACAGGAAATAATTTTTTCCTAGTCCCTTATAATGATACTATTTCTCCTCATGCAACCTCAGGTAAAACTATATTTAAAGCAGGGGATTGTATTTGGTATAAAACCCGTCCTTTTGGAACAATTGAACATCAAACACCTACATGGATCAATAAAGTTGGAAGAGTTGAAGGCCCTGTGTATCATGGAAACGATCCTTATTATAAAATAATTTTATATGAAAGACTTCCAGAGAGATTAGTAGTCGGAACTCAAATTTATAGATGTGACTCTTCGGTTCACGGGCTTACCCCAACCCCGACAAGCTCTATTACTCCCACGCCTTCTGTAACGCCCTCAAAAGTAACCCCGAGTGCAACCCCTACAAATAGTACGACCCCGAGCGCGACTCCGAGCGTGACTCCAAGCAATACTCCTACTAATAGTAGAACCCCAACTACAACACCAACTCCTACAGCATCTGAACCGGTTCTCGGATGCGAAATTGAAGTAAGCGGTGCTCCTATCTCAATTATTAATGGGCTATACGAGCCAGCTGGTACACATAACGTATGGGGGTCAACTAGAACCTATTATCGCCAAGTTTGGCCCGAGAACACCCCCTCCAAGGCTGGAGCGCACGAATCTCGTTACTTTAAAATGTGGCACGATTCCGTTCGGTGGATTGTCGGTCGATTTCTGGGTACACCGGGGTTGGGAAACGAATGGATCCAATCCCAAGATACGCAAGCTGTACATCCTTGGAGCGCGCCTTGGGGGCATTCATACCCTCTGCCTTCTTGGGGCACCTCTGTATCGCAAGTTATCTGTCCAACCCCGAGCGTGACCCCAAGCGTGACCCCGACCAATACCCCTACGAATAGCGTTACTCCGAGTAATACTCCGAGCGTTAGCCTAAGCAGTAGCCCGGGTAGTTCCCCAAGTAATACCCCGAGTAATACTCCAAGTAATACTCCAAGTAATACTCCAAGTAATACTCCAAGCAATACCCCGAGTAATACTCCAAGTAGTACCCCGAGTATAACGCCTACGTCTTCTATGACTCTTTGTTCTTGCACTACTGCTGCATGGCACCCTGACTCGTCTATAGCAGATCCAGCACCTCATGATTTGTACGAAGCCGCCTCTGGAAATTCCGGCTCCCATACGATCGAAATGCCGTGGGGCACGGTAGCAGCACCGGGGCACGTCCATCCAGTTTTAAAAGAAGGGGATTGTGTTTATTTCCGTCAGCCAAGCGGGCCGAACCCTAATGGTAGGTTTGGTAACGGTCCATTTTATTTTCGTAAAATTATTAGTCGAAGTAATCCTGATCCCCACGGCCAAGGCGGTTATCGGACTTTTACAATAGACGCTCCTCTCCCGTTTAATCTTTGGAACTCCGGGTGGGGGACTCAAGTCCATTTATGCGGTTCGTCTACACTCGTGCCCACCCCGACGCCTAGCCCGACTCCTCCTCCTACCCCGAGCACTGTTCCGCCGTCTAATTGTGACCCATTTGCTAGTTATGTTACTATCGCTATCGATAATGATCAACCTTCAACTTGGGGTCCGGGAAAACTTAATGATCTTACAGGAAATAATACTGTCTATGATGCAAGCGTCGGTAGATGGTTTCCTGCGGGCGACACTCTGGGTAGCTTCACGCGGAAAGACTTTACTATAGAAGCGGTGGTTAAAAATCCCGCTTCGGGTAACGGGATTTTAAGTCAATGGTATAGTCGTGAACAAACTGGAAACTGTTTTATAATGTATTTCTATCCTTGGCCACGCCTATGGGTTGAAACACCTTTTGGTCTTATCCAAGGGAAAACCGACTTTTCCGGAGGGGGGGAATTCCACATAGTCCTGAACAGGTCAGGGCAAAATATTGATCTCTTTGTCAATGGGGAATTAGATACTCATCTAGAAAGGTCTCGGTCTTATCCATGGCCGGCGTGTGATAGTAATTATAGAGCGAGCATTGGTGGGTTTGGTCGTAACGAGGAAAATAACACCGTTTGGGGGAACGGTGACCCCGTGACTAAACTAAGGGTGACAAAGGGTGTCGCAAGGTATGATCTTAATAACATCAAAGCTGGATCTTTAGAATTCTTAACAAGGCCTATATCGGTTAAGTCTTGCGATGGGACGGTAGAGGGAGTGGATTGTGGTGTTTTCGAACATACCGCAACAAAAACATTGTATACGTTGAGTAATAGCAGTTTTAATTATGACACTTTGTCTGAGTATAATTCACGTCGGGATGCTGATGTGCAAAGTGATATGCCAGCGGGGTGGGAGCCTGCAGATTGGTCAGATTTTGCGAGTTTTACTAAACAAGATTTTATAAATTTGATAAACGTTATAGGCCCCTGTCATTCAAACGACCCCATGGATTATGAAGCCGCTGTTAATACGGTCGGTAGTGACTACGAATGGAATTTGGGGTGGGTAGGAAAATGTTCTACAGCTAATAGCCAGTTCCCATTCTTTTTAACATTTGCTAATGGAGTTAAGCCTAGGTGGTACTCTCGGCATTGCAACTACTTAAACGACTTTATGATTACGGGAGCTTGGTACTCTAACATGCAGCACGTAATAAAGAAGAAGGATGAGAGTACCCCTTTACCAAGCTTAACTCCCACTCCTAGCGCTTCGGAAAAAGTAAAAACTGAAATAGAATACTGTAAGCCTCTTTTTGCTTCTTTATATAATATAATAGCTTTTTCTCCACACGCCTTACAAGCTAATGGAGTTTATTCTTTCGAAGATGGTAGTGTCTCGACATTGCCTAACGTGAGGAATTTTGCCATCTCTCAAAACTCTAATCATAGTTGGATAAATGCATTATTTCAGCTTGAAATGATTAGCAGAAATGAACAAACAAACTTAGAAACTTGGAGGTTAACTTTAACGAATTGGCCAAAACTAGACGGAACACTATACCCAATCGTTGCGGGCACGGATAGCGCTTATTACATTAGTGAAGAAGTTAAAGCTAAAAGTGGCAATTTATTAGACTTTAGATTTAAAGGCAACGGTTCTGTTCTGGTAGATTTCGATGAAGACCTAAAAAATACTTGCGAGGATAAACCTATTAATCTTTGCAGTAATGTTACCAAACCAGATTATTGGTACATGCATAATAACCATATTGCAGGAATTACTCATCATAGAATGAACCTTTTTAATTCTGAAACTCTCGTTGCGGATCGGGCTGGCTGGGGACAATGGATTGGTTTCAATGCAGGGGACTTTCGACCTTATTTTAACCATCTGACGCTTTTAACGCTGAAGTATACCGCTGCCGAAACAGCTAAACATAAGATGGCCAATTTAAAGACCTTCGTAGGAGGGAATAATCCTTTCCAGCTCAATAAATATGATTTCCAAGGACCTTGGGTAAAAAATATAAGCGATACGCGACACATAAAACTAACTGTTCATATTAATGATGTTTTCCGACATAGTATAGTAATTCCTAATGTTAAATATTCAACCAATCACAATATGGATAACGACTTGACTCTCTTACTCTCAGGTAGTTATTATGTAGTTGATCCATTATCATATGAAGTAGAACAGGGAGATGAAGTTACCATAAGCTTGACAGTTGAGAACTCTCCGGGGCTTCTTGTAAACGGGTCGGAACATTCATTAGTAATATCGAAAGGCTCATCTACTGGGTTAAGTAAATTGAGCAACGTTGTGACGTATTGGGACTCTAACGATAACCCATTTAAAGACTTTAATACTTTACAAGGGAACAATTTGGTTAAGGCGTTTTTGCCTATTTATGGTTTATCTTATGATCAGGCAGTTGATGAAGGACTTGTTCACTTGGCGGGCTTAAGCGAGCATATAACTGCGATATCGGATAATAATGGCCAATTAGTCAATATCCTGCCGGGGGCCAGCCCCGGGGACGTGAGCGGCGTCTTGGTTATAGATACGTATGAAGACTTGTTCTTTTCCGCGTCAAATATGGAAGTGGGAGATACGGTAAATTTAAACGCGAACGTGTACCCGGGCCTAAAGAGACTATTTAATAACGTGTCAGGATTACAGGGGGTCGTTAAATATAAATTTGGAATTTTATATGTGATAAGTTGGACCTTGAATACGAACGGCAGTAGAGCTAAGAAAACTCTTTCCGAGATTAGACGTTTTGACAGCGCGAGGGCTCATTGGAAGTTCTTAAACTATGATAAATGCACAAGCGGTACTAATCCCGGCGTTAGCCCAAGTTTAGGAATTACTCCTACGCCTTCTCCAACACCATCTCTTAATTTAAATACGAGACCTGATCCATGCAATAATACATATTCAGCAGAAGGCGTTACGTTTACCGCAAACGACACCACCGTTTTACATGGTGGGACCTTGCCTGTTCGTAGCGGTCAGGCAATTACTGTTAGGTGGCCAGACGGTCAAACAAGTGGAGGTCTTGCCGCGTTGGGAGGTCTTGGGAGGCCAAATATTAATCAGTTCCTTCCTAGTTGCAATCCAGACGGAACTTATCATATAAGGTTAGCTGCTAAGCCTACGGAAGTTGAAGACTACCTTAGGGATTGTATGGGACCAGACTGCACGGGCACCTATGGCACTGCTTGCCCTCATTACGTATGTATAGACGGTAAAACTGTCAGAGAGTATACTTTTTATCACGTGGCTGGTAAATCCTCATATGAATTTTGGTGTTCAATTGGGCCTGACAAAAAACTCTTTAGTAAAGCCACGCTTAACGTGGCCGAATCTTCGTCAGCAGGGTGCGAAGCAAATGACCCTGCGACAATGACTGCAAGGCTGGCAGGACCTTGGATGGGAGATAGACCTCCGTATAAATGTCAGGGGGGCGGAGTCTACGCTGACGGTCCTTTCTCATGGGCCGATACTGCAGCACAGGGGAGTTTCCCGAAGTGGGTTGGACCTCTATGCGAGTTGGAATGTTTATCCGGAAGGTTTTCTTCTATACAAGTTTGGCAATTAACCGTATCAGGATGGTCGTATTGTAAAGGGCCCGAATATGTCGCCATAGCTGAAAAGGCCCCAGATGAGGATTCGATAACTTTTAATATAGGATCAGGAACTATTGAGATAGGATTTCATAAAGTCTGCCCTTAATTTTAGACTTTTAGATATTGAAGTGTATAATATTTTATAGGTTGGCCACATTGGGTGAATTCGGTGGAACTCTCTTTTTAGAGACAATACCGAGCCAAGCCAGAGGGGGTATTGATACTCTGGAAGGTGTAGAGACTAGGCGGTGAGACCCGACAATAACCCGCCCACGAGCGCCCAACGCTATCTAGTGAAGATATAGTCCGAACTATACGGTGACGTATAGAAGCTGCAATTAAAAAACCAGCGATAACATAAATGGACCGTGGAGTTGAGCCAGTGTACAAATCTGTGCTAATGGCCCGTGCAGAGGTGTAACTCAAACTTCATGTCGGCTGACAATTAACGGTCGTTAAGGCTTGAAAGAGCTTTAACGGCTTATTTTTTGGAAAAACATAAAATTAAAAATATAATATAATATGAAGAAAAAGAGCGCAAAAAAGTCTAAAAAAAACACCAAGCTAAAGTCTTTATCTCAGACTCACGGTAAACAAGAGACAGATTTTCAACCAACCACTTTGGACCAAATTTGGGGAGATGATGGGGTGGCTAAATATGGGACTTTAAACGAAGAAGAGTATAATAGGCAAATCCAAAACATGCATTTTTCGGACCTAAGAACTCATGCAGCAGATATTGGCTTAATTCCTGTGGATGATAGAGAGCTGCTTACTAAAAGAGTTTTATCTGAATTTAGAAGGCATCGTAATAATTATACGGTTCCGGCCGATGACGTCAATGGGCCAGAGCCAGAGATTAGCGAAAAAGCTAGAAAGATATTAGAAGAAGGTAAATAATTTTTTTAAGTTAACATAGGCTAAGAAGAGTGTAATATTTAATGTTATACTCTTTTTTTATTATGCCTAGTACTATAGATTTACAAATAACCCAAGGTAATGATTTTAATGCTACTTTAGTTGTCTTCAACGACTTTGGAGAAGTTGTTGATTTAACTGATTATGTTGTTAGGGGGCTAGTAAAAAATAGATATGGAGACTCTGAGGCTCTGTTCGATTTAGCTCCTACTATCATTGATGCTGCTAAGGGCGAAGTGGCCGTCTCTTTGTCTCCTAGCGTTACGAAAGATTTTCCAGTAGGCCAGTTTCATTTTGGGATCGAAGTACAAAAAGGAGATATAGCTTTTAAACCTTCAACTGGGAATATACTAGTAATACCAGAGGTGAACTCATAAGGATATAAAATGTCATCAGCATCATGGTTTACAAATAGATCTGGAAACGTAGCTGGGGGATCCTCTAACGAGGCGGTTGGACCTACCGGGCCTACAGGAGCTACTGGAGCTACTGGAGCTACAGGGGCCACGGGCGCGACCGGGGCTACGGGGACGGATGGGCTCGCAGGCGCAGGAGTAACTTGGAAAGGAACTTGGTCTGACGCTACATCTTATGTGGCTAATGATGTAGTTTATTATAACGGCACTGCTTACATTTCTATACTTGCTGGAACTAACAAGCAACCAAATACGGAAACGACTTATTGGGATGCTTATACCGCTGGTATAACTGGCCCAGCCGGAGCGACAGGAGCCGCTGGACCCACAGGGGCGGCTAGTACTGCTCTCGGTCCTACAGGAAGTATCGGTGCAACAGGAGCAACAGGCTCTATTGGTCGATTTGGGGGCAATAGTCAAAGATTTAAATTTAGCGACAGCATTTTAGATAGCGACCCCGGAAACGGCACATTAAGATTAAATCATGCGACTATACCTAACGTAACAAAAATTTTCTTAGACGATGCTGATGCTTCTGGGGTGGGCGTAGAAAACTGGATAGGAACCTTAGACGATAATTCAACAAATTCTAAAAGAGGAAGCTTAACTTTATTTGACGAAGTCGATCCGAATAATTATGTAATATTCTATATTAACGGAGAAAACGAAACAGAAACAGGCTATAAGAAAATCAATGTTTCTCACGTAGCTAATTACGGATCGTTCACGAATGATAACGTCCTCGTTTTAAGTTTCGTGGCTTTTGGAGAAAAAGGCGACGTAGGTTCCGCGGGAGACGCAGGCGTAACCGGAGCAACTGGTCCTACCGGAGCAACAGGCGGATTAGGCGCAACTGGCTCTACCGGTGAAAAGGGAGCCACGGGGGCGGCTAGTACTGTAATCGGACCAAAGGGTCCAGCAGGTCCTACTGGGGCAATTGGGCCCACAGGCTCTGTGGGAGCTACGGGAGAAGGAGATAAATATGCTACAACCTCGAGTTCTTCTTTATCTATAACTACTGGCTCAATCAGTTTAACAGTCGGAACAAGTCTTTCTTACTCTGTCGGTCAATCCGCTATCATTGCCTATAACTCCAGCAATCAAATGTCTGGAGCGGTCACTTCTTACGATTCTTCAACTGGAGTCTTAGTGGTCAATGTAACTTCTCTTACTGGGTCCGGCTCTTATGGCGTTTGGTCGGTTAACCTTAGTGGCGCAGCGGGACCCGCAGGGCCACAAGGGGAAGACGGCATTGCTGGTCCAAGCGGCCCAATAGGGCCCACTGGATTATTAGGTGGACTTACTTATCTAATAACGGTTCAATCTAAAAGCTCTGCTCACCCTCATTATGGGGAGGGTTATTCTTCGGGTTTTGTAGTAAACGGAACAGAAGGTAAACCTTTGAATTTAATAAGGGGATATACTTACTATTTTGACTTATCTCATTCCTCTAATACTAGTAGGCTATATATTTCGACAAGTTCTGAAGGTGGGGGGCTTAATCAGCCGGGCGAGGTGACTTCAGGAGTCACGACTTCTGGAACAGCTGGAACAGATTATATTCTAACTTATACTGTCCCTATTGATGCTCCCGACACTTTATATTACTGGAGCGCTGCGGCGTCATACATGGGTGGAGCGATTTCTGTAGGAGACTTTGGGCCAACTGGGCCTACTGGCGAGGCAGGGCCTACTGGCGGGATAGGCGTTACGGGACCAACGGGTCCCGCAAGTACTGCTCTCGGTCCTACTGGAATAGCTGGGCCAATTGGTAACACCGGAGCAACAGGACCCACGGGCCCAACTGGAGCGGTTGGTGGTGCCGGAGCTACGGGAGCCGATGGGGATGCAGGACCTACAGGAGCTACAGGAGCTACAGGAGCAGTGGGTCCCGAGGGGGATGCTGGCCCGACAGGACCAATAGGAAATACTGGTGCTGTTGGCCCTGAGGGTGCCGTCGGAGAAGCTGGCCCTACGGGTGCAGCGGGTGACGAGCCAGTAGTGGTTAACTATTCTGTTAAAATCGTAGACAGCAAGTACCTCATAACTCAAGAGGGCGAGGGTTGGACCTCTAATTCTATACTTAAAATATATAAAGGCTTCACTTATGAATTTGATTTGTCTGACAGTTCTAACTCGGGCAAAACGTTTAAGCTTTCCGCGGATCCAGATGGAACGCACTCTTCGGGTATGGAATGGACTACCGGCGTAACAGTTACGGGAACGTCAGGGTCCTCAGGAGCTAAACTAAGATTTAAAGTCCCTCACGTAGTTCCAAATATTTTATATTATTACTCTAAAGAGCTACCCGCCGCTGGAGGAACTGGATATATAAACGTTTCTGTAATTTCTACAGGAGCTACAGGCGCAACTGGAGCTACAGGGAGCACGGGAGCTGCAGGCGCAACTGGAGCTACGGGGAGCACAGGAGCTACAGGCGCAACTGGAGCTACGGGGAGCACAGGAGCTACAGGCGCAACTGGGGCTACAGGAGCCACAGGAGTGGACGGCCTTCAGGGGGTAGCGGGAGCAGTCGAGCATGTAATTACCGTAGACAGCTCAGCCATGGTTGTAAATGGAATAATAAGAGATACATTACATTTATTAAAAGGTTATACTTATTATTTTAAAGAGACACACTCTTCTACGGCTGGGCATCAAATTTATATAGCTACCTCTCCCGGAGGAGAAGGAGCAAACCCATACAATTATGGACATAGTTATTCTGGAACAGCTGGAACAGACGGAAACCTTACCTTCACTGTTCCTCATGATGCTCCTGCAATTTTATATTATGAATGTCTTCATCACCCCAACATGGGTGGAACTTTAACTATATCTGACGAAGGTCCGACAGGCCCCACGGGAACGAAAGGAGAAACAGGGGCGACAGGGACAAAAGGAGAAGATGGGAAAGTGGGAAATACTGGCCCTGCAGGCGCAGCTAGCACTGAACCCGGTCCTACTGGGTCTACAGGACCTACAGGCGCGGTGGGCATGGGCGGATCAGGGGGGACGACCCCAACTATTTCAACAAAAGGTATAGAGGCGTATGTCGGGAATAGCCTATGTTTTAACCCGTTCGAGTCTTCCGAACAATTTCATGTTAATAACTCTCTGGGGGAAACATTAAATTCTCTTCAAATTATAAATCACGGAGGTTTTATACCAGAGCCTTGCGAAATCGGATCGTACAAAGCTTATATAGTCAGTAGTGATTTAGATAGTTCTAGCGCTTGCTCTATTACAATTTATAAAAATGGGGTTTCTACAGGTATTACGAGTGTAGTAAACGGTTCCTCATACGCAGGCCAAACAGTTCATTTAATTAACGAAACGAGTGGCCAACCAAACAGTTTGAATTTATCGGCTGGAGATAAAATAACGGCCGTTTGTGTTTGTAGTGGAGTAGAGAACAGTAGAGGGGTTATCTTTAAACTTTCCGGAGTAACTTCAGTAGGCGTAGGTCCAACAGGCCCAGCCGGAGACGCAGGCGCAGGTGGAAATACTGGTCCCACAGGGGCTACTGGGAGTGTAAATACCAGTGATATTATAAAATATACCTTAATTTTTGGATAATTATATGATTGCTAATACTATAATTAATAATACAGCTACAGATATTCTAGAGACCCCTGTAGATTCAGCTATAACTGCGTATGCGGGGGTTGGGATGTTTTTCTGTAATGCCGGCGCAACTAATGAAAGTATTAATATTTATGCGGTCCCTAGTGGTCAAGTAGCTTCGGAAAATAACATGGTTATTAAAGACTTAACCGTGGTCACTGGAGACACATATGAATTTAGTGCTGAAAAATTTTTATTAAATAAGGGAGAAAGTCTTGTGGCCAGTGGCCAAAATGGGGGTTTAATATCAGCAACAATTACTTATACGGATATAACATAAAATGTCTAGCTTTATAAATAAACAAGGAAGCGACTTAACAGGTCCAGTAGGATCTGCAGGACCCACCGGACCTACTGGCGCTGATGGTCAGTCGGGTAACACAGGAGCTGCTGGCTCCACAGGCGCTACGGGAGCTACGGGTGCTGATGGTGCGCAAGGCAATACAGGGGCTACTGGCGCTGATGGTGCGCAAGGAGAGACTGGTCCGGCTGGAGTAGCTGCTATCAGCGTATTAGAATTACAAATTTTTAGTTAAAAGGAATTTAAACAATGGCAACATTCACAAAACATAAATTAAGTGGATCTACAGATGGTAAAGGGGTCAAGGTGACATCTAATCTCGCAGGCTCGGGAGTAACGGTACACACTGCCGTCACAGGGACTACAGATTTCGATGAAGTATGGTTGTATGCATATAATTCAGACTCTGCAAGCGTTAACGTAACTGTAGAGTTTGGAGGAACAACTTCTCCTGATAATACTATCACTCAGTCTGTTCCTGCTCAATCAGGACTATATTTATTGATACCGGGTTTTCCCTTGCAAAACTCAGCTGTAATTTCAGCTTATGCTAGCAAGCAAAACGTGGTTTCTTTATATGGTTTTGTTAATAGGATTGATCAGTAATAGAGAGTAAACTCTTAAAATGAGAAATGCAAGATCAAAGTCTACTTTTAGGCCTAGGTGGAGGCGAAGGATTGCAGGAAAAGCAGGAGGTCAGGCTTATCCGATTTTAAAATCCGTCACGTCTTCGACCGGAGATTTCATTTATGATCCTGAGGTCTCTGCTTGGGCAAAAAGAGTTAATTCTGCAGGAGGATCCGTATCTAATAGTTGCCTAGAGGCTTCTAGCGCTTTCATTAGGACGATCAAAAATCAGCCGGGCTTAAGACAAAAAATCAAAAGGTTAAATCTCTTTTGTGGCTCAAATCTAGACTCCTCTTTAATGCCTCTGATCATTGACGAAGGGCCTACTCAGGACATTAACCATAATTTTGCATCAACAGAATACTCAGAAAAGTCTGGGATTAAAAATTCAACAGCTTCTGGAAATAAATATTTAGATACAGGTCTCGATCTTTCGTGGTCCGCTGTTGGCCTAACTTTTAATGATGCTCATATAGCAATTAGCACCTTGGGAGCGAATACTTCTTCTTCTTACAAAGAATGGATAGGTAGGGATCACTTCTCCCTAGGATCTAACAAAGAAAACAGAAAACTTCAATTTAGGGTGGGAGAACATACAATTTATGCTGATAATCCAAACCCTCAACAAGGAGCTTGTATGGGGTTTTATCTAGGTAATTGCTGGTGGGGGGACGTAAGTCTTCGTTTAAATAATAGATCATTAGAAAATATAAACGTCTCTAATAATTCCCCCAGCAACGCTGATTTGTCTCAAAATTTTCATATATTTAAAAGGAATACAGCTTATTCAGCCCCTGATGATTTCGATCAAACAGTAAACTTTTATTCAATAGGCTTAGGTTTAAGCGATTCTGAAGCAACAGTTTTATACGATGCTGTTTCAGTATTTAATCAGGCAAAAAATAGAGAGTTATTCGAAGCTTTAGATATTGAGGTTTGGAAATGGGCTAACCATAGAATCCCTGAAGCAGTGGGAGATGCTTCAGCTCACTTTAGCTCTTTACTGGTTCAAAATGCTAGCGCTTGGATGGAGTCCATTAAAAATAATAATTTAAGAGAAAAAATAAATAGAGCTAACTTATTCTTGGGAAAAAGCTCTTCTAACTATGGTTATTTAACCTCTCTTGTTCCTTTAATCATCGACAGCGGCCACAGAACAGATATTAACAATAATTTTCTTAATTCTGACTATAATCTAAAATTTGGCCTTCATGGAGACGGAGCTACTAAATTTTTAGATACTGGGATAACGACAAGAGAATTAGTCTCTGCCTCTTCAAATTCAGGACATCTTTCTGTCGAAGCAACTTCTCCAAGTCCAACCAATACTTCGAGTTCTTCATCGAACTGTTTGATAGGCTCTAAGGAGTCAATCTCTACCGCTGGGGGCGTTGGTATGAGTATCAGTCTGTCTAAGACTAAAATGACCACTAAAGCTTGGACGGCTTTATCCAAAAGTGCTGTTCCTGCGACACAAGGTATGTTTACTTCTAGCATAGGGGCCGGAGGCTCAAACTCGAACGCTAGGACATATTTTAATGGGGCTTTTTTAAGTGATAATTCTAACGATATACAATCAACGTCTTACGATTCTTCATTGACAGGCTCTACTATTTCGTTGTTCACTTTAAACACTGTGGAATATGGAAATTTAGGTCACTCATCTCAGTCAATTAAAAGTTATTCTATTGGCAAAGCTTTAACTGATGACGAAGTGCAAAATTTATATGCAGCGAATTCAAACGTAAAAAGAGTTGAGATTGTTTCTGATGATATGGATTCAGAAGTATACGATTGGGCAAACTATAGGGTTCCTGCTAACGGAGGTCTCGTTACGCAAAAGGAAGCTGAAGCCGTAAACGCTTGGATGTTAAAAATCAAAACCTCTTCAGGGTTAAGAGAAAAGCTTAAAAGAGTAAATTTAATGGCCGGATCAAACCTCGCTGCAAAAATGGTTCCCCTTATCGTTGATTCTGGTTATTCTAAGGTAGATAAAAATACTAACCTATCTGAAGGCGATTCTGTGTCCACGGGCTTAAGAGCTGGCGATGAAAAAAGTATAGATACGACCGTGAAACTTTCAGATTTTCTTACAAATAGTTCTGGACACTTTTCGGTAAAAAACTATGCGAGCTTGGACACTTTAATCATGGGGGACACTTTCGCTCATGGGGTCATTACGAATCAGTCTTCCTATTCTAGCGAAACGAGCGCGGAGCTTTTGGTTTCCTCCGACCACGTCAATGGTTCCAATGTATTTACTGATTCGTCTGGGGCGGGGCACGCGATCACGAACCATGGCAACACGAGCCACCAAAACGCGGTTGGTAATCCGTTTGGTTCGGGTAGTGCGATTAAATTCGACGGCTCAAGTGATTATCTAACCGTGGCTGATTCGGCATCATGGACTTTCGGCAGCGGAGATTTTACGATAGAAACATGGATAAACTTCTCAGCTTGGGAGAGTACGAACTTCAACACAATAGCGTGGTTCGGCCCTGTTCAGATTGACTACAAACGAGACGGCGGGACTAAACAGTTGAGAATGTTCTGCTATAGCTCAGGCGGCAATACTTCAAGCATCCAGACATGGGACGCCTCACTGGATACTTGGTATCATATTGCTGCCGTCAGAGATAGCGGAAACTTACGACTGTTTGTTAATGGGACATCCCTAGGAACTCCACCTGCGCATGAGGGCAACACAACTCTTACAAATGCAACCGGAGCGAGTGCGATCATGGCAAGGGCGGCTAACTCCGTTTCGGGAGTTGGAAGCCCAGACCGAAAATCTGCTGGCTACATCTACGACTTCCGAGTGTCCAAGGAAGCTAAGTATTCAGATGATTTTTCCAAGCCCACCGCATCTTTCGGGTCCACCGGGGGCCCCAAGCCTGCCCTCGGCCTCACCATAGACTCAAACGGCGTGAAAGGCTACGTTTGGGACAACAATAGATCAAATGCTGTAAGTTACGCCAAGCTAAATCAAGCGACTACAGAGACGAAAAAGACTGTTGATACTTCCAGTTATTCGCATCCTACCTTGTATTCTGGTCAGCCGATGCCTTACTGGGGGTATCTCAACACCGATCTACCGGGCGAAGAAGATAATCAAGCAGACGTTTCTTATATTGTCGAGGACAATGGTGATCATGTCATTGATATTCCTCAGTTAAAGCAGGCATCCACTTGGGGGCCCGGGCCCGCCGCTATCATTGTTTATAAAAATGGTGTCATTCAGACGCATTTGAGCGATTGGATACATCCTTACGCGTGGCCTATACCTTGGTCGCGTACGCTTACAGATCTGGCTGTTGGAGATAAAATAAAAGTTGTAATCCAATACCCAGATTGGTCCGCGCCCGGCTGGGAAGCGTGGCCAAACGTGTGGCGAATTGGAGCGATGGAGAATACTACCGTATTTTTCAAGAGAATAGTTCCCTCAACTCAAAACGCTTTAGACGGTTTGTGGACCGTAAGTAGAACTTCAGCCACTGCATCATCTTTGTACTTAGATGGATCCCCCGTGGCTTCTTCTACCGCTTCATCTAATGTGACTAATGTTAGTGACGATTACGTAAACATCATGGGGTCTTATTCTGATGATGGATCTATACAAAATCATCATGATAACGCTTCTAGAATAGGATTTTATAGTTTGGGTTTGAGCTTAACAGACGCAGAAGCTCTTACTTTATCTGAGGCTATAACCGCTTTCGATACCAAGATGAGAAGAGACTTAGATGAAGAAGTCTGGGATTGGGCTTATACTCGGGTTCCTTTAAATGGCGGGTCTTTGAGCGAGTCGAACATAAATAATGTAAATACATTCATGCTTGCTCTTAAAACTGAGTCTGGACTAAGAGAGTCTATTAAAAGATTAAACGTTTTCGCGGGTTCTAATTTGTCTAGTGCTATGGTGCCTTTGATTAAAGACTTCGGAGACAGTATAGAGAAAAATTATAACTTTACATCTTCAGACGTAAACCAAGGGCTAAATTCTAGCGGATCAAAATATCTAGATACTGGGATGAGTTTCAGTGAATTAGATATAATATCTTATAGTAATTTTCATGTAGCCTTATCTAGAAAAGGTAATTCAGTTAGCGGATACGCCAACTCTGACGCCATCGGTAACGGCTCGATAAGATTGAATTTAACTAATAGGCCTGTAGTTCCAGTGGAGGGGGCAGATAACTTGATTTATTCTGGAAGTACTATTACTTCAAGTACTGATGGCTCAGGCTTTCTTGTGGGAACCGCAGTTAATAATACAGAAACAAAATTATATAAAGGGTCGACAAGTTCCGACACGGGTCCTTTCGATGGTAGCTCATCCATGTCTGCGAACAATTTTATAGTTTGTGGTAATCAAACTGAGGCCGGGGTTGTAGCACAATTCTCAGGAAGGATCTCTATCTATTCCTTGGGTATTGGGTTAACATCAGGGCAGGTATCAGCTTTTAATAGCGCTGTTTCAGCTTTAGAACTTTCATTAGAAAGAGGGGATTTTGAGGCTAGTAATTCAGACGCTTGGAAATGGGCTAATATAAATGTTCCTGCTAACGGCGGCCTCGTTAGCCAGAAACAAGTTACAGCGGTAAACAAGTTCATGGATTCAATAAGTAACATCCATAATCTAAGAGACTCTATTAAAAGAATGAATCTTTTCGTTGGGGAAAATCTTAACGCCGCCTTGGTTCCTGTCGTATCTGATTTAGGGGCCTCCGTTGAGACAAATAATAATTTTATTTCTAGTGATTACATTTCTACGGGGCCTGACGCAGGACTAACAGGCGGGTCAGGTAAAACTTTAGATTTAAAAATAAAAGCTAGAGATTTAGGGGATAATTTTGTCATGGCTCTTAGGAGTAATTCGGGATCAACTTTTGATAGCTCTTCAAATGCTCCGATAATGGGAGTGGAGGAAGGATTCAGCTCGATGACGATGGGCTCTAACTTGGGTAAATTGTCATTCTTTACTTCGATTAGCAGCGCTCAAACTATAGACACATCCCATTACATTAAAACTCCCGCCATTTTTAAAGATTTACCTCGAAATTATAATGGCTGCGACATAGTTGGTAATAGTATTCTTGAGCCTTCCCTAAATACGGACGTTGGCGAATCTTCTTGCGAAACTTTAGAAAACGCTGTTTCTAGTTACGATATACCAAACCACAGTTTTATTGATAGCTCTTTAAGCCGAAAAATTCTTAACGATCGACTGTACTGCGATTATAGAAATTCGGACATCTTAAGCCGAGGTCAACAATTTTATGGTGACGCCGGAGTTAACTTTTCTATTGATCATGAGAAGGGGAGAAACTCTGAGGGCGTAGTGGCTCTGGGTGAAAATGGTGATTTTTGCAAAGGATTTTATTCTGTTCTCTGCTCGAAAGTTGAGGATTCGAATATTAGCAAACTTAAAATGTATAAAAATGGCCAAGAGATGGTAGAGTCTCAGATGGTTAATCAAAATATTGGCCCTGCAGCAGAAATAGCTTTATTCGGTAAGCGAAATGGAAGCGTTTTTCACTCCTTCCCTAGTTCAATAAATATCGATTTTTATTGTTTGGGTTCTAACGCTGAGACTCCTGACGCATCTAAAAATCCAGACGTTTTAGGTGATGGCTTTTTACCTAACGAAGTTCATAACTTCTTAATTCAACTAGATGTAGATTTAAACAGAAAAGACTTCCAAAAACCTGATGCTACAAACGGAATACTTGGTAATTTACAAACCTTAACTAGCGAGCTCGATCCCGAGGTCTCAAAATGGGCTAATGAAAAAGTCCCGAAAGTTGGGGGGAAATTAAATCCTGAGATAGTATTAGCTGTTAATGCTTGGATGACTAAAATTAAAGAACGAGCCGGATTAAGGCAAAAGCTTAAAAGAGTAAATCTTTTTTCAAGCGTCAACTTGGCGGGCGCTCTCGTACCCATCATTACAGACGAAGGGTACCCTGTCGACTTAAATCAAGGAACCGTTCAGTTTTCAGAGGATGATTTTATTCTCGGGAGACTGGATGCGGGGACTTCTTGGAGCAGTCTAGACTCCGTGCCCGAAAAATATTTAGATACAGGACTTAATCCGTCTAAGGCTGGTATAAGTTGGAGTAATTTTCATATGGGCTTTGCTAGCTCGTCAGAGAAGCTTCACGGAAACAAATTGTTCGGGGCACAAGGTTATCCTACCCCCATATCCGTAAATTGTGGAGACGTTATCGGAGACTCTACCTCGAACGACGAAGCCAGAATAAGCACTTACATTGAATGTACCGGAGGTGTTGATCACCGCGGTGCTGACCCTCGGGATCCTTTGACCCCGGGTCAATCTTGTCGACAATACCTTAATCCAAATTTGGCGCAAGGAAGATTTTCAAATTATATTCAACTCCCGTCCCATCATGAGGCAACTCATTCAACGCTTTACATGGTGACGAAAAACTCCCACGCACATCCCCACCATCTGAGGACTTTTCAAAATGGGATATTAAGAGGCATCAAATACAATGGATGGTATGAGAGCCTTGACCAGAAATTTAGAGAAGATAAAAATTTCCTTTTGTTTGCCGAACACGCAGATCAATTAAATTCATTTGAGCTGGTAGACGACATGATTAAGTATGGCGGTATGATTGTGCCTAGCAGGCATTCTTTAACTCCTATAAAATTTTCAGATGGTAGATATTATATATTTGCATTAACGGATCAAAAATTTACTTTACAGAATTTAGTTTACCCATCCTCGAATACAAACAACTGTTTTAAGGAATACGTATCGGATGTATATGGTTATGGATGGGAGCCATTAAATTATTCTGAGGTTAAAACCGAATTTTGGAATTCTGATAGACCAGAAGGAGTCTATAACTTCGATAGGTTAATCAAAGATTTAAAACACGGACATCGTTATGACAAATCTATTGGCTGGTTAGATCCTGATAATATGGAGGGTTTTGGAACCAATCATGCAACACAATCAAGCAGGCTATTACTCTACAACGATAAGCAATCGGCTGCTACAAAAGTTTTGAACACACACAACGCTTATGATTCTGACTTAGCTAGCAAAACTATAGTAAGAAATGTAAATTCATCAGATAAGGATGTAGCTTGTGGGACTTGCGGGTTTGATTTAGTAAGTGCTCCTGTCTTAATGAAAATAGAAGTCCCTAATTCTTTAAATTATTCGGATACTGTACATAATCAAACATGGGGCTCAGATATAACTTATTATAGTGCCGGAGTTACGATAGAGGATTCTGACGTATCACATCTCAACAGCGCATACCTCTCCTTTGTTGAAGCTCTGGATCTTAAAAATTATCATGGAACCCATCTAGGCGCATACTAAAACTAAAGAAAGGAAAAAATATGAAAATGATTATTCTTAACAACGAAGAACTTTCAGAGTTAGAAAAAATTAACTCAATGAACCTCCACTTGAATAGAGCTATACAAGCTGTAGAGCTAAGTGAGGGGGAGCATGGTGTAAATTCTGACATTCTTGAAGATCGCGTAACTTGGGAAAAGTGGATTGGTTTTTTACAGGATAAACCAGTAAAAGAAATTGACTTGGCTGATTTACAAAAAGATATCGACTCTTCTGAAGAAGAAAATTAATATCAAAAGTCTTTCTTTTATATATAATAATTAATGAAGACTTTATGCGCGGCTTTAATCGTCAAGAACGAAAGTAATGTAATATCAAGGTGTTTGAGTAGCTTAAAACCTTATATAGATTACTGGCTTGTCTGCGACACCGGCTCTACAGACTCAACCAAAGAGATGGTTCAGTCGGAGCTATCAGAAATCCCGGGAGAACTTCATGAAGTTCCTTGGGTTAATTTCGGTCACAACAGGAGCGAGCTTTTACGCTTAGCTAAGGGGAAAGCTGATTATTTATTATTGATAGACGCAGATGAAACCTTATCTGTCCACGATCCTGATTTTAAAAATAAGTTAAATTTAGATTCTTATTTAATAAAATTTGAAGGAGATTTAGAATGGAGGCAAAAGAAGTTAGTTGGTAATCATATTAATTGGGAATACAAAGGCGTTACTCATGAATATATAACTTCTAATGAGGATAAAAATTTTCAACCGGCAGACTTTATCAGTTTAAATCATTTTTGCGACGGGGCAAGAAGGCCAGAAAAGTTCGAAGACGATATAAGTCTATTGAGAAAAGGCATAAAAGAAGAGCCTAAAAATTGTAGATATTGGTTTTATTTGGCTCAGACCCTTTTCGATCTAGGGAGATATAAAAAAGCTTTAAAAGCTTATGATTCGACAATTCAGCTATCGGAATGGGATGAAGAAATATATTATTCTTTATTTAAAAAAGCCTTATGTTTAAAACATCTTAAGGGCTTTTTTCCTTATGACCAATTCTTTAAAGCTCATCAATTTCGCCCTTCTAGGTTCGAAGCTATCCATGAGATAATCAGACATTTTAGGGAGAAGGGTTATTACGACATGGCTTACTCTTTGTGCAAAAAGGAGATAAATAAGCCTGAAAGTCAAGATTTACTATTCATAGATAAGAGTTTAAACAACTACAAATTAAAAGACGAACTTGCCGTATGCTCATATTGGGTTGGAGAATTCGAAGAAAGCGGCAGATTAAATGAGGAATTGCTGAAAAACCCAAAAGTGCCAGAATTCGAAAAGAATCGAATAAAAACGAACCAGCAGTTTGCTGAAAATAAAATCAAAGAAAAGTGTAATTACTAGCGTATGAAAGTAGTAGACATAGCTGACGAACTGTTTAATGAGTTAGGAGGGCCCTCAACCCTATCTCTTCCAGCTATCGCTTACTGGTTAAGGACCAATATCGGGACTCTTAGTAATTATTTGAATGAAGAATTTAGTTTAAATTCTACGTCTTTAGATATAGAAAAAACAGTAGATGAGGAAAAAGTCCAAATCGATGAAGATGAAAAAGATATTTTAAAAAAGATGTATCATATTCATTATTATGATATTTTATTAAGAAATACTTTGGCTGCAGCTGGCACCGATAGCGTTGTCGAAATCCAGTCTGACGATACAAGAGTCAGAAGAATCAACAAAAACGAATTAACTAAAACTTATATCAGTTTGAAAAGGACCGAGCAACAAGAGCTTACCAAGTTAACAAACGGGTATAAACTTAAAAAATCTCAGCCTTTACAGATCGCTGGTGATGATACTATAAAGGGACAGTTTCCTCATAGGACTTACGAAAAAAATAAAAACAGGACTCAGGATTAAGCCATGGCTAATTTATTAAGCACTACAGACAAGGCTTACTTTACGGGCGTTCTGGGAGATCTTTTCGATACTTTTCAAAGACCCATTAAAGTCCATAAAGAGCCTTTGAAAAAAATCGTAAACCCTGCTGTAGATGTATACGCAGGGTATGCGGACACGTCTACTCCGGACAATATAGAATTTGTCCCTCAATCTAAAATTTTTGAAGCTATGATATCTTACGTAGATAAAAGTCAGTCTTCTTTAGATACAGATATAAACATTCAAATACCTAGAAACGCTTCTGTAAGAATTAAAGTTAAACAGGACTGTAGAGATTACATCAAAACAGGAAGAACTGAAAGGATAGAAATAGACGGAAAAAGCTTTAATGTTATTGGGCAAGAAAGCGTAAAATATAATTTTGGATATTACTTATTTGTATATTACTTGGAACTTACAAAATAATGGGAAAAATAAATAGACAGGTTTTTAAAAAAGAGATATCGAAAGCCTTTTCGAAAAGTAAGGTTAAGCATTTGGCCTTTGAGGAAGCTCAAAAAAAAATTGATAGAATTAGAAGAGAGGCTTTGATAGAGTTTAAGCAGCACCCTGTATCAAAAGAATTAAGATCTGGGAAAAGCGCTAACAACATTTCCAACACTTTGGGAGGCAGAGGAAACCTTTTTACGTTTATAGGGTTCCAAGAAGGAGAAGACCCCACTTTTATTGTGGAGAGAGCCATACAAGATATAAGAATAAATAGAACTCCTAGGATCAGAGAGATAGGTAGAAGCGGAAGGTATGAAATAGCTTTTACAGCAACTTTTCCAAATGTAAAAAGTCTAGAATCTGTTACACCCATGCCTTTCGAAGGCGGCAGAAGCTGGCTAACTGCGATAGAAAGAGGTATCTCTGGCTTAAGTTATTATATTTATAGTAGAGTTAATGATATAAAAGCTAGTAGGTCTGGCAAGGGCATACAGTCCGATAGCCCTTATATACCGGGATTAAAATATAGACCAGTAGGATATATATCTTCGATACTCGGCAAAATAAGAAACAGAATTAAGTCATGAAAGCTCAATACGAAAATAAGGTAATTTCTAGCACTTTGTTGTGGATGGATCATACCGTAGCCTCTATTGGCTCAGGATATACAAATCATAGTTCTTTATTCTATGACGTAGGGAGCCAATGGTATGGATATTACGCTTACGGTTTACCTTACAAACAGGTATTGTCCGATCATTCTGTTAAGCCTAATGCTCCTACCGACCCGAAGGTAATGACTGGGATATATGTCGATGGCACGTTCACTACACCCGGACAAGGAGACTTGGTTGACATAGATTACTCTAACGGGCATGTATATTTCTCTTCAGATCAGGCGGGGAAGACTTTAAGCGGAGATTATGCGGTAAAGGACTTTAATGTCTATTTAACGAACAAGACCGATCAAGACTTACTTTTCGAGACCAAGGTGGAAACTAGACCTAAGACCAGCACAAATCCGGCCGCTTTAGAAACTGATGTTATTACATACCCAGCGATTTTCATTAAGAATTTAGGTGGAAAAAACGAGCCTTGGGCTTTTGGCGGAGTGGACGAGACTATCACTAATGTTAGGGCTATAGTGCTTGCGGACAGTCAATTTAATCTAGACGCATCGTGTTCTATTTTAAAAGATAGGGTCCGAACAAATATAAAGTTAATTGAAGAAAATAATTACCCATTTAATGCTCTAGGTGGGTACAAATCAAGTGTATATAATTATACGGGATTAGCGGCCGGTTCCACTAGTCACGTATGGGTAAACGATGTTTACGTTTCTCAGTTTAATGTAGACTACATAAGCGAGATAAAAAACGCTAATCCTGACGTTTATAGCGCTATTGTAGATGTAGATCTGAGAAGCGAAAACAGAATGCCCAGAGCGTAAAATGTTAATTATTTTAATAAATAATTAAAAAAAGTGTAAAAATAAATATCAACTAAGGATTTAAAAATTATGGGAAAAAATAGAATCATTTATCAGAGTCAGGCCGTGTATGCCGGGCCCGCCGCCCCTAGTGGAACCTATCTCAATGAGACAGGTGTTGCGGCAGGCGTATCATACGCTCAACCTTCGAACCTCCAACGTGTACAGAACGTCAACTATAGCTTTGACATTTCTCGTACAGATGTTAACCAATTTGGTGAGCTAGCAAATATCGACCGGGTTATTCTCGAATCTCCTTCTGTGTCGCTGGACTTCTCTTACTACTTTGCAGATTTTGCAAACGAGAAGACGCTTGGCTTTACCATCATGAACAACTCTACTCTTAAGTCTTCCATCTCTGGAATGCTTAACCGAGTGACCGATGAGAGAAATTATTATGTTAGGGTAGTCAACGAAGGTCAAGACGTTAACGATCTTACTGGGGCGACTACAACTGGCACGGGCGTTAATGACGTGGTTGCTATCGGTAATGCCTTTTTGGCATCTTACTCTAGTGACGCTTCTGTGGGAGACTTCCCAACTGCAAGTATCACTGTGGAAGCTTTGAATATCGCTTTCGATAAGGGTACCACAGGAAATATTATTCCTGCCATTAACCCCACTACAGGCGGAAAGAAGACGCAAACATATGCACTTCCAGATGCAAGCTCGAATGTCCAAAACGATTACTCGGTCGTAAGACCCGGAGATATCACCATGGACCTCGCTACGGGGCTTTTAGGTGCAGACGATGGCGACGTTAAGATCCAAAGCTACAGCTTAAGCTTTGACTTGGCTCGTGAGCCACTGCAGCAGCTTGGAAGTAAGTTCGCGTTTGCTCGTGAAATGACCTTCCCTGTTACGGTTTCTCTATCTGTTGACGCTCTATTGGGCGATCTGCGTACTGGCAACTTGGCTGACCTCGTTTCTGGTGACGGCACCTCGGTGCACGATCTGGTAATCCACCTTAAGAGTGGAGGAGACGACCACTGTCAATATCTCTTGAAGCAGGCTAAGCTTGACGGACACAGCTATAGCACCTCGATTGGTGACAACAAGACTGTTACGTTGAACTTCAGCTCTCAGATTGGTTCTTCACAGCAAACTGGTGTTGGACTGTTTATGAGTGGTGTTGGACACGACGCATAATAAATCTTAAAAGATTAAAACATGGGCCCCTCTTTTAGAGGGGTCCTTTTTTTTGTATTGGAGTGTAAAAACTAGTAAGGAAAAAGGGAAAATGTCTGGCTTTAATCAGGACGGAAAAGCTAAGGAATTCATATTCTTTCATAATCGTCGTAAGATAATTAATCTCTACAAACAGTATTTATTTTTACTGGAAGATTTAAAAGAAGACTACGATATACCAGATGAAATTTATGAAAGAAATAGGAAGAGAGTGCTTGATTTCGGCAACGACACTATTCGTGAGTTAGAAGAAAATCTGGAAAAATTTGAGATTTATTTGAAATAAATTATAATATTTAGGCAAAAGGAAAAGTTATGAGGATATTAAACGAGTTCTTTCTCGAGAAAGAGGAAAACGTTGAGGAAGTAGAGACATCTACCAACGAAAAAGGCGAAGAGATAAAAACTACTAAGTCTGTAAAAAAGCCTGTAAAAAAAACCTTCGTAGTTAAAAAACCAAATCGTTCTCTATACGATGAGGCAGAATTATTTTATGGCGTCAAGCTTTCTGAAGGTATCAAAGCGGGTCTTTTAACCCGAGCTCTCTTAGCTAAAAGGTTTAATAACGATGGCGGGATTCTTAGCGAAAACGAAAAAGATAAATTTGCTACTCTTTACATGGGTCTTTTTGAAAAACAAGCCAAGCTTCAAAAATTGGAAATGAAAGTAGCTAAGGATTTAACAGATAAAGAAAAGAAAGAAAAAGAAAAAATCATTGAAGAGTTAGGCGCGTCTAGGGAAGAAATACAAGAGTTTGAGATGGCTCAAGCGAGCTTATTTGATCAAACGGCAGAAAATAGAGCCCGTAATAAAACTATTCTTTGGTGGGTATTACAATTGTCTTATGAAAAAGATGGGGATAATTACATAGAGGTCTTTTCCGGAGACAGTTACGAAGATAAAGTAGCTGAATATGATCGCTATGAAGATCAGGAAGACGACTTCCTAGATGAAATGCTAAAGAAGCTTTCTTATGTTGTTAGTTTTTGGTTTGTAACCAAGGCTGATACAAAAGAAGAGTTAGACGTTTTATTAAATACTGCTGACGAAGAAGAGATCACAGGGGAGCCTTCTCAAGAAAAACCTGAAGAAAAACCTGAAGAAAAACCTAAAGAAAAACCTAAAGAAGAGCTTGAAGAAAAGACTAAAGAAAAACCCGTAAAAAAAACAAATCGGACAAAAAAAGTTGATAACGATAAGTCCAAAGTTGAAAAAGAAGAAAAATAAAAATTGATCTTCTTAGCCCCACCCGAAAGGTGGGGCTTATTTTTTTATAAATGAAGAAGCCTGTAAAGAAATTAACCAAGAATAAGCTAAAAGGTTTATATTTAAACGTATTAAAAGGATATACTGTTTGTGAGAAAACGGAGAATCTTAATGAGTTTTATATTAAACATTTAGATATTCATTCTTCTACGGACATTGATGAAGCTCACGATTCTCATTTCGACAGAGCTAAAAAAAAGGGCTTACCCACGGAGGAAGACCAGCTCAAGTATTTAGACAAAGAAGAGCTATGGACAAACAAAGAAGAAATGGAGCTGCAAAATCAAGAGGAAATGATCAAGAGGCTTCGACTTTCTAAAAGCAAAGTCATTCTTCAAGCTCAAATTAATTATTTCAATGAGGAGATAGAAAAAGAAACGATTATTCTTCACGAAAAGATAGATAAAAAAAACGATCTCATGGGGTTCACTGCTGAAGCTTATGCTAACAAAAAGATTAATGAGTTTTATATTTATAATACCTTATATAAGGACCCTGATCTAAAGCAATTGTATTTCGAAAAAGAAGAGTTTGACTATATAAATTTTGAAAATTTCTCGAAGTTAATAGCTGCTTACAATGAAAATACAAAACATTATAATGCTTTAAACCTGAAGAGAGTAGCTTTAAGCACGTTTTTTTTAAATTATTTTTACCTATGCGACGACAACCCTCAAATATTTTTTGGTAAACCTGTAATTGATTTAACTTATCATCAGGTAGAATTATTCGGATACGCTAGGCATTTCAAACATATGATGTCTGAAGCTAAGTCTAAACCGCCAGATGAATTTTATGACGACCCAGACAAGCTTATAGAATACGTAGAAGCGGGTAAAAATGCTGAATCTATAATCGAGAAAGCTCAATCACAAGGTAAGGACAATGCTGCAACCTCTATTGTTGGGGCGACCAAGGAAGATCTGAAAAGAATGGGTTTATCTGCCGGAAATCATGATGTGGGAGATGTAAATCTAAGCAAAGTGGCGTCTCAAAAAGACGGATCTTTAGACATGGATGACTTGATAAAAATCCACGAAAAGGGAAGTCTGTAAGTGTAATTACAGATAATATCCCTCGGGTATGTTTATCAAGGAATAAGGAATGGCAGAATCCGCATCAGTAAGAGTAAGGGCAGAGTTAGACTCGCGCCCCGCAGAGAAAACCTTGGCCCGCTTTGTAAAAAAAGCGGAAAGTGTTGATGTAAGGCTGTCTTTAAAAGACAAGAACTTTACTCAGCCTCTCGGAAGAATTACCGGAGCCGCTGACGAGTTCAATAAATCTCTCGCTGCTTCGAACGCTCGCGTCGTAGCTTTCGCGGCCTCAGCTGGGTTAATGTATTCCGTCCAAAGAGCTTTAGTCTCTGTTACTAAATCAGCCATTGAGGTGGAGGCAGCCTTGGCTGATATCAATGTTATCCTTGGAGCTTCCTCTACAAATCTTGCTAAATTTGGAGATCAATTATTTAAAATAGCAGGGCAAACTGGTCAAGCTTTTCAAACAGTTACCGTGGCCGCTACTGAATTGGCTCGTCAGGGTTTATCGATGGAGGAAACCCTCAGGCGAACTAAAGATGCCATGATCCTGACTAGATTGGCCGGTATGGATGCGGCTTCAGCCGTAGACGCCTTAACGGCCTCAATCAACTCATTCAACAAAGCGGCTATCACGTCTACCGAAATAGTAAACAAAATGGCTACAGTCGATGCGGCCTTTGCGGTAAGTACAAACGATTTAGCGGACGCCTTAAAACGCGTAGGTAGTAGCGCTATTGACGCGGGAGTTAGTTTCGACCAGTTGATGGCTATGACTACATCAGTGCAACAGATTACTGCTCGTGGTGGCGCAGTTATCGGTAACTCATTAAAGTCTATCTTCACCCGCATTCAAAGAACCGAGGTTTTGGATCAACTGCAAATGTTGGGCGTGGCAGTAAGAGACATGAAAGGAAATACTTTACCAGCTATCCAAATCATGACCCAATTGGCTAAAACTATAGATAGTTTAAGCTCTGCTCAAAAAGCTAACATTACAGAATTAATGGGTGGCGTCTTCCAAATCAACGTAGTTAAAGCTGCTCTCGGTGATTTAGGTAAGGAATATTCTATTTATCAAAACGCTTTAAAAGTTTCTACAGACGCAACCGACGCAGCGACTAAAAGAAATGAAAAGTTAAATGAAACTCTATCTGCTTTAGTAAATAAAACTTTCCAGAACGTTAAGAAAGCAGGCGCGGAGATCGGCAAATTAACTATCGCTCCAGCCTTGGAGGGGGTGCTAGATAAAGTAAATAGTGCGCTGGAAAAATTCGACCCGAAAGATTCAGAAAGCACTGGTAATAAAATTGCTCGAGGAATTCTGGAAGGCATAGGTAACTTCATTAAGGGACCCGGGTTAATTATTGGTTTAGCTGTCATAGGAAAACTTCTTCAACAATTCGGTAAATTTGCTAGCGACTCATTCAAAGAGTTCTTTAATATCAACGAAGCAGCGAAAAAAAGACTCGCTATGGAGAAGTTTATTAATCAAGAACTATCTCACAACGAAGATTTAACACAAGCTATATTATCGGGAGAACTGAAAGTTGCTGATGCAGAAAAAATTATATTAAAAGGTTTAGAAGCTCGAGTTCTCCAGCAGGAGAAATTAAATAGGTTGATCAAGGAGGCTTCTTACGGGCTGAGCCGTAGAGGGGCTCATGCGGCATTGGTTGATCCGACAGAAGGAACTTACGCAGTTAAGCCTCCTAAAAGGTCTGGTGGCCATGTCCCGAATTTTTCTCAGATAGATATTCAGGCTTTAGTTAAAGAAGAGTTAACGTCTGCAAGCTATGCAAAATCAGGCACGAAAGCTGTAATTGATACCTTACCCGGTTTAGGACTCCATGTAAGAAATACCGAAGAGAGCATATCTTACGCTCCGGGTATGAGGTCTCCTTTTATCAATCCCCCAATTGATAGTCCCGAAGGAAGAACTCATAGAGAAAAATCAATACGGCAGACTGGTATAGACCCTTATCAATTATCATCGAGTTCAGGGCTTCCGGGTTTTGCCAAGGCTAACAAAAAAAAGCCTACCCCAAAAATAAAAGACTTAAGATCTAGTAATAAATCAAAAGGCGTACTTCTCCCAGAGTTTGGCAGGAACGACACGAACTTAACGTTTCAATCAAGTCTAGCTCAAGTCTTTCCTGACACTAAGAGCCTAGAGAGGCAGAAATGGGCAGAAAAGGGCTTTACCGGTTTTAAGATGACTGGTGTAAAAGCTGCTAGATTAAGAGAAAAATCTTCAGCCTCTTTCGACACCTTGTTAGATTCCAATTTCGACCCCGCGATACAAGGCTTGGGTTCATCTATAGTAGGAACCAATAAGGGTAAACTTCCTAAAAAGACCACCGGAAAATTTTCTGATTACTTTGATAAAAAAGCTTGGCCTCAAACTAAAGGTCGAATCTTCGAAGCGGCTTTAAATTATGTTGCAGTTAACATGTCTGCAAAAGCTCAAATGAACAACAGGCTTGCAGAGATTAAAAATCTTACTGGAGGAGAAACTTGGGATTTCCCAGATATAAAAAATCAATTGGCGTCTTTATATAAGATTCAGCCGGCGGGGAACTGGGACGCTAAGTCGAACATTGACCAAGGGACTCAAGCCTCTATTATCAAGAAAACTTTGAATACTAAATATCAAGGTAAAACTATTCCAAATAAATCTGCCGGATCTATTCCTAACTTCAGCCTAGGCCAAAAAGTTATGGGCATAAATACTATTCAGGCAAAAAACGCGATAGAAAGATTTAGATCTGGAGAAATTTCGCAAGCGCAAGGATTAGTTACTCAGATTAATTCTTCCAGAAGTTTATCTTCAGCAGAAAAGAGCACATTGAAAGAGGAGATCAATGCTATTAGACGTCAAAAGAAAAACGCAAAGAATCCTAAAGGCCTAACTATCGATGGGACTAATTTAGGGAGCATGCTAGTTCCAAGAGTCGGCTCTTCTCAGGGAACCGGTTTAGCTAAGCCTAAAATAGATAAAGACAATACCTTGCTCCGTCAATATCTTTCGAAAAATTACCAAGCGAAAACTGGATTAAATTTTGACAAGCTCCCTGAAGAAGCGAAAAAGAAAGTCATAAGCTCAACGAAAGCTTCATTTCCTGTTTTGGCTCCTTCTCGAGGCAACAACGTCAACATTGTCGATGATGTAGCCACCGCGATAGAAAAAGAAACTAGAAGCTTCGTAGCAAGCATGAAAGGCGGGAGTGAAGCCAAAAAAGCAAACGTACTAAACAACTTAAGCACTCATCAGAGTAGTATCAGCTCCGCTGCTGGAGCAGTATTTGAGTCAGGAATTAAATCAGCTTTTGATTTAGAAATTGGGAAAACAAATGATAGGTTCGATGTCTCGACCTCTGCAGGTCTTAAGGAGGCTTTTCCAATTGAAACCCCTTATGGAGAATTTAAAATAGATGATAATAGCCCATTGAGACAAGACATGGCCGCAAAGATTTTGAGGCAAAAAATACAAATGGGTATAGCTTCCGGGGGGCATGTGCCAAACTTCGCATCTCCCCAATCTTTGACAACGCCGCCTCCGCCGTACACACGTGAAGAGACCGAGAGATTAATCAAGCTCTGGACCAGCGGCAAAGCAAATCGTTTTGATCCAAACGATTTGTGGGAATCCATGCCTAGGAACAGAAGAGGCCCCGAGGTAGACCCAATTACGGGGTTACCTGTAAGCCTCAAAAGTCCTACTCACTCAGCCCGTTTGCAAAGGGGCTATCAGGGGAATCCCGCCTTTGGGTTTGGACTCAGCCCTTGGTCCGGGGGGGCTGTCGAACCAAGAGTAAATCCGAGAACGGGCTTGCCTTATGCTGGGGGTTTTATTCCTAGTTTTAGCAAAAAAGATACAAACAGAATGAGAGAGTCTAAACAGGCGGGAGTGCCTTATTCTCAGACTTACCTCAGCTTCGTTGATACGTCGAAATACGCTGGCCCTGTGATAGGGAACAGAAAGGATGAACCAACCTACCAAGCCCTGATAAAAGCCGTTAGAAGCCATCCTGACCCCAAGAATGCAGGTATGGCAGCGGGTGGATACATCCCGAGTTTTGCTGATGCTGCAGATGCCCCCGCCCCTCTACCGATAAAGAAGATGAATCTAGATGATCTTGGTTCTGAACCTCTGAAAAGGGTTAAAACGCTAGAGTCTAAATTGAAAGGCTTTGTAGCGAGGTTAGAAAAAATGAACGAAACTACGGGCGGCTTAAGCCCAGAAGTAAATGAAGCTGTAGAAGAAGCAAAAGGAGCCCTTTCATTTGTTCAGAAGACTGGGAAAAAGTTAGGAGAGCTTGGTGGTAAAATTCAAGAGCTAGAAGATGAACTGAAGCCGTTGGAAACTGATCTTGACGAAGCTAACCTGTCAATTCAGGGAAGCAATACTCATCTTGAGGGCTTACGCGGCGAGCTTGAACAATTTAAAGCCGAGTTGGGTCAAACGGAAGACGGAGTAACTCTCGCGAGAGAAGATTTGAAAGCATCTAATAATGCTATATCAAGCTTACCCAATCTGGAGGATGGGTATAAAAATTTAAAAACAAAGGAAGAGGAAAAGCTCCAAGAACTAAGAGCCGCAGAACAAGCTGCTGGAAAACAAGAAAGAAAAAATCTGGTTAATAAGAGAGCTGTGATCCAAGGGGACTTTGACGAAGAGGGAATGCGCCACGGTCAACCTGATAGAGTGGGGTACACAAAAAGCGTTTTAGGAGAATTAGGAGCAAACGCTGGCCAAGCAGGAGGTAGGAGTTCGATAAAGACCTTAACGGAGGGGGTTGGAGCTAGCAAGACGGGTCAACTAGATTTAAAGGCTCAAGATGCTCTTGCGATAACTTTACAAAAGCAAAGAAACGCCGCAATCATGGGGCAACATGACGAAGCACAGAAGATAGAAGATGAATTCAGGCTTACTCATAAAATCTCAGAAAAACATACGCATACCCAAGATGCTTTAGATAAAGTTTTTCAGAAAAATTTAGACGCCGGCACAACCATAGGTAACAAGGCCGAGGAAGAAGCAGCCCTGTGGGATAAAACAACACAAGCCAAGAAGGCTGAGTATGAGACTGCCAAAGACAAGACAAAATTAGCTGAAGGTGAATATAAAGAAGCGAAGAGGCTGAAGGGCTTGCGCGGTAAAAGAGAAAAAGCTTTAGATAAAGCAACAAGAGCGGAAGAGAAAGCGGCTGATCAGGTAACATTGACTAATCGTAAGATATCAGAAGGAAATCAAGAGCGGGATAAGCAAAAACGTAAACAAAAAGATATAAATAATAAAATTGATAAAGTCAACAAGGAGTTGGATGATGAGGTAAAAGCACAGGCGGCAAAAACAAAAGAAGTTGAGGAAGGCGTAGATAAGGCAAAAAAAGTTAACGATTCCACGGGCAAAGTTGAGAAAGGACTACAAAAAGAAGCTGAGGGTCGTAAAAATCAAAGCTTCGGAGCAGGATCATACAATCCGTGGTCTCAGCAAGGGAAAAGATATAAATCTCTAAAGGTTGCTGCTGGTGGAGATACGGATGCACTTGCCGCTCTTGGACTGACTCAAGGGCAAGCTCAGGGTGAATTAGCTGGAGCTAAAGAACAAAGACAACAAGCCATACAAGGTAAAGCTATGTTGGCTTCAATGGCGTTGCCGATGGTAACGAGCATGGCTGCTCAACATTTTGAAGAAGGTACTGAAGAAGGCGCGCGCGGCAAGGCGGGGGCGGAGGCAATCGGACAGGCAGGCTCTATGGCTGCTATGGGTGCGATGTTTGGACCTTGGGGTGCAGCTGCAGGTGCCGTTGTCGGAGCAACAATGGGGATTATAGACGTTTTAGGCAAGTGGGAAGATAAAACTTATGAATTTAATACCGCTGCGGAAACAGCAGAGGAGAAATTGACTAAATTCAATAACGCTTCACAAACTTATTTAAAGTCTCTTACTGAATTCAACGAAGTAATGACTTCTACATCTGGTGAAATTGACGGAAATAAAGCTGACAAATTTAGAAAAAATCTTAGCGAAGCTTTACTAAGTATTCCAAGTGAATACAGATTCCAACTTAGCAAGGCTCAAGGTAATGTAGAAAGGATTCAAGAGATCTTTGCAGAAATTCAAGCAGACTTGCAAAGAGACGCGAATACCAGAAGAGCTCAAGCGGACTTAGCCACAGAGATAGAAGAAAGAATACCTAGAGGCAAAGGGAAGATGTTTAAAGGAAAGGAGAGTGATAGCGATCAGAAAAAAGTTTTCGAAATGATCAAGAGTACTTTAGACATGAGTAGGTTTTACGGAGAGGAAGGGGAAAAGCTCGGAGCTAAATTAAGAAACGCTTCTAAAAAAATAGCTAGCGATTTTAGTGGCTTTAAGGCCGTTTTAAAAGAGGCTGGCGCAGACGCAAAAACCTTAGAATTGCTAGACGATATGCTTGAAGGTGGCGCGTCGAATATAACGCTGTTAGGTGATGAATTTGAAAACTTTGGTTCAGACGCCGCTCTCGCTTCTAGAGCAGGAGATAATTTAACCTCTTCAATACTCGCTTATAGAAGAAGAATGGAGGCGGTCAAAGAAGAACAGGATAGATGGAACTCTATAATGGACGAATCTAAAGAACGAGTTAAAAGACTCGCGTCTGTATTGCTCGACAGATTAAAATTCATAGACAACATGAGGAATCAGCGGGCCGCCCATGCTAGAGGCATGGCCATGACCGAAATAAAAGGCAGACAACAGGTAGCTCAACCGTTTATAGATAATATACAAAAGGTAGACTTAGGAGCTTCGGTTCAACGAGCCGATATGCAAAATAAACAGGTGAACTCTTTAGAAAAACTTAATAGCTCTATTAAGATAGGTTTAATCGGCACTATAAATGATAAATTTGAAAAACTAACGACTTCTACTGAAAGGATAACTGAAAACGCAAGTGAAGACCAGAACCTTACAAATAACGAGCTACAAAAACAAAATAAAACTTTAACAGGATACAGAGACGCTTTAATTAAAGCTGTAACGTCAGCTTCAGGTGGCGGGGACACGTTTCACGAAATAGCCGCCTCAATGAAAGAAATCATAAAGAAAGCAGAAGTAACGGGTTCTGCGCGCGCCGCATTGGAAAGCGATTTATTAGCCGTCGTAGAAAAAGGAAATCATGACTTGGCGTTAATGAGTGATGCTCACAAGAATGAACTAGAAACACAAAGACTAAGCGCTCAGTACCAAAAAGAGACTGCTATAAACACAAAGCAAATGGCCCAATTAGGAACTATTGGAGGAATGATGGCCGGGCCAGACTTTTCAAAGATTAATAAAGTGTTTGAAGATGCAGCTTTAAGCTCTTTTAGAGCAAACTCTGATCAAGAAGGAAGCAGGAGCTCTCTAAATATCTTAGATTTATTAAGAAATTTTGCTGGAACATCAGGAGCAGCTTTACCGGCTTCAATGAGAGCAAACGCTGTGGAGGGGGTAAAAAGTAACCTTTCCACTAAAGTAGCTAGAATCCGATCAGGTATGGAAAGTACCGGGCAAATGACTCCGGAGCTACAAGAAGAACTTGACCAGTTAAATAATAACCTAGACGAAATAGCAGAAACTAAAGTCGCCGCCCAGCTAAAAGATGTTCCGACTCACTTGCAAACCATTGCGGACAAAATTAGCAGTCTAACAGATAAAACCGTAAATGAAGCCTCTATGGAGCAAGCTGTTGCGGCGGCACTAACATCGGTCATGGGCGGTTCTTCTAAGCATATAGTTGATCCTTTAGTAAGAATAGAATCTATACTTAACTTCCAGAGGGGAATTAACGAAATTAAACAAGTACAGAACAACGTAGCTGATGCGTTAAAGGCTCAACAACAACTAGCTGGAAATATAGAAACGAGTATGAGTGAAGTGGGAAGTATGGCGATAGACTTGGCTAAGAATGTACCCGACTCTATTTTAGACGCCACTGTAGGAATGAATATTAAACAAATTCGAGGTCTTATAGATAACGAAGGACAAGGTTTTACGCAAGATGCGGAGGGGCTTGCTAAACAGAAAGGTGCCCTTCAGAAGTTAATGAACGTGGTGATCAAGTTAGACGGCACAATAACGAGGGGTAAGGTTTTCGATACTGACTGGGGGCTAAATTCGCCCGATCTTGTCGCTGAAAGGGAGGACGCTAAAATTATAGGTGGAAATACAAGTGCGATAAGTAGAACGGGGCAAGGGTCGATGCTTCATAAACAGATAGTAGATTTAAAGGCGAATCAAGAGAAGTTTGAAAGTGACACGCGTTCAGGTAAGTATGACGAAGCCTTTAATGAGGGGATGAACCTTACAAAAATATCAGCTCTGAAACGGCACATGTACGGCGCGGGCCCCATATCGGATGTCATCAGGATTACGAAGGAGCATTTAAGGATGAACAAAGAGTTCGGGTTTAAAGGGCCGGGAGAGGGACCCCGAGTCGATCATCAGCTTATCGAGAAATTTATTAATAAACTTGTAACATCCTCGGCTTCACTAAAGGGCGATGAGAAACTCGATTTCGGTGCCGTATGGGGTTTACTAAGGGAAGCAGATCAGGAATGGGTAAATCAAAAAGGTCCAAGATACGGGATGGCTTTTAATCAGAGTGACGGAGGGAACCTCACTAATCAAAAGAAGGTTGTAAATGCTGCGCTGCTGGCTTTAGCTACGTATGCTGAGAATCAGAAGTCTGGAGCTAGCATAGATCACTCTGGGTCGTGGTCAGATCAATCTGGGCGAAGGAAGACGGTAAGGGAAGAAGTAAGAAATCAAATGAACGCGACCATGCAAGGACTTCAGCAGAGAGCCGATGATCCGCTACAAACGGGTAGAAAACATCAAGTGCTACCCACTTTCGATCAATTAACGGGAGAGGGGGGGTTGCTAGATAAGCAACTAGTTAAGAACCAAGAAGTGGAAAGTGCTCAAGCGGAAATGCGCAGATTAATGGCCCAGTTGACAAAACGCTCAACGGCTGAGCAAGTCAATATGATGAGGGACCGTTATGCTGGAGAGATGAGACAGAGAGAAGGTAAAATGGGCGCTATAGTTACTGGACTAGGCATAGGACCGGGCGCAAAGGATGAGGTGATGGACAAATTAAAGAAGGCGAGCTCGGTTGAAGAGGTGACAAAAATCATAAAAGACGCGGATGGAGAAGTCTCAGATAAACAAAAAGTCACTCTAGAGCAACTTGAAGGCGAAATACAAGAACATAAAGCTCAGAAAAAAGTCTTAGAAGAAATTACGGCCATTTATAATCGGAAAAAGGCTACCGCTGCCGCCGCCGCGGCTGAAGAAGAAGAAAAACTGAAAGTAGAAAGAAAAGCTCTAGAAAAGGAAGCAAGCGGTAAGATCGGCCAAGCTCTAGAGCTAAAAACTCCCGAAGCGAAAAGAGCATTCAATAAAGAGATTAGAAATATGGATTGGAAAAAGCTTTCTGAGCTAAATACATATTTCGATGAACAGGAAGCAGGCGTTTTACACGCACTGTATCCGGGCTCGAAGGACCTAGAGGAAGCTTTATCTCCTACAGGAGGCTTACTCGGAGAAGGGAGTGCGGCTAAGAGGAAAACAGTCAAAGAGATGATGGCGGAGAGAACAAGGCAAGCCGCAGGAAGAACTGCGAATTTATTTGGAGATAATATATTTAGTTACGATGCAGAACTTCAAAAGGCTGGCTTTAAGGAAAGATATACAAATCCAATGCTTCCCGGACAGAATAATGCTTTTAAAAATGCAAAAATAGATGACCCGTTTCAAATCCGCGCTGGAGCAGAAGTCACTTTCATGGATGACAAGGGTATTATAGAAAGCATTAGAGACAGATACGCTACAATTGGAGTTGGCGCTCAAGAGGCTAAAGCCCTTACGCAAGACGTGGCCAAGAAAGTTATTAAGGGGAGATTGGAAGCCTTCAAACTATTTAAAAATTCAGACTTAAGTTATAGTCAATATATAGTTAAGTTAGCGGGAGCTGAACTGGAAATGTTTAGAACAGATGCTGCATCCGGGAAAATAAGCCAAGCAGACTTAGCCGGTAAGTTAAAGGCTCAAGTAGATAAAGAGTTAGGAGAAGGGTTAAATGTCGATCATTTATTCGCTCAGTACTTGCACGCCAACATGTCCATGAATAAGAAAGACTATGATAATTTAGCTCGCACAGTTGCAGAGTCAATGGCTTCAGGATTGATGGGACATAAAGGCGGTGGAATTCATTCTGCTCAATTAGTTCAAGATAAGAGTAAAAAAATCGTAGACCGTGTGAAGGGCCTTGAATTAGGTAAAAGTCAAACAACGGCTTATACTAATGCTCTAGGAACATTCGAAACATTCCAAATGAATTTTAACCTAGGCTTAGGGGGCAGAGCACAGATGCTTGCTGCTTTAAATACGAAACTTCAATCTGCTCTTCAGAACACTAGGGGAACAGATGGCGAGATAGAAAAAGCTTACGATGAATACATAGAAGCTTTAACTACTGGCTTAAGGCCTCAAGATAAAATTATGGAACGTAAGGGCATAATGGATTCTACGGGTAAGAAGGTGGGGAGAGATCAGATAAAAACTTTAGATTCGAAAGTTGAAAGTATAGTAAACAAATACGAAGGTCAGGCCGCGGCTGGCCTGATAACAGAGGAAGGCCGGACAACTCTACAAAATGCTGAAAGCATACTTGAGGCTACAAAGCTAGCTAACGAAAAAGACTTAGTCTCTACGGCCGCTATGACCACCGCAAGAAAGAATTTTTTAGACGCCTTACTTAAGCATGGATCAGATCAGACGGCGGTTGCTGATGCTTATAGGAATTACGCCGCGTCTGTGGCCGCTAAATTTAAACCGCAAGATTTAACCGGTATTAGCGCACAAGTTACGGGGCAATTTGGTCAAGAAATGATGGGACCAGACGCAGGCACTTTTGGCGCAACCTCGCAAGCTATAACCGAGAAGTATAATAAGGCGTTCGGGAAGGGACAAATATCGAAAGCAGCAGTACCAAGATTAGCAAAAGCCGAAGGGGCGCTCAAAGCTGCTGAAAGTAAAGCTAAAGCAGGAGTCTTAACTGCGGAACAATTAACGGGCGCTTATTTGAAATTTCTAAATACTCTCAATTCTGAAACTAATAAGCTTACTGAGGTTCAAGCGGCTTATGAGAAATATACAGCGAGCTTAGGTGAGAAAAAGGGCGGGAAGGATTTGGTCACAAGCAGAACCAAAGTCCTTGAGGCTACGAGAAAAGGCGCCACAAGAGGCGGTCAAGCTGGATTAGTTGAGGAAGTCGAGTCAATAACCAAAGCCAATCAGAGACTTTTCAATAGAGGAAAATTAACCGGTGAAAGCTTAGAAGCTTTAAATAAAGCAGAAAGTCAGTATCATAATGCTCAAACCAATTGGGCAAACGGTTTATCGAGCACTGCGGCGTTGATGGCTGCAGCATCTAAGAATCTTCAAGCGGCTGTCGCTTCCGGCAACACTGGTAAAATAAAAAAAGCATTAAATGAATACATATCGAAATTAGATACAGAGCTTAAGCCTCAAGACTATCTTGAAAAAGCTGGTAAATTCATTCAAAAAAATCAAAACAAAGTAGGAAAAGGTAATAGAGAAGACTTCGCTAAGGATTTGAAAAAAACATCAGACAAGTACGAAAAGTTAGTTGATGAAGGGTTATTGACCGAGCAGGATGGTCAAATTATTTCTCAAGCTTTAGCAGACTTTGGCGCAGCTCAACAAAACTTCAAAGACGGTTTGATTTCTCAATCGCAACTTTTGAAAAGTGCTGAAAATCAATTATCAAAAATCTCTGGCACAAGCGGAAGCGCTGAAATCAAAAAAGCCATGAAAGACTATATGAAGGCGTCAACTGAGCCTATCGACGCCTTGTCCACCTTACAAGAGACCGGCAAAGATCTGGGGTCCTTGGGCGGGGGGATACTGGGTAAAGATCTGGGCAAATTCAAAAAGCAACTTCAAGGCATAAACCAGTCTTACAACGACTCGGTCAATGATGGTACCCTTACTAGACAAAACGCTAAGACTTTAAAGAAGGCAGCTAAAGACTTCGCTCTCTCTGAATATGAATTTGGTAAAGAGATGAGAGGTTCAGCGGATCACATTAGCGCAGCTAAATCTCTGCTTGAGAAGCATTTAAAAGTAGGCAGCAAAAAAACAGAGCAGTCTTTGAAAAAGTATTTAAAAGCTATTGATGGAGCCACGACCCCTTTAGATGTAAAGCAGTTTAATATAGGTCAAATCACAAAATTTGCAGAACAATTAACTAAGGCGGAAAGAAGAAAATTCCGCAGAAGCTTAAATGGAAAAGATTTCAAAGAGATAAGAGCTTCTAGGGAGCGTGGAGAAATATCAAGAAAGGAAGAGAAAGATATATCAAGTAAGCTGGGTGAAATCAAAAAGTTAGAAGCCGAGGGCGCCCCTCTTGAAGAAATAAGAAAAGCTTGGGACGATTACTACAAATTGAGAGGAAGGGCATATGATTCAGAGACTGAATTTATAAAAGGTCTGGCAAATTTTTATAGATTGAGCGGTCAAGGCGACATTAAAGAGGTAATGGACACCACTAGAAGGGGTATTGTGAATCAATCTAGAGGAGACTTCTCTGACCTTGATGAGGCCCAAGGGTTCAATCAGAACTTAATCGACTATCAAAACGAATTAAGGACTATAGCTGCAGAAAGAGGAGCAACCGAAAACGATCTTAAAGATGCCCTTAAGGCTGAAGCCGAATATCAAAAAATGATTATTGACTTTAACAAAGGCAAGATCCAGTCTAAAGATAGGATAGCTGGTGCTGACGCAGCACTAAAGGCTAAGAGAGCAGCAGGGAAGGACACGGCGGACGATTTCCTTGACGCTATGCAGGCAAGATTTTCATACGGCAAAAGAGAGGCGATTCAAGCTATACAAGACACTGTGTTAAATATGATCGATACTTTTGAAAGCGAATTAAATGACGCTTTATTTAACGCTATTTCGGGAGCTAAAGACGCCAAAGAAGCCTTTAAAGACATGGCTGACGCCATGCTTGATGAAATAACTAGAATGAGTATAGAAGCGACCACTAGGGCTGTTATAGGAAGCTTAGGGATACCGGGTATGGCAAGGGGTGGATTGGTAACGGGTGGATCAGGAGTTAAAGATGATGTTCCTAGGCTGTTACAGGGGGGAGAATTCGTAATAAAGAAAGATTCTGTGGATAAGTTTGGACCGGGATTATTTAAAGCTCTAAATGAACAAAATGTTGCCCAGTTTAGTGAGGGGGGGGTTGCTAGCTCTTTAGAGACCCCTTTGCAACGAAGTATGAGGAGTAAGGGTATTGGAATAGGGATGGAGAAGGTGGAGCATGTCCCTGATCCTCAAGGAGGACTAAGTAGTATTTCTGACACTAAAGGCGGAGGCTCTGGATTTACCTTGAGAAACGCTTTTGTTTTCGATGACGATAAAAGGCCTACGGGTGGGGTTCTTGAAGTAGATTCAAGGTTAAGTAGAAGAGCTTTAATGGATCCAGATAACCCGAGGAATAAAGTAAGGATGGATAAAGAAAAAGCTTTGGTAGATTATACGGAACAAAGAATGCAAGACTGGGAAGATTATCAAGAGGCTATGCAAGATTATTATGATAAAAGAAAAAATCGGTGGAGAATGGCTGGGTGGAATATAGCTATGCAATTAGGCTTAAATTATATGAAAGGCGATAGGGGTGGTGCTAAAAATAAGGGAGAGGGTCGCTTGCATGGAGCATGGGACTGGGTTAATGATAAAATAAATAAAAAGGACAATGAACCTTTCCCGGGTGGACAACAGCCGCAAAGAAGAGCTCAAGGAGGCTTTATTCCGTTTGCAAACGGAGGTCTTAGCTCTGATAAAATACCAGCTATGTTAACCGCTGGTGAATATATAATGAGTAGAGAGTCCGTAGAGAAATATGGTATCGACACAATGCGTAAGTTAAACCAAGGACAAGTAGGGGGGTATGCTAAAGGAGGTTTAGTAAATGAAGGAGGTCCGTCTAGTAGTGGAGCGAGTGGTTTATCTGGCTCTGTAGCAGGAACTAATAACGTTAACATTACAGTAAATGTTGATAGCACGGGCAAGGCTGATAGTCAGTTATCTTCTCAGGGGAGTGCGGCTTCCGAATCCGAGCAATCTAAGAATATGGCTAGGCAAATAGAAACAGCAGTTGTGGGGGTGTTGTTACAACAGCAGAAACAAGGCGGTATGCTTAGAAAAACTAGGTAAGTTTATTCTTTAATTCTTGAAGCTCTTTATCTATAGTCATCAAAGCTTGATTAAGTATAGCTTCATTTTTATTTATATCATCTCTAAGTAAGGGTAAATTTAGATTAGGAGTAAAGTCTGTTAAAATTCTATATTGTGCATTAATTTTATTATCTTTAAGGTAATTTGTTTCAAGTATTAATTCCCACTTAGTCGTTGAGACTTTTCCATTCTGAGTGTTAGGGGGTAGTGGGTGATTTAAAACTATAACAGTGCCTTTTTCAGAATATAATAAATTAGCTATGGACCTATCTTCGATTGTCCTTTTGTCAAGCATGTTGAAATTCACCTCTACTTCGGCTTTTCCAAAGACTTGTTTAGTTTCCGGAGCTTCTATATATATTCCATGGGTATCCACTTCTATATTAAGGATTCCTCCATTCTTATCAACTTCTGTGACTTTAAGTTGAGTGGGGATGTCTACGTCATTGACTAAATCTTTTTTAGAGAGTCCTCCTTGAAGGGTAAGGATTTCCCCCTTTTTGAAGTCGGCGCCCTTTTTCTTGATAGATATTTCTGAGACTTCGTACTCTTTGAATGTAAGCCTGATAGAGTCGTTCAAGCCGAGCTTAAGCCCTGTATTCTCGTGAATAAAGATTTTATCATTTTCGACCCTCTCGAAGTCTTTGATATAAAAGAAGTTTTCTTTATTTACTATTTTGTAAAAATTATCATCCTCGTCAAAAACAATAAAGCTTCCCTCTATTAAAGCCCCCCAATCCGCTTGGGAAGAAGCAATAACTTTATTAGTGTCTTTTAAAATAGAAGCCGTATATCCGAAATGTTTCCTTGTTGCCATAACCTTGTATATTTAATTTACACTATTTGGTGGTAGATTTATGTTATTTTCGGGCAAAGCTGCGATAAGAATTGCCTGTTCCCCGCCTTCTTCATCTGGCGCCGAAACCGTAATTTTGGGTCGAAATACGTAAGAACTCCCCACTTGGGTAACTTTTACACTTTTTATAGATCCATCTTCTACCTCTGCTTCTGCTTCCATATTGAACCCTTTCTTTAAGGGGTGTCCGTTTGGCCCCTCTATTTCTATTGTCGGTGGGGAACTGTATCCTTTTCCGGGGTTGTCTATATAAACTTCAAATACGTTATCATAAACATTAAAATTATTTATATCTTTAGTTTTTTTGAACTCGAAGTTCCTGACAAGATCTGGAATATCTCTTAAGTATTGTTTAATTTTTGCTATTCTTTTCTTACATAAAGAACAATCTTCCTGCTCTAACAACTTAATTATCTCTATATCTAGTTTTTGTAAAAGTTTTAATCGAGAGCTTTTTAGTTTTTGTATTTTTTGCTCTATGAGGTGGGATTCTATTTTCACTTTACCTGTTTCTGGGTTATAGTAATCACCGAACGTCGCCAAGTCATCTTCCGTGTCGTTAAACCATAGGGTCTTGTGAACTGACTCTTGAGAAAATTCTTTAAAGGATAGGCATTGTCTTACCGCTTCCTCTCTCTGAGTGCTAAAAGGAAAAGAGTAAGTAAGCTTCTCTCCAGATTTTAATACAAAAATTAATATATTATGATTGTCTCTATTTTCGTTCATAATTAATACCCAGTCTTATACCAGCCTGACACATCCCCTGTCCAGCCTATTCCGTCATAGCTTTGAGAAGATACAAACGCATAGTCAATTCCTAAAGCATCATCGTAACGGCTCCATCCTCCTACCGACCCCCACTGAGCAGTTTTTAGGGCAGTAGTATAATCGTTAGTGGTCACTACCCCAAAGAACGCCTCTTCTAAATAAGAGTCATCAATTAGTCGACCTAGGTGCACGTCAAAATATCTTCTATTTTTAATTAACCCGCCGTAACCTTGACCAAAGCCCGCAGGGTGATGGTTCCATACCCCGGGTATGTTTTCTACAATGTCTCCGGGATCAAGCCAAGTCTGTACTGTCCCTGTCGAAAAGATATCTGTCCCTTCTCTAGCAAACAGCATAGAGGTTTTAGAGGTCACTGAGCCTGCTGGCCAAGCAGTATACTTACCATTCCAAGCGTTCAAACCTAGAACTGTATACGATGCCAATCGGCCCGGTAAGTTGGGGGCGGGTAAATTATGTTCATCAAAATAGACTCTGAATCTTCTAAATCCATGTAGCGGTTTGGTGGCATCTATAGTGGGGTCGTCAGGAAGATAAACTTGTGCTCCTGTTTCATTATAGGAAGGGATGTTGTCGTCATCAATACCACCTGCGTAACCTAGCACTCCTGAAACATACGCTGACCCAACATACGGCTCTCCTGAATAAATATCTCTATGCCAAAATTGGGGTACACCGACTCGTAAACCTGTAGCTGTATGCGTGGCGCTTACCTGAACTGATTGTCCTCCCCAGTCTCCGTATTTAGCTGAACCAGCATCGTACTGTCCTTGGGTAAACCTGCATGAATAACTGTCAGAATAGTTAGGGTAATATCTAATCGGATTTTGATATTCGGTTTCATCTTGCCTGCACCCATAATCAAAAAAGCCATTATATCCGTAAAAATTTTCCACGTCTTTTTTCGATAAGATCCTTACGTTTTGAACCCCGTTCCCTTCCCAGATTCCGTTTACGTTTATCCTTATCCAAGCATGATAAGGGCTCATGCCTTTAGAGCTCGTAAATTTAGTGGGGTAAATTGGGCAGCCAGTAAAGCCTTGGTAAGGCGTCCTTGCCCCGCCACTAAACCAAGGGGCACTTCTCACGTATTTTGATCCTAGAACTGGGGTTTCTCCATCTCTTAAGCCGTAAGCTAGGAAGTCTTCTTCGCTCAGTATATAATTAGAAGTCGACGGATTTCCGACTTGGACTGGGCTTCCCGTAGTATATAAGCCGGTGTTTGCGTGGGTCGCGCCTAAGGTATCATTGAATTGACTAATGTAAGGTCTAGCAAAACCAACCCAAAGGCCCTCGTTCCAACCTCCACCCCCTGCCGCTTTCCCAGAAACCGCATAATCAAAAGAGTCGAAAAGGCTCATCGCTACGTAATAAGCTTTATCGAAATTAAAATGATTAGGAGCGTCATAGGTGTTCGTAGCGCTACTGAAGCCTGCGCCCCAATCGGGTGAAACGATTATCGTATTATTCCTCCTTATAGTCCCGTCGCATGCACAATCAGAATATATAGTGGGCTCTGTAAATGGTATTGAAATTATCTTATTTTCTGCCCTTGCGTCTGCGTCATTCGTAATGCCTAGCCTGCTGTATCTGGATACTCCTAGTAAGGTGTCAGACCTATCGTTTGCTGGTATTCCGGTTAGTCCGCCTAAGGGGGAACTAGGGGCAGACGTGAAGTCTTCGTAAGCGCTAAACGGTGTCGCACTAAGATAAACGTAACCCCCTGCTATATCATCTAAGTCGTAACCCATTTGCCTAAAGTTTATATATATTTTCCCGTCGGAAGTAATCATTTGTTCTGTGCATAAGTCTTCATCTCCTTGGCATAAACCCGGCCTAGCTCCTTGGTTTATAGAATCTCTAGGAGTCATCCAAAAACCAGAGGGTCTTACGTTATTAACTTCCGCTATATCATAACCTGACTGAGGCGGATTAAATGCGTCTGTTGAGAACCCTCCATTTATTCTGTCTCTAGCAACCACAGCAATATCGTAATGGCGAAACGGTCCGTTAGGTAACGCATAGTTTTGTTCAAAAGGAAACTGGAACAAGTTCCGACTACCAGTGTAAGGGCCCCCTATAATATTACCTGTCAAAGCGTTACTACCCGGTAGGGGTTCCCTTATTGTCACAACGTACTCTAGCTCGATAGGCGGAGTTTGACCTAAAAAGCTAGCGTCCCAAGTAAAGGCTTGATCTTTACTCTTAGGTTTTATCACAGCTCCTTTGCTTATCGTATTGTTGTTAAAGTCGTCTGTCGTCAACCTTAACGAATGAACCGACACATCTCTTATCGGATTGTGCCCTGCTACGCTTATAGCTGGGGATTGAGCATTCCCGTCAGAAGGAGCTCCCGCTCCGTTAAAAGCGTAAGCTAGAAAATAATGGCTAACGTTAGCCGCAGGTATATGAAAATTAGTAATTTTTGTATTTGAGGTTGCCGCATTGAGTGTCGCTATTTTGGTTTGAGGTCTAGGTATAGGAGGCACTGTATTTACTATGAAGTCTCCGGTCTCTGGATCGGTAGATGTAGTATCCCAAGCCGCTCCCGTTTTTAAATAAATATTATAGTGAGAAGTTGAGCCTAGCTGAATAACTCCCCCCGCTCCAGTAGGCACATCAACCGCATAATCTATTTTTTTACTGTTTACGGTTAGGTCCCCCAAGGCTCCGGTGATTTTTAAAGGGGCCGGAGGGGCTGATGCAGAACCTACGACATTAGGGTCTCTTGGAGTAAACACAATTCCAGACTCAATAGCCGCAAATTTACCAGTGTAGTGTTTGCTGGCTGTAATTTCGTGCTGTAATCCGTCGGTTTCTTTAACATCTAGCACGTTATAGTACTCTGGCTCATATCGTCTATCATCAATACTCCATGAAACCCCCGTAGCTCTATCGTACCCAGCGGGTATCGTTCCAGTAGGGAAACCTATCACTGAACCAGATATGGGCCCGTTAACTCCTGTCCCTATAATTGTAGAAGAAAAAGTCCAATCGCTCAGAGCAGTGCTGAAAGGAGTTTTAGTTAACTGGCTTCTCCTCATTTGATCAGCATCAGAAGCTTTAAAGGTCCCATCATTTATTAAGCTATCGTCATACCAATAAGTCGGAGTTGTTAAAGATAGATCATAAGTGTGATTACTCTCTATGTTCGCATACCTGTCAAGAATTACTCCTGTAGCACTTACATCTATGATTCTACCACCTTGTAAATTTATCCCCCTGTTCTTGTCTGAAATTTGAATTACGTCTCCGGGTCGCACTAATAGAGAATCTAGGCCTGCAGAGAAGTTAACGGTTTCTTGTTCGTAGTTATTCGTATGTAATATCCACCTGCCCAAGCGAATAGCTTGAGTCTTACTCGTGCAACCAAAAGCCGTAACCTCTGTCTCTCTGATTCCGTATTTTCTTATCGCGTCTATGTCCTCAACATATTCTAAAGCGGGTTTAAAGAAATTTGTTTTATCTATATACCGAACTACCGCGACAGAAAATCTGGTTTTTTTTGCGCTAGAAGCGTAACTAAAATTCCCATCGGACACGTTCGAGTTCGTGAATTGAATTATAGGCTCTTTTTCTTTATCTTGGATAGGCTGTACTCCACCCATTCCGTAATATACGATACCTCTAAATATACTTGCGAAATCTTGTAAAACTTTAAAAGCTTCTTCTCTAGAATTTATCAATACATTACAGGAGAATCTAGGCTCAACACCATCTTCTCCGTTATCAACCATTACGTCACAATATTGTGCTATTTTGTAAAGAGTCCACTTATCTATATTTATAGATTCTATATATTTCCCTAAACCATATCTTTTATTTGTTACTAAGTCATAAAAAACCCAAGCGGGGTTGTCTGTCCAGTATTTTCCTAGCTCTCTAGCGGCCCCAACGTAGGTGTCATTTAGTTTACCAAATGGTCCAGTTATTTCTGTAGAAAAGGTCCCATTCCAATCATCTGGATTATAGTAACTTCTGGTAATCGGGTCGTAATTGCTTGGAATTTTAACCTTTAACAATCTCATATCAAAAGCTCTGTTGGGTATTTGGCTAAAAAATTCAGCATTAAATCTTGATGCTAATATTGCAGAGTTGGGATAAGATAAATTAGTTTGGAAAACTTCCGTTATGGAGTCTATGTAGCTTTCGTTTTGTACGAAAACATTTATAGAATCTAGGGTGAGTCTAGTTGCTTTAAACTCCCAACCTACTAGAAGATCTTTATTGACTTCTGCGTCTTCATAATTGGGAGTGGTTGATATTGTTAAAAGATAAGGGCTCGAAATTAAACCTTCAACGTCTGTTTTACCGTGAGCATTTTGCAGCCAAGCTCCTGCTGTTCCGTCTTTGTAGATCGCTCTATATTCAACATGGAACTCTATCCGAGTTCCAACTTGTTTATTTTGCTCGTCTTCAGTAAACTCTGAGCCTACTTTAGTATAAGAAAGCGCAGGAATTTTAATATTTATCTCAAGAGAGCTTATGTTTTTATTGTAAAGTCTAAAGTTTTTCGAATAACTTTTTCCGTCCACCTCTGGTCCGTAAAGTCTCTCGTTGATGACTTTAGTTTTAGTTGTCTTAGTTGCTTCTTCGGAATTTAAAAAGGTATCACTTTTTTTAATTCCTTGGGGCTCTCCGTCTGAGATAGCCCATCTAAAGTCTTGAAAATTCCAATAGTTCTTATTGTCTTGTCCAGCGGAGACTACGGAGACTTCGTTCAAATATATAGATCTTAGGTGATTCTCTGGGAAGCCTCCGAAATCTATGAATTGTCCAGAAGCATAACCAGTTTCCCCTATATTACCAGAAAGTTCATATTCTCCGGAGACTAAACCCTCCACTTGTCCTTCGCAAAGTAAGTCTAAAGTGTTAACAATGGTCCTAGAGGTAGTAAGTACTGAGCCAGAAACGATACCAAAGCCACTGCCCGTGGTTTGGTCTGTGAATGGAATTCCCGATAAGGAAGCAAAAGCATACCCCGCTCCCCCTAAGTCGCCCAAGGCCGCTACCTCGCCGCCTGTAACTGTTTGATAATTACTTAAAACTGCCATATTCTATATCACCCTACCCGCTTCATCAATACGTTTTCTTTCTACTTCATAGTGAGACATTATAACTTGACTACCAACAGTTAGTCGACCATACCCTATTGGAACTGGTCCGCCCTCATTGATAATATTAACTGGCCCGTTAAATAAATAGGAATTAGCTAAAGCTTGTGGGTCTGAGCTAGGGTTAGTTATTTGCCTATCCTCTGGGGGATCAGGAGGCTCTGACAGGGCGTTTGCCAACCCCGCAAAGAACAAGTTCGCTCCGATTATTTTCATCGTATTGTTTCCTCCGCTCAGCCCAATTAAGGCTGCGCCCCCTAGCATCCCACCCAATCCTCCGCCAAAGTCTAAAGCACCAGCAACGCTATCGAACAAACCCATGGCTCCTTCTACGACAGGTGCAACATCGATAGTCTTTAGGTTTTTGTACTTTATATTTAATGGGCTAGTCTCCTCGTTCCCGTTGTCCGTAAGGGTATTGTTGTTAACCCTTATCGAGAACTTGACCCCTTTTCTCGCTAGAGAATTTATGATAACTCTAAATTTAGAATTAGTCATGGTGTTTATAGCGTGAAGAGCTTCTTGAACGCTAGACACCGAGAGCTCCCAAGTTTTTCTACCGAGTTTCTTGCCTACAACACCATGAATGTTGATTTTTACTAAATTTTTATTCATCGTTTTCTGGCTCTAAGATTTCAAATTTCTCTGTAACGGTATTATATAAAATACTAACGATTTCTAAATCATCGCAAACCCCCTTATCTATGTCAGAGAAGGATTGGCCTTCGATAGTGTGCGAATGATATACCGCTAAGATGTCTCCTTCCACTAAGGCGTCTAAATATTCGTCTACAGATATTTTAAAAAAGTTTTTTTTGTCTTTCGCTATATTTTTACACTCGATCGTCCTTAGGGCTCCCTCTTCCGACTCTATTAAAAAGCCGCAGCATTCCTCCGGAAGGTTTTCGTCTGCGTGTCTTTTAATTCTGCTTTTTATTTTACTACTTAATTGCATTTTAGTTGATGCTCGTTCTTGTATTAGTGCCCGGAAACCCTCCGAAAGGTAAGAATTCGTTGGTGGGGTTACTGTCTGTGCAACCCGCTCCAGAGCAAGTGTGAGCTTTTCCGTTTAACCCCCATCTTAACTTACAGCCTTCTAAGGTCTTAGAGCATTGGTCAGGTTCCCAATAAATTCCATGAGGGGGGCATACTCCTGAAAAGTAACCGGTCTTCGCTACAAAATAATATTTAACATCATTCCTTTCTAGGAAAACTACATCCCCTGTTGTGTATCTAGCTCCCGTTATATAATCTCCAGAAAATTGATTTTGTCCTGTAATTCGACCAAGCCCTTCTCCCGAGTAGAGAGGGAGGCCGTTAGATCCGGTTACTGTTCCTGATATCATTTCATTATTAGCGTTTGCTACAGGCGCAGCAAAGTCAGGTAAATGACCTGTCGCTCCGAAAATTTCTTTTTGATCGTCCCCACTTGTTGGGCCTTGGAATAACTCTTTAAATTCATAGCAACAGCCCTCCCCTCTGTATTGAAATGGGCACTTAGTTGCATATATGACTCTAGCTGGTAGTCGTAGGTTGTCTAAATCTATCACCGAAGAAAGCTCAAATTGTACGTTATATTTATCTTCATTAGCCTTCCTCTCTATAAAATAAACGTCTCGAGGGAACTCGGCATCAGAGTCCGCTTCAGTGCCTACTCCCTCTATTGTATCTCCGCCTTGGTCTAAATCTAAGAATTTCGCAAAAGTCCTTACTCTAGTTACCTTAGCTCCCACTAAATTTTCATAACTTATAAAAACGCTTTTCAAAAGAGAGAACGCGGAGTTCTCTTCCATCCCTTTTACGGCAGTTATGGTTAACGTGGGAGTAGGTAGCGTTCCTGTAGAATTCATTTCAAAACCGTTTGTAGTTATAGGGAACGAATAGTAATCATTTCCTTGAAATTTTATTGTCATCCCTTTTAGGTTGTTCATGTTATGAAACCTAAATGGAAAAGTTGGAGGGTTCACGCCAGAAACCCTTAAGCTCAATAGCTCGCCTATCTCGGTTGCGTCAATTTCATAAAGAGTTATTAAGGCTGAGGGGTCCAGCTTCACAACTTCTGTTGCAATACTTTTTAACGAAGTCTCTGCCCCTGTTTTATTCATAATGTTTTAAGGTACCTCGTTAAAGTTCGCGGAGACACTCATTACTCCTTGAGCTACGATTGAGCTAGAGAATTCTCTACATATGAATTTTTTTCTAGTATTGTAAGGAGAAGGAGGGGTGAAGAAAAAGAAATCTTTACCGAATCTAGACTCTAAAAAATGGATGATTGCTGTTGCCTCTTTCATTTTTCTCCCGTCAAAGCTTAAGCTTATATTTACTAACGTATTATTTATTCCGTCTTTCATTCTTTGCTCATACCCGTCCCCAAAAGATATGGCTTTTACTTTCGGAGCATGTTGTACTGAAAAATTATAAGACGGTGTCCAGATAAAATGAGGAGATGTAACGTTCCCTGCGCTAGCGTGTTCTGAGGTCGGGGCTGTTATCATACCGCCCCAATAAGCCGCAGCGCCCCCCGTTGTCGCTGGGGTTTGTTGACAATTGCTACAATCTTGAAGAGCGTACCAATAAAGTCCACCACTCTTTACTATATCATCTTTTTTATAGCTGGAGCTAGCCGAGTAGTCATCTATGTCGTAAATGGAAGCCATTTTCCTTTAACCTTGTACCTGTCTATTATTTACACTCAGCGGTTATAAACCGTGTAATAATTATAGGGATTATACTCTTTTTTTTAAAAAAATAAAAAAAAGACAAGAGGAAAAAGGATGCCGTTTTATACCGCAAATAATACTAATTTAAGAATAAACGGAACTGGATACTACGTTTCAAACGCTTCTATCGATAGCAATGCATCGTTGAGTCCTGTATATAAAATTGGATCGATAGCTTCAGAAGAGTATGTTTCCGAGGGGCCGGTCCAAGGGGGGCTAAATATGAGCTATTATTTAACTGGCGCAGACCCTATAAAGCAATTAATCAACGAAGACTCTCCCGTATCAGGTAATTTCTGCGGTCTGTATTTTAACTCTGGATACCTAAACTCTTACTCTTTAAATTTTGAGCCAAATCAACCTCTTCGAGTGTCTGCAGATTTTCTTTTTTTTGGTAAAATGTCAGGAAGTTTTTCTCCCGAGGGGGCATCTTTGCCAGACGTAGCGATATTAAATTCTTCAGATTTCGAATTTAACGAAACCGGGGTAGTCAACGACAATCAAATACTCAGTTTAAGCTATCAATATAATAACACCCTGCAATCATATTATTCTATACAAGAGGTTGGAGAAGGTCTCGCTCCTATAAATGTAAAAAGCACCGCGAAAAGCGTTTCCTTAGAAGTTGGAACTAATGATTATGATATCAATGTTCCTTCCACGGGTTTGTTGTGTCAGGGGAGGATTGTGTTAAAAGATAGCTCCAATGTAGAAAAAGAAAGTTATAACATCAGCGGTGTAATGCGTAGTGAGGGTATGTCTGTCGATCCCTCTACGACCTTAGGAAAAAGCTTAAGCGTTATGCAAGCTAATTTAGCTATCCCACCAAGTATAGACGGAGTGTCCCCAATAAGTGGACCAACGGGGACGAGCGTGACTCTAAGTGGTTCTAATTTCCAAGACGTGGAGGCCGTCTTCTTCCAAGGACAAGAGCTATCTCACTCCTCCCCCGTGGGGACAACCGGTATAGCAGTTACCATCCCAAAAAATATGCCGGGAGGATCAGTTTTAGCTGCGCCTTTTGAAATAAAGACAAGAGGAGGTTCTTCAATATCGACAGGAGTATTTACCGTTTCTTAGGTTTGGCAGCCTGAAGCCTCTCAATAAGCTCGAATACTTTTATTTTCGGTAGATCATTCAAGGAATTCACCTTCGATATATCATAGTTTTCTGAGTCTAATTTAGACTTTAAAGTATCGAAAGAAACATTTTTCTTTTTCATTAACTCTTGAAGAAGGGTCTTCGGATCTGATTGGTTTAACGCTTGATCTCCTTGCTGAAGGGAGGCATTAATATTATTGCTACCAGAAAGCTCTTCTTTGCCGACAATAGCGATTCTTAAAAAATTACGAACGCAACGAACAAACGCTCGATTTTCTGCACATGCGGCCAAAAAGGCTTGTCCGAAACCCGTGGTATTGTTAGGCGAAGCATCCCCAATAGCTGAAAACATAACCTCTTGTCCTTCCGTTTCGTAATTAGGTCTCCAAGTTATATTACATGTAGCTACTACATAATCAGAACTAGGAGAAACGACATCGTAAGTTACGTTCGTGTATCCTCTGATTTGAGCTAGTTCCTTAATGCCTCCTAAAAGAATGATTAACTGCCAGTCTTTTAGTTTGCTAATGTCTGTTTCTCCTTTGGCGCTATCTTTGTTAATGACTAGATACTCTGACTTAATCATTTTTCTCCAGTCGATCAGCCCGTCTTCTGTGAAAACATAATCAGTATTAGGAAGCAGTCCGTTCTCGTCTCTTACAATCTTTTTGATTTTAGGTTTTTTGACAGCCATGATAAAAGATAAGCGTTTAAGATGAAACAGCAAGCTTTTTTTGAAAAAAATTAAACCCTCTTTAAGAAAATATAATTATCAATTTCTTTCCAGAAGTTCTTGTTATCAATAACTTTAAGGGGCTCTTTCCCTCCTACCATAGAGGTGGGAGCGGAGTAATTCGCTGCAGCTTCTCCATAAAAGACTTCTCCCTCTTTTATTAGAAACCTAGAACTTCTATAATAAAGATTATCTAGATCTTGAGACTTCAAAAAATCTAAATCTTTCTTACTGGGATTATCCCTAGAATGGATCTTCCCAAAATCTAAATATTTAAATTTCAACTTTTCTAACTCCGCCCCTTGTTTCTCTGTCATAAGCAAACACTCTATGCCTGCTTTATAAACATCTTCTACGTACTGGACGCTATCTGATTGCCCTAAGACATAGACAAATTGAGTAATATTATTTTTAAAATGTTTTAAAATATTTAAAGAAACAGGCTTTCTCGTAATGATATTACATTTACAAGTGTGTAACTGCTGGACTAAAGTCTCCTCGTTAAACTCAAGATCCATTCTAACTATTAGAGAATCAACATTTAAAGCAGAAGCGTCTATAGCTCCACCTATAGGGACGAATTCTAAACTTTTATTGGTGTAATTTTTCCCAATAAAGAGGGTTTCGTACGGGAATTTGAAAGGAATACCAAGTAGCTCGCAGACTTGTCTTGCTATTTGTTCGGGCTTAATTTTATTGATGCTTTTATCTTCCTCTTGCACGGAGTAAGAGAACTTGTTGTTTTCATTTTGGGGGAGAATTAATCTTAAGTCTTCCCGTCTAGAAAAGAAAGGACCAGAGTTCTTAGGTGAAGAGTCCGAAAATAGAGATACTATTTTTTTGTTAAAATGAGAAGCTAAATGATTAGTAAAACCATCTACGCCTAAATGAAGCATCGATTTATTTATAGTATAAGCTAATTGGTTCGGTGACATTAAGCCGCTGGCATCATGAATTTTTTCGTATTTTTGTTCTTCTTGTTCTGGAGAAACTTTAAGTATAGCGATACCTTTCTCGTCCAACATGGGAAACAGTATGTCTAGGCACTCCTGCCAATAGTCATAATGTCTGGAAGGGAAAATCCCGCTGGGATCAAATGAAATAAATTTTTCAATATTTAAAGGGAAAAATTTTTCGTAAATAAAGGGCTTGTTTATTCTAAGTCCTGTATTTAGAGAATAACAATCAAGTAAATGCATTATGTTTTATTTTGTTATGTTTTTTGTAATTACAGAATAGAGTATTAAGCTGATTACATAGTAGGCTCCAGTAAAAAATATACCTAATGTTGATAAGGCTACTATAATACTAACCCACAACCCCAGACAATAAGGACAGGTAATTAACCTAACAAAAAAGCTATTATGGTAAAGGTTTAGGTAGTCGTGATAACTAAGAGTAGGATCTTTTTTCAATTTATTTTCATACGTTCTCAATTTGAAGAATTTATCAAAATTAAATATCCTAACATACTCTTCGAACGCTTCAGTATTGAACCAAACGATCAAAAAGGTTGATATTAAAGAGCTATATAAAAATATATCTAAAATCATTCAGAAATTTTCCTATAAACTAACTTAGGTCTTCCTTTTTTCGGCTGCCTAATTTTGCCTACTATGACAACTTCTTGGTTTTTTATAGCTTCTTGAAGCTTAATGTGAATTAAGCCATCAGAAAGACTTTCTCTAGAGTTATTTTTAATATCACTAGAGGTGAAGTCTTGATTTGGCCACTCGATATGCTTCCTAGGTCTCCCTCTTTTCTTACTCATGTTTTTAGTATAATGCATAAATACAAAAAACAAAAGTTTTTTTTTAAAAAAAATGAAAATAAACTAATATAGTTATGACTATTTATGAAGCCGGAGCCGAATTGTTCGGCTGGTATGCAGAGCACGACTGCTATAATACAAAAAAAGATTATAACAAACTAGTATTAGTCTCTGATACGCCAGATGAAGATAAGGCAGCCATAGCTTGTGCTCTAGAAAGTTTCCAAGAGACGGGGATAATCAAAAAGAAAGAGTCTGAAGAGGGAGAATTCTGGGTTTTAAATAAAAAATTCTCTGCAAGCTCCCAATCTGTGGAAATAACTTCTGCCACAGCACAAAAGATCCACGGTTTGGTTAATTTATATACAGAAACAGCGGGATTAGGGGAGAAACATGCGTGTGATCCTTTGGATATTTGCGAAAGGGATATAGAGATTTTGATAGCTTCAATCTTAATCTTATCAAAAAATTAAATTTTTTCCTTGCCAAGGAGGTGAAAGAGCCCTATATATATTTATTCAGTTTTAATTTGCTGAGAAAATTTTAATAAAAAATAAATAACGTAACCTAAACGATACCGATATACGTTAACGTAACGATGAATACAAAAATTATAGGATTAAGTGGAGTAGCCGGATCAGGAAAAGATTTATTTTCTAAGATGCTCTTGGAGAGAGCACCAGAATACAAGAAACTAAGCCTTGCCTCAAATCTAAAGACAGATTTAAGACAAAAAATTATTGATCAATATGATATTGATATTTTTAATTGTTCTAGAAAAGAAAAGAATTCCATAAGGCATGAACTGGTCAATTATGGAAGTAGAAAAAGAACTGAGTCTAAAGGGAGGTTCTGGATTGAAAAGTTAAATCAAGAAGTGGAAAGCATGGAGGACTCTATCTGTATTACAGATATTCGATATGATGATTATGAATTCGATGAGGTATACTGGTTAAAAAAGGAATTAAATGGAGTTTTAGTCCACATTGAAAGGTTTACTATTTTAAATAATAATAAAAAAATTATCGAAGCAGCTAACGAAGAAGAACGTCGAAATGATCCCAAGCTAAGAGAACAAGCTTCTTATAATGTACAATGGCCGACATTCGAGGAGAATATCGAAAAACACGCAGGGGGATACGTTAATAGTTTTTTAGCTTGGTTAAGAAATTATGATGAAACCATTAGAGGACAATCAACTAATCTGGAGAGTTAAAGTCAGAAAGTGTGATATTAGTCTAATTGAATTAATCAAGAGACACTCTAGGTTGTTTTATAAAATTTCTCAAAAATATTTTCCATTTACTGTTAGACCAAACTCACAAAGCGTAGAAGATATAATTGGTAGCTGTGACTCTATAATTTACGAAGCGGTTCTTGAATATAAACCGAGAAAGAAAGTCAAGTTCTCAACTTGGTTGGGTAACTTTGTTAGATACAAGTGTTTGAATTATTTAAATAAAAACTCTAAACTAATAGATACAGATCAGGATAAAATGGACTTCTTTTTCCAAAAAAAATCGTTAGAAAATTTCGGGAACGTCAAACGTAAGGATGATTACGTTTTTGTTAACAGTTTGATATCGCAATTTAAAGATGATAGAATGAAGAAGGTTTTCGAACTGAGATATTTCTCTGGATTAAAAAAAATGACATGGGTAGACATAGGAAAAAAGCTAGAGCTTAGCGCTCAAACCGCGATAAATCTACATAACAGGGGGAAAGCTATCCTAAAGAAGAAGTTTGATAGTGAGCTGAATTTTGCAGATAAAATTTTGTAAAAAAAAGCTTGCGTATTAATTTATTATACATATATTGGCTTTGTAATGAGTGAAGAAAATAAAACACCGAGTAAATGGCAGCAACGAGAAATTGGAGCCCTTTGGAAAAACGAAGGACGTAACCAAAAGTATCTAGCTGGTCACGTAAAACTACCAGATGGCACCGAACAAAAGGTTGTCATTTTTAGCAACAAGAATCGTTCTAGCGATAAAGCTCCCCATTTTAGGGTGTATAAATCGGAAGACCAAAAAGCTTCGACCGAAACTACATCTACTGATTTGGACGACATGGATAATAGCGGCTCAGTATCTACTGACGACGCAGATCTTATTTAAGGAACATTAAAACGTGAAACAGTTCTGCGTCAATGCCCCTATCAACAGTGTTTCTTTCGGTCAAGTAACTACGGCCGTTCTTTTAGAAATGCTCGATAGGGGTATTGAGCCGAACCTTTTCCCAATTGGTGGGAAAATTGATCTTTCTTCCCAAGACTTTGATGAAGAACAGGTCCAGAAGCTGGAAAAGCTTGCTTCGACAAGTTTATCTTCTCACAAGAGAGAAGATCCTTCTTTCAAATTGTGGCATTTTAACGGTAGTCTAGAGTCCTTTTCCAAGGAACAGTTATTGTTAACTTTCTACGAAACAGATTCCCCCACGGAAGAAGAGCTAAACTGCTTCAACTCAAACCGAGTTCTCCTAACTTCTAAATACGCTGTAGAAGTTTTCAGAGATAAGGGGGCAAACGCTGAGTACGTGCCTTTATTTTTTGATAAATTTAATTTCAGGGCTAAAGAAAGAAAATATTTTTCTGATGGTAGAATCGTATTCAATCTATGCGGTAAATTTGAGAAAAGAAAACATCACCCAGAAGTTTTAGATGCTTGGGCTAGAAAATACGGGAATAATACTAAATACTTTTTACAGTGCGCTATTTTTAATCCTTTTTTATCTCCAGAAGTAAACGATCAACTTATCAGTGACGCCCTAAGGGGAGTTAGGTATAATAATATACAAGTCTTGAGACCGATGGCTAAGAATTCCTTATATAATGATTTTTTAAATTCGGGTAACATCGTAATCGGAATGTCTGGAGGAGAAGGCTGGGGTCTTCCAGAGTTTCATTCGATTGCCTTAGGTAAACATTCTGTGATGTTAAACGCTCATTCGTATAAAGATTTTATTACTGAAGAAAATTCTGTATTAGTCGAGCCTAATGGTAAAGTTGATTCTGAAGACGGTCTCTTTTTTAAAAAGGGAGACCCATTCAGTCAGGGCCAATTTTTTAAATGGGATGAAGATGACTTTATAGACGGGTGCGAAAAAGCTATAAAAAGAGTGGAGTCTAATCCCATTAACGAAGCGGGACGAAAACTACAAGAGGACTTTCCTTTATCTCAGACGGTTGATACGATTTTGAAAAAAATTGAGGAGATGTAAAATGCCTTTTTATATTTTTGTCAATCCTGATACAGGAGAGGAGATTGAAATTCAACAAAAGATGAAAGAGCCCCATGTCTATATTGATCAAAATGGGTTAGAGTGGCAGAGAGTTTTCGTTTCCCCCCAAGCTTGTAACGGGATGAATCATGATCCCTTTAACCCAAGCCATTTTTTAGAGAAAAGTCGATACTCTAATACGTCTACCTATGGAGAGCTTGAGGATAGAGCTAAAGAGGATAGTGCTCGTAGGGCCAGTAAGAACGGCGGGGTAGATCCTTTTAAGAAAAAGTGGTTTAAAGACTACTCTAAAAGGAGAAAAGGCAAGAAGCATCGTGACGATCCGTCTCGATTTTCCGACTAGTACACTAACTATTAACACGGAATAAAAAAATCGACTCTTCAGTTCTTTTTTCTTTATTTAATCACTAAAAGCATGTAATATGTTTTACATCTTTCAAGAAAAAACGAACTTCAAATGAGCGGCAAAATTAACGTAAAAAAAAGAAACGGGAGACTAGAGCCCCTTAACATCGACAAGATAAATCTATGCGCAGAAAGAGCTTGCGGTGAACTAGAAAATGTTTCAGCAAGTGAAGTGGTCTTAGACGCGCACGTTCAGCTTTACGATAAAATCACTACGAAAGAGATCGACAAGGCGCTTATCATGTCTGCTCGGTCTAAAATCGAAAAAGATCCTAACTATTCCTATGTAGCTGCTCGTTTATTTTTAGGAAATATTCATAAAGAAGTCTTTGGAGAGAGTAGAGATAAGGATATGTTTGAGCAGCAATACAGGCTTTCTTTCGTAAGAAATATTAAAAAGCTTGTTAAGTTTGGAACTTTAAGCGACAAACTTTTATCTTACGACCTTAAAAAACTTTCAGAACATTTAGTGCTAGATCGTGATTATAAATTTAAATACCTTGGGCTGCAAATTGTGCACGATCGTTATCTTTTACATATAGATGGTAGGCGTTTAGAAGCCCCACAAGCTTTCTGGATGCGTGTCGCCATGGGTCTAGCCCTTAACGAAGACGACAAGGAGGGTAAGTGTATCGAGTTCTATAATGCAATTTCTCAATTTTATATTTGTCCCTCTACGCCGACCCTGTTTAATAGTGGTACAGTCCGTAGTCAGTTAAGCTCTTGTTATCTAAACACATTCGATGATAGCATTGATGGGATATTCGAGGGCTTATGGCAAGAAGCGCGTAAAAGTAAATTTGCTGGCGGTCTTGGTTTTGATGTCACTCCGTTTAGAGCCAGCAACTCTTACGTAAAAGGAACGAATGGGAAATCCTCAGGACTTATCCCTTGGCTTAAAATCTACAACGACACACTTATCGCTGTTGATCAAGGAGGGAAAAGGCCGGGAGCAGGATGCGCTTACATAGAATCTTGGCATCTAGACATTGAAGATTTTCTTGACCTTAAGAAGAATACAGGAGACGATCGTCGTCGTTGTCATGATATGAATACAGCCAACTGGCTTCCTGATTTATTTATCAAGAGAGTACAAGAAGATGGCGACTGGTATTTATTTTCCCCTTCAGATACTAGAGACTTACACGAGCTTTACGGAGAGGCTTTTGATAAAAAATATAAATCTTACTGTAAAAAAGCGGAAAAAGGAATTATAGAGAATTTTAAAAAAGTAGAAGCTAAAGACCTTTGGAAAAGGATGCTCCGTGTGCTATTTGAAACGGGACACCCTTGGATGACCTTTAAGGACAACGCTAACATGCGTTACTCTAACGCTCACGAAGGCGTAGTCCATAGCTCAAATCTTTGTACTGAAATCTTTCTACATACAAAACCATCTAAATATGAATTAGGTGAAAAAACAGAGGTAGGAGAAACAGCGGTATGCAATTTAAGCTCTATAAACTTAAAAGAACATATAAAAGAAAATAACAAATTAGATTATAAATTATTAGCTAAAAATATAGCTATTCAAATGAGGATGCTAGACAATGTTATTGATTTAAACTTCTACCCAACGAAAGAAGCAGAGAAGGCCAACATGAGCCATCGACCCGTCGGAGCAGGTACGATGGGCTGGGCAGATGTTTTTAATGCTCATAAAATCAATTTCTCTTCAGAAGATGCAGTGAAGTTCTCTGACGAATTGTATGAATTTATATCCTATCATTGCCTACAGAACTCTAGCAAGCTAGCAGAAGAAAAAGGGTCTTATTCCTCATATGAAGGCTCTCTATGGAGCCAAGGGATATTACCTATTGACACTTATAAATCTTTAATGGACTATTTAGGAGAGAAACCTATTATTCATAGAGGTAAAAAATATGTCCCTGAATTGGATTGGAAAGATTTACGTGCTTGTATTGGGTTACACGGGATGCGTAATAGTAACACTATGGCTATCGCTCCTACTGCTACTATATCTTATATTCAAGGTTGCTCTGCTTCTATTGAGCCCGATTTTTCTACTTTGTTCGTATATGAAAACAAAAGCGGGAACCTTACGATCGTAAACGAGTGGTTTATTAACGAATGTAAGGGGCTGGGGGTATGGAACCCAAAACTAATTGAGATGCTTAAAGCTGTCGATGGGGATGTTTCTCGTTTAAACGGCGAGCTTCCCGAAGACCTTAAGAGCCGTTATCGAACAGCCTTTGACCATGATCAATTTTTATTAATTGATTCTGCTGCAGCTAGACAGAAATGGATAGACATGGGACAAAGTTTAAACTTGTTTAACTCCTCGACTTCGCTTAAGTATTTAAATGACCTTTATATGCATGCTAGAAACAGAGGGTTAAAATCAACATATTATTTGAGAAATCGTGCAGCAAGCAAAATTGAAAAGTCTACGGGTGGTGGTGACGTTAGTGATAATGATCCAAGTGATAGTGATAGTGATGAGCTTGATCCTAAGGCTTGCAGCATCCTAGACCCAACATGTGAGAGTTGTCAATAATGAGTAAAACAGGATTATTATTAGGAGAGGAGGTCGCAGGGGTAAATCAAATTTTACCTCACAAACATAAACTGGCTTGGGATTTATTTATTAAGGGGGTGGCTAATAATTGGTCCCCAGCAGAGATAAATATGTCTACCGACATTGAGCAATGGAAAGGCGACGATCTCTTAAAAGATGAAAAGCTTTTAGTTAAAAGATGTTTGGGTTTTTTTGCAGGTACCGAGTCCTTGGTTGGCAATAACCTACTGCTTACAGTTAACAGATGGATTACAGACGCAGAGTGTAGACAATACATCCTTAGACAGGCTTACGAAGAGTCTTTGCATAATTGGACCGTCGTTACTTGCTGTGATACTTACGGTTTAAAAATATCTGAAGTCTATGAGGCTTATTTGAACGTGCCCTCTATTAAAGCTAAGGACGACTTCTTAATGGAAATTACAACAGATACGAATAGGCAGGATTTTTCTACTAAAACCGTAGAAGGTAAACGAGAATTTCTTAGAAATCTAATTACTTACTATATCGTTTGCGAGGGCACGTTTTTCTTTAGCGGTTTTGCGATGTTACTTGCGTTAGGCAGACAGAATAAACTTCCCGGACTTTCTGACCAGATCAGATATACTCTTAGAGATGAGAGTTTACACATACAGTTTGGGACTTATTTAATAAATACAATCAAAGAACAATACCCATCAGTGTGGACAAAAAAATTTGAACAAGAAACCACAGAGCATATAAAGAAAGCGGTTGAACTAGAGATAGCCTACGCTCATGATGTTCTGCCGAGAGGGATATTAGGCCTGAATGCTGAAATGTTTGTTGATTACATGCAATATATAGGTAATAGGCGTTTAGAAGGTATTGGTATTGACTTTCGTTTCGATAGCGACAACAATCCATTTCCATGGCTTGCTGAAGTTGTAGATATGGGAGCAATGACTAATTTTTTCGAAAGAAAAGTTAAAGATTATCAAAGCTCAGGAGTTTTAGAAGATGACTTCTAGAACAAAACTAAGCCTTTAATTTCTTGAATCTTAACTAGTCCGTACCAAGACATACTTCTATTGTCTCCTATCACCCATACGTATCCTTCAGGGACTTTTCCGACATCTTCGTCTGTATTTAGAAACAGCCATTCGTTTTTTGGTTTTTTCATTCTCTCTTCTTCTGGCTCTAACCAATATGTGATATTTTTATTGGGAGAACGACTATCTACATATTGTTTCCCATTTATGAAAATATATCCGTTTTGGATTTTTATATAGTCTCCCTCCAGACCGATGACCCTTTTTATTACGCTATCCCCGTCCTTTTCATCTACAGCAATAATCACCTGTCCCCTTTGAGGAGTCCAGTTTTCTCCTAACGATTTAGCTCTATGGATTAGTATCAATTCTTTATCTTCGTAAGTTGGCAACATGCTCTCTCCGGTGGAATAAATAAACCCAAAATCCTTAAAAAATGGGTAAGTAATGATTATTACAATTAAACATACCCTAAAGATTTTGTTCTTAAATATGGATTTTATAGTATTCATCAGTGTAAGTATTATACACCCAACAACTGGGATGAAAATATTATGAAAAGAAAGAGAACAAAAAAACAGTTAACTTTATGGGGAAAAGTTAAAAATAAAGCAATTTCCCTTAAAAATCATGTTTTAGATCACGCTTCTCACTGTCTCACATGCCACGAATTTTGGACGAACGTCTTAGTGGTATTGTTCGGCTTATCTTTATTGTGCCCGATAGTTAATTGGACGGCCTCATTAGGCTGGCTTGCTGTCGGCTGGGGATTAATCCGAATCCATAGAGACTGTTGGGATTGGTAAAAACAATTAAAATGAAATAATATAAGGCTTCCTCTTTATCTTTAGAGGGAGCTTTTTTTCGTGTAATTATATATGTAATGGATTATCAAATCGTATTTAACATTGCTTTAACTGTTGCTGGGACTATTGCGGGTTGGTTTTTCAAGGTCGTTTATGACTTAATTAAAGATCTCCAAGACGAACTTAATGACTTAGAAGACAAACACGACAGCGATCACCGCCTTGTCACAGATAAAGTCAACGATTTAGCTCTTTCTCTTCCTGAAAAGTATGTAAACAAAGGAGATTTTGATAATTTAGTTAAAGTTATGCATCACAGGTTCGACAAGCTGGAAGAGAAAATTGATTCTTTAAAAAGATAATAAAAAAACTTGCTTAAATGAGCCTGAATCCGTATTATTATAATGTAATATGGATTTTTCTTTTGGAATAGTCACGAGTGGGGAAGATCATGATAGACTTCTCGAAATTGTAGAGTCTATTCATAGCCAAAAGATACCCAATTACGAGATTATTATCGTAGGCGGAGACGGTAGCGTTTTCTTTTCGGAAGACTCAAAATTCTTAAAATCTGCTGAAGGATGTAATTTTTCGTTTAGGCATATCCCCTTTCAAGAATCCCTAGAGCCATCAGGCTGGATTTCAAAAAAGAAAAACATAATAACTTCCTTAGCTGTTTTTGATCACGTCGTATACCTGCACGATTACCACGTTTTTCAAGAGGGGTGGTATCAGAGCTTTGTAGAGTTTGGCTCGGACTGGGATATATGTATGAACTCTATCCTGACGATAGAGGGGGAGAGGTTTAGAGACTGGATAACTTGGGATCACCCAGAATTAGGGAGACAGGCTGAGCTAGATTATGACGATGACAAAAAACTTGAATATCAATATATATCTGGAGGGTATTGGGTCGCTAAGAGAAGGGTGATGCTGTATAACCCTATAGACGAAAAGTATACGCGAGGCACAGAGTATGAAGACGTGGACTGGTCGTTGAGAGTGAGGGGGAACTACAGATATCGGATGAACAAAAACTCCGTAGTGAAGCATAACAAAGTCCATAGAGAAACTCACACTAGGGGATATTTTCGAGCGCTAGAGATGGGGAAAGAAGAGCCAGAGGAGAACATTAAAAACTGCTGGATATTAACTTTCGATAGGCCCAAGGCTTTAAACAGACAAATCAAAACTTTCGGAGAGTATGGCTTTAAAGTAAACGTATTCTCTAACCACCCAGAAGTTGACATAGAAGAAGACAATAAAAAATATGTAGATCAAATTATAATCAACAATCTTTCAGACCCCAAGGCGACCTCTTACTGCGCTAGAAGCTGGAACAATATGTTTATAAAATGTTTTATAGATAAGGAGGTGGACGGCTCTGTATTTGTCCAAGACGACACGCACGTGCATCATCCAGAGCTTGGAAAATATTTAATAAATAAAGCTAAAGAGTATGATTTTATCTGGGGTCCCTTAGGAGATACTTTTTTCTTTTTAAAGAGAGAAGTCTTAAAAAAAGTTGGATGGTTTGATGAAAGGTATTTAGGTTGCTACTGCGCAGATGCAGATTTTTTAAAGAGGGTTTATTTTAATTATGATAAAAACAAAATAAGCATACAAGAAATCCATGACTGGGGATTCGAGCATAATTCAATAAAAATATCAGAATATATTGATTGGAGTATGGCTTCTAGAGGAGTAGACGAAAGCTACAAAAACCAACATGATCAATTACAGAATGATTGTGGGCAGGACAAAGTAGTTTCTTATTCTCAAGGTCACTTTAAAAGTAAGTGGCAGACCCCGGGAAATGGCTTGAACAATATAGGACCAATTATAGACTATGAGCCGCCAGATGTCGTTCATGAGATAGATTGGTACCCTTGGTTTAGTAAAATTATTTAATATCATTATGTTAATAGAGTATAAAAAAATAAAAAACGACCCATCTCTTAAGCATTTTGACGAGACGGACTTTACTGTTATAGACGAGACTAACAGTAGTCCGGGAGACACAGCCAAAAGGTTTAAGGTGGGGTGGAGTAGTGCCGAAGAGCATGGAACTGTTTGTGGGATGGGTTCTACGAAGGAAAATACTGCTAACGTATTGAAATCTTTGCCTTATGTATTCAAAAGCATTAACGCTAAAAAGGTGAATGATGCGGGCTGTGGAGATTTCGCTTGGGTTAAACACGCTGACTTAAAAGGAATAGACTACATGGGGTACGACGTGGCAGAGTGGGCCGAGCAAGATGAATTTAAATTTAAGAAGCTAGATGTCATAAATCAAAAAATGAGGAAAGCCGATCTAATAATTTGTAGGGACGTTTTTTTTCATATACCGAACAATCTAATTATAAAAGCTATTAAGAATATGAAAGCATCGAAGACTCCTTATTTATTGTGTTCCTCAGCATACATAGCTCCTTACGATCACGGAGACATGACTCTTGGTGAGCCCGAGCATGACGGCTTGAAGATTTTTAATAACGAGAGTCGTGAAAAATTCCAATGGACTAAGGATGGAGAAGACCTTGTCGCAAGTTTTGGTTTAAATTCGAGCCGCACGTCTGTTCCATTTTGCACTGTAAATTTAGAAGCGCCCCCTTTCAATTTTCCAGATCCGATCCTTTCTATTACAGAAAGAGATCAGAATAATAGGTTCCTAGGGCTTTGGAACCTTAAGGATATTAGCTTGGATTAAAATGATTAAACTTGTCATATTTGACATGGATGGAGTTCTTGTGGATGCGAGAGAACTTCACTACGAAGCTCTCAACAGGGCCCTCGCAGAGGTCGATGAAAAATTTGTAATATCTAGAGAAGAGCACCTATCTACCTACGACGGATTACCCACCTCAAAGAAACTTAACGCCTTGACAGAGGATAAAGGGCTACCCAAAGAGTGTCACGAAAAAGTCTGGAAAGGTAAACAGGAAGCAACTCAACGAATAATTAACGAAGAGATGTCTCACGACGAGAGACTTAGGCAAATACTTAAAGCGTTAAAGAAAGACGGGCGCTCCATATGTGTGGCTTCAAACTCTATTAGAGAGAGCGTAAAGTTAATGTTGATGAGGAAGGGGCTTTTAGAGTTTATCGATTTTTATTATTCGAATCAAGATGTCAAAAACCCTAAACCTAACACTGAGATGTACTTGAAATGCATGATAAAGGCGGGGGTAGATCCCGTAGACTGCATCATTATAGAAGATTCTCACATTGGTAGACTAGGGGCAGAAAGATCAGGGGCTCACCTCTGTGCGGTCACGAACGTAGAAGACGTATCTTACGATAAAATAAAGCAATGTATAGTTGAAGCAGAAGGAAAAAGCGTTTTTAAGCCTAAATGGCAGGGAGGAAATATGAAAGTCTTAATACCTATGGCGGGAGCAGGGAGCCGTTTCCAGCAAGCTGGATATACGTTTCCTAAGCCTCTAATTGAAGTTTACGGAAAGCCCATGATACAAGTCATAGTAGATAACTTGAACGTGGACTCGGAACATATTTTTATAGTGCAGGAAAAACACTATGAAGAATATCATTTACAGCAGACTTTAGAAACAATATCCCCTCATTGTAAAATCGTGCGAGTGGACAAGCTGACAGAGGGCGCAGCATGTACCACCCTGCTAGCGGAAGAGTATATTGATAATGACGAACCGTTATTGATAGCAAATTCAGATCAGTTTGTTGATTGGGACAGTAATCTATTTATGTACTCAATGCTGGGAGATCAAATTGACGGAGGCATACTAACCTTTAAATCTGCTCACCCCAAGTGGAGCTACGCTAAGTTAAATGAAGAGGGCTTCGTTTCTGAGGTCGCGGAGAAAAAACCAATTAGCGACATTGCTACGGTTGGAATTTATTTTTGGAAAAAAGGCTCAGATTATGTTAAGTATGCTAAACGGATGATTGACAAAGACATAAGGGTGAATAATGAGTTCTATACCGCCCCCGTTTATAATGAAGCTATAGCAGATAATAAAAAAATTAAAATTTTTAACATCGATGAAGACGGGATGTGGGGACTCGGAACCCCAGAGGACTTAGATTACTTTCTAAAAAATCATGAAAAAATATAATCTAAATGATATGACAGGGGGCTGGGTAGCGGGCGACTTTAGTCCAACCATTATCGAAACCAAAGATTTTGAGGTTTCGGTTAAGCATTATAAGAAGGGAGAGTACCAAGAGAAGCACGTCCATAAAAAAGCGGACGAGTTATCTATTATTGTGCAAGGTTCAGCAAGGATGAATGGAGAAACTTATGAAAAAGATGATATTATTTTAATGGAGAAAGGAGAGGCTACAGATTTTTATCCTTTGGAAGACGGCACCATAACTTGCGTTATCAAGACCCCTTCTGTTGTAGGAGATAAATATCTTGTTGATTAAAAATGATTCTTATAGCACATAGAGGAAATACTTCTGGAGCTAAACCTCTTGTTGAAAACGATCCGGTATATATAAAACTAGCTCTCGAAGAAGGATTTAACGCAGAGGTAGACGTTTGGTTTATTAATGGTAATTATATTTTAGGTCATGACTCTCCTCAATATTTCGTTAAAGAATCTTTTTTAGAGGATGACAGACTATGGTGCCATGCTAAGAGCCCAGAAACTCTTAAGGCTATGGTCAAGAATAAAAAAATACACTGTTTTTGGCACCAGAAAGATGATGTGACATTAACTTCTAGAAATATTATTTGGACTTATCCCAAAAAAAAATTATTAAAAGGGGCAGCTTGCGTAATGCCAGAACTAGGTTACGAAGGCAACATCGAAGAATGTTGTGCTATATGTAGCGATTATATAAAGGACTATAAAAAATGAAAAAAGTATTAGTAACAGGAATCTTAGGCCAAGATGGAGCAAACATGGCTGAATATTTACTTCTTAGAAACGACGAGCCCGTTCAGGTATACGGCATGATGCGTAGAAGCTCTATACCTAACTTTACTAATACTGATAAGTTCAGACATCATGACAACTTTGAGTTTGTGTATGGAGACTTATCTGACGATGTGAGTATTGATAATTTAATTAAAAGAATAGAACCCGATTATTTTATCAATTTTGCAGCTAACTCTTTTGTTGGTTGTTCTTGGGATATGCCAGAGCAGGTGATGGACGTTAATGCTTTGGGTGTTCTTAGATGCCTAGAGTCTATACGTAAATTTAAACCTGATTGTCGTTTTTATAGCGCTGGTAGTAGTGAAGAATGGGGAGATGTAGACTATTCTCCTCAAGACATAGATCACCCAATTAAACCAAGGAGCCCATACGGAGCTTCGAAAGCTTCCGCCAGACATTTAATTAAAGTTTACAAAGAGTCTTATGGTTTGTACGCGGTACACGGAATACTTTTTAACCATGAAGGGACTAAGCGAGGGGAGGAGTTTGTTACTCGTAAAATTACGAAGGGTGTTGCTAGAATTAAAAAACATTTAGAAAACAGAGACCTAGCAATAGAAGCGGTAGAGCCTATAGAGTTAGGAAACTTGGAAGCTAAACGAGATTGGAGCGATAGCGAAGATTTTGTAGAGGGCGTTTGGTTAATGCTTAATCAGAACGAGCCTAAAAACTACATCTTAAGTAGTGGAGAAACGCACTCGATTAGAGAGTTCTTAAATAAAGCCTTTAAGTACGCGGGTATATCTGGTTGTTGGGTTGATATAGAAGGAGAGCCCTTGAAGACTAAATTTATGCTTAATTCAAACATGCCTGAACCTTTAGTAGTAATTAACGAAAAGTTTTACAGGCCAGCGGATGTTGACCTTTTACTGGGAGACTCTACCCCAATCAGAGAGGAACTTGGGTGGAACCCAAAAGTTTCATTTGACGAATTAGTGAAAAAGATGGTAAACTTTGATATTGAAATCGAAAAAAGAAAAAGTAATTGAGAGATTATTAGCCTTCGGCTTCGTTAAGCCTCAATGTTTATATATATTAAAAAATTTTGAGTTCCAAAGGGTGGTAGATGTTACCAACTATTTCAATTGGTTAAAAAGGAATAAACCTAGTAAAGATCATACTCAAAAATATTTTTATTTTCTTTTAAAAAATTTTGATTTTGATAAAACTTGGGCGGAATACCAAAGATACTATAACGAGAAGAAAAACACAGCCTCTCTTGACTTTTCGAAGAAAAAGAAGTACCTTTTATCTGGTAAAAAGGTAGGCAAAGATGGAGAGGTTGATAAGAAACCTAAGAATGTTATAGACTTTATTAAAAATGGCACGAAAAGCGAAAACACAAGCTGAGACAGGCTCCCCACTGGGCCAGATACAACAGTATCTAGAAGATCATAAGGGAGATCATTACAATTTCGAAGAAGAGAGGAAATATACTATTTCTAGTGGAAGCCTTTTGTTGGATATAGAAATGGGTGGGGGCATTAAACCCGGCATTATTAGAGCTTCAGGAGTCACAGAGGGAGGAAAAACTTCATGTGCTTTATCTTTTGCTCGTAACTTCCAAAAGATGGACAACTCAATGGTTATTTACATTAAAGCCGAGGGTCGACTTTCTGATGATATGATTGACAGGGCGGGCATAGATACTAATGAGGAAAAATGGTTTGTATATAAATGTAACGTTTATGAGTCGGTTATAGACTTCATGAGGCAAATGGTTAAAGATAACCCCACAGACACAAGATATATGTTCATTATTGATTGTATGGATGCCCTAGTTCCTAGAGGTGATCTTGAGAAGGGGGCGGACGAAGCACTTAAAGTTGCGGGAGGTTCTCTTCTTAGCTCAGACTTCTTAAGGCGTATGGCTTTAGGTTTAGCTACTCGTGGGCACATTTGCTATATGATTTCTCAAGTGAGGGCGACAGTTAAGATTAACCCTTACGAGAAAGGAGATCCAAAGATTACTAATGCTTCAGGAGGCAACGCTATACTTCATTATAGTGATTGGATTTTAGAATTTCAACCCCGTTGGAATAAGGACTTGATTACTACTGGTCCGAAGGGCAAAGAGGAGCAGCTGGGTCATTGGTGTAAAATAATTTTTAGAAAAACCTCCAATGAGAAAACAGGGGTGGAAGTAAGATATCCGATTAAATACAGAGCTCAGGCTGGCCAAAGCATCTGGGTCCAAAAAGAGGTAGCAGATATGATGATAGCTTGGGATATGGCCGTAACTAAGGGGGCTTGGGTTACGGTTTCTGACGAAATTATAGAAGAAGTCAAAGAAAAAACTGGTTTAGAATTTAAAAAGCAGCATCAGGGTGTAGATAACTTTGGAAAGTACTTCGAAGAAGAGCAAGAGATTGGAAAATTTATGTTTAAGAAGTTTAGAGAAGCCTTAAAGAAACAATGATCTCCTTAGATAAAAAATTTATTTTTATGCACATCCCCAGAACGGGAGGGACAAGTGTAGAAAATTCGGTTTTGTCTAATTACGCTTACTATCTAGAGTCTGAACTAGAATCAGATAACCCAAACACTTTTATACAAAAGTATTGGGGTGGAGAATTTTTAGATAAGCGTCAAGCTAACTATAATGATGGAAGTTTAACTGAGAAGGGAATGCTCGTAGGTAAACATTTTAATCTTTATGAATATTATTTAGCTTTTACTAACAAGCATGATATTGATAAGTACTTTGCCGAGCAAGACGCTGGAGATACATTGAGGAACCCATTAGATGATTTTTATAGATTCACTATCGTAAGAAATCCTTGGGATAGGATTGTTTCTTACTTTTTCGCGGCAGCGAAAGAATATAATGAAGAAAATTTTAAGCATTTTGTGAGCATGGGTCAGTACGTTTTCACAGATAATGAGAGGCCTGATTATTTTAAGGATGATCTAGCTTTAATTTTTAATACTCATTCAATCAGCTCTTGGCTTAATAATGACTCCAGCCTTTTTGATCATTTTATGAGGTTTGAGAATATAAATGAAGACTTTAAGACTGTTTGTGAAGATTTAGACATAGACTATGAAGAGCTACCCCACGTTAATAAAACAACGGAGAAGAAAAATCATTATAGTTATTACTACAACGACGAGACAAGAGCTATAGTAGCAGAAAACTATGCGGATGATATAAAGAACTTTGGGTACGAGTATGAGACTGTATAATGTTTACGGTAAGCTTCAAAATAAACGGGTAACAAAATTTCTTATAGACTGGGAGAAGCCTTCTCGTTCTAAAATCCAGTTCAAAACAAAGCAATTTTTAAAGACTTTTTGGCGGAATCAGATAGTTTATGAAGAATTTCCTGTCTACGGTACAAAAATGAAAGTAGACATCTTAAACGCGACAAAAAAGATAGCCGTAGAAGTGCAAGGAGAGCAGCATAATAGTTTTAATAAGTTTTTTCATGGTAATTCTCGCCTTAAATATCTTCAATCAATTAAGAGAGACGTAGAGAAAGCTGAATGGCTAAAAAAGAACGGTTATACCTTAATTGAGATACATGAGAAAGAAGTAAAATCTTTAAATAAAGAGTTTTTTTTAAAAAAATTTAATATCGCCCTATAAAGGTTACTATGTGTAATACCACCTGTAGGTGTAGGTTTGGCGATGTACAAGGATTATAGGCGTTTTCCTTTAGTTTTCGGCAAAAGCAATAGATTACTTCGCGGTTATTTATTGTTTGTCTTTCCATCATTATCCCTCCCCTTTAGAGGGGGGTGTGTTACCTAGATGGCTGGCTCAGCAACGCTTTATATTAAGGATCTTCTCGGCAGTTGTTCTAACAACACTTATGCGTGTGATTGCGGGCGAGGTTGGGGCACCAGTGCTGCGGCTATTTCAAACGGCCCCAGTGCGGCCATTACTATTACAGTTTTTTGGACTAGTAGCGATAGTACCCTTTCAGCGGCAATTTCCAGTGGGGCCACAGTTTATTGTCAATCCTCGGGAGAAGCTCATTTACTTACTATTGACCCTAGTGATGACGAAGGGTCTAGTGGCACTGATACTCCTTGTGATGATTGCGGTAGTAATGGACTATTAGAGGCTGGGGCGACTTGGGTTTGGGATGCCGCTGGGAATAGAGCCGTTTCAATTAGCGATGGCAGTACTCTTGATGGTAGTGCAGGAGGAGCAACGGTTACGCCTACGGTCAGTGATTCGAATACTCCAAGCAACACGCCTTCGAATACGCCTTCGAATACTCCTTCGAATACTCCAAGCAATTCGGGAACGCCGAGCAATACGCCTTCGAATACTCCGAGCAACACGCCTTCGAATACTCCTAGTAATTCGGGAACGCCGAGCAATACACCTTCGAACACTCCGAGTAACACGCCTTCGAA